TGTTAAATCATTTCTAAATCACAATAAATATAATGAAGAAATTATAGAAGAATTTATTTTCCCATTAAAATCACCAAACACGTATACTTGGTGGGATGTTAATCCTTATAAACCAAAAGTATTTTAAACCGGCTAATTTGGAATGAAAAAAGGTGTAAAAATCGCCATAAAAAGTTCGCACAAGCGACGCGCGCAAGCGTGGAGCGGCGACCTATTTGCAAAAGACATTCCCAATAAATAGCGCACCTACTAATCCCAGTAGTGCACCTATGTGGTAGTTGTATTGCATTATCTTATATACTCCCAACCAGGCTTTCTTTTGTGTGTCGCCTTCGATATGGAGAATCATCCAGTCGCTCTTTGGTGCGAGCATATAGTAAAAATAGTTGATAGTTAATGTGATTGCACCGACTACGCAAATTGTTGAGAAACGATTCAACTTTCGAGTTCCTGAACCCATTGCGTGATTCCATGCCAGAAATATAAAAGATGCTAACAAACCTAATGCAAAACCGATGAAGTAGATTCTCCTGCGTTCATTTGCGATTTTATCGTAGATTTCATTTTGTTGGAATGTTAAAATACGCCTAAAATTTGTTATTGCTTCGGTTTTATCCGTGCCATACATCGTAAAAATCATAGCGACTATGAAGATAGTGGCTACTACGCAACTTGTTGTGCAAACCATGGTTGTGTGTTATGGGTTCTGTTATATATATTATGGATATAAAAAAGAAAGTTTATTATTGGGGCATTGGGGCATTGGGGGCATTGGGGTGCAAATTTACAAGAAATCACGCAAATCGAAATCACTTCCACGTGATGCTGCTCGTCTCAAGTTTGGATTCACTCCTCTTGTCCGACTGACATGTGCTTCATCCACGTGAATCTCTTGACGAGGGTTGGCAGATTCCGCATGGTTCTCAGCATTGTCGGCATTGTCGGTTTCTGCGTCATTTTCTGCGTCGGTTTCTGCATTCTGGTCGTCGGTTTCTGCATTCTGGTCGTTCTCTGTGCTGTTGTCGCTGTTCTCGCTGTTCTCGTCACCGCTTTCCTCATCTTCATCCGTATCATCATCGCTATACCATTCCTCAGGAACATTGTCGGCATGCACAAACTCGGCTGTCGTTTGCAATACCGCATACGCAAATGTGCGCATCGCATCTTTGAATGCCCGCTTTGGATGATTTGACCCGCGGATATTCAGTATATGTGCACTCTTTGGAAACCAGTAAAGTTCATCGCGGATGATTTGCTCGGCGTTCGAGGGACGAAGAGTGTTCGTTGTTGTGTTTGGTTTTGGTCTTGGATCTTCCAGTGACCCGCGGCACATTGGGCACAAGTTTTTTGTGCGAAGTGATGACAGAAGACACGAGAGATGGTATGCATGGCCACATGGCGTGATTGTTGTGTTTTTGTTTCCGAGTGTTAGTGTATCGAGACAGACACAACATGTTTGCTCTTCGAGTGAGATGGCTGGGGTGGGCTCGCATTGAAATATTTCGCTGGTGTAATGGCCGACCAACTCTTCTTGTGTGTATAGTAGTAACTCGGGGTTTGGTATGGTTTGGGTTTCGGTGGTTGTGGAGGAGGTTGTGGTGGCGGCGGCGGTTGTGGCGGTGGCGGCGGTTGTGGCGGGTTTTGATTTGGGTGTTACATAAACCTGTGTTCCTATTTCGGCGGTAGCTGGTGGTTGTTGAGTCATCATATTCAGGGGAGAATACGACTTCTTGGTCTTGGTGTTTGCGTTCGGGTTTGCTCGGGGAGTTGTCGGGTCCTGGTTATCCGGGTTCATCATCCATGAAGAGATGGTGAGAAATTTCTGCACGTAAGAGGCCATTGTCGTTTGATGATTTGATGATTTGATGAATAGATTGAGTCTTTCCTGTATATACATTTATAGGACATATAAACTTCAATTTTCCGGGGACAGAATGCGGAAAATTGAAATGCATAATGCATCCTAGTGTTTACGAGTGCGTTTAACACGCCTAGTGGTTTTGCTTCGCTTATTGGTCCGCCTAGCTTTTCTTCTTCTACCTCCTCCTTTTTGCAGGATACCAGGAAATGCAAATGAGGAAGGTGATGGTGGTGATGATGAACTATAAGGGGGTAATGATTGAATTGAACCGGAACCCGGTCCTGCATTGCTTAATGCATTTTTTAACCATGAACCAACACCTCCACAAGTTGTTGTGATTGTTTTTAATGTGTTTGTTATGTTTGTTGTGTTTTGACTCATGGTATGGTATATTATACTATATTATTATACTATATTAATATAGCATAATATTTTATTTGGTGGATGGTGGATGGTGGATGGTGGATGGTGGATGGTGGATGGTGGATGGTGGATGGTTACCCTATTGCTCCAGTAGGTAAACGTGTAAACACTTTACTGCCATCAACAAACACCCTTGAACCCGATGGTTGAAGGACACCTCCACCAGTAGGATAGTTTGAACCAGTCAAACCACCCCCGCCCCCACTTTGAGTCGGATTAGTATAATAAGAGCCACCTAGCAACTGGTTTTGTTTTAAAGGCATCATTAGTGTATTGGGATATGGTGTGCCGATAGAGCCGTCACCTCCACGTCTAGTGCGGCGAACACGTCTAGTGTGACGCGATCGGGTGCGTTTGGTGCGATGTGCGCGATGGGTGCGAGTGCTAGTGCGGCGATGTGCGCGGTGTGAACTTTTCCTTCTTGCCATAAAAAAGTGGTTTGTATTATATATTATATACTATATATATTGCAAATATTATTTATTATATTATTTCAATGATTGTGCGATGATTGTTTGTGCAATGCTCAATATTTGTCGCGCACGTCTTTGCCAACCGGGAATCGGGGTTTGCCTTCTTCCGTCAACTCCTGGTAAATAATCGTCAGCTTTTTGCCAACGTATTTTTCACCTGTTTGGAATAATTTGCGGCGGTGTTCCATAGTTCCACGTGGGCGGACATTGAATTCCTTTCCTTCCTTTGTGACGCATATCCAGATAATTGTTCCCTTGTCGCGTCCATCACCTTGGGTGAATCCAACGATAGAGAACTCATCTTCTAAAAATTCCTTATACTTTTGCAGGTCGTGGCTTCGATAATTGCAGCGATACATTCCTTGTTTGTTGCGCAACATGATTCCTTCATATCCTTCCTCAATGAATTTACTAAACTGCGCCCTAAAGTCGGCAGGCGTTTTCGCCTCCGTCGTAGGGACCAGTCGAATAAATAGCGGCATATGATCGGGGTGGTGCGAATGCGGTGACAACAATGACGATGCGGCATTGCGTGCAAAGATTTTTCTTAGCATTGCATGGCGGTCTTCGAATGGTTTTGTTTCATCGACGACATCATAGATGTGATACTCAATTATGCACAGGCGATCTTTGTCGCTAGGTGTCAGTTTTTTCTTCTTAATTAGTCCGGCCAGTTCTTCAAAGGGTATTTCGGTAGTATATAATTCGCCGTCGAAAATGATGTGAGGGAATTTTGCAAAGACGGGTCCAAGGGATGTTTTGATATGATCCATAGTTTCGAAATAGGAGCCGGTGCGCGACTGACAATGCAATTCGCCGGTGACGGGGTTGCGATACATTATGCAGCGCAACCCGTCTAACTTGGGTTGGACGAAACATGGGAATGTTATGCTGTTCTTTTTTGCGGCGGCGGCGGGAACAAACGTTTGCGCAAGCATGGGGAAATACTTTTTGGCAGGTTCGTGTGCTTGTTGGTCAGGTGCTGAGGCCGAGGCTGACTCATGGTCGTGATTCATCATCGTCTCTTGATAGGATTCTTTTTCATGCTTGTCTGTCCACTTTCGCTTCGTTTCTGCAATACATTGTTCAAGGGGTGTTGTCTCGTTTTTCTTACCTATGTTTTTTCCTTCGGTATATTCGCGAATCGTCGTCTGCAGCTTGCCTTCGAGTTGTCCGTGTTCAATCGTTGCAAATGCCGGTGCTTGTGCGCCCTTGCTTTTACCTTTCAAATATATTTTAGCAATCCATACCTTGGTTTTGCCGTTCTTTTCTGTGCCGTATAATACGGGCAATGACTCTATAAGTGTATGGTGTTTGGGATTGAGGGGAATGGATGCAACGTCTGTCATGTCGCGTGTGTGGCTGGGCTGGGTTGAGGTGAGCTGAGTTGGGTTGGTGTCGATGTCCATACTTGTTGACTAATTATGTTTATTTTTCTTCAATTTTATATCCAGAAAATTGAAATATTTATTAGGGTATAAGTGATATACAGAGACTACTTATTTACTTACGTATACCATGGTTGTTGTTGTGAAATCCGTTAACTATGCTTCTTTGCCGTCGTCGTCATCGTCGTCTCATAACACTACGGCGTCGCAGCGATATATGAAATACAACGTGTCTTCGATGCTGAATTTAGAAGATTGGAGACAGAAACTATTTGTCAGGGCGACAAGTAGGAGAGTCAAGACAAAGTCTTGTCAGGATGAGAAAGGAGAGAAAGGTGAGAAAGGTGAGAAAGGTGAGAAAGGAGAGAAAGGTGAGAAAGGAGAGAAAGAAATCAAAAATGAGATATTGAACTATGAATATGACAACACAAAAAGAGATGAAAAATATATAAGTATTTCTCTGGATGTTGACAAAGTTATCAACACACTTTCGTTGCATTTAGAGAAAATACAAAGTGTTGACAAAAAAGAAAAAATGATCGACAAGGAAAAAGGGGATATTATTTACCAGACCAAAGATGGGCGTGTTTTGAAGGCGTTTCATTCTTGTGAACGCGGAAAAATCTTATGGGATGACATGGTCTATGATGACTTGAAGACCTGGTTGGCTGCGACGAACGTGACCACACCGCAAAGGTGCTATGATTGATGGATGATGAGAGATGCTGGGATGATAGAGAGGTGAGAAAGGTGAGAAAGGTGAGAAAGGTGAGAAAGGTGAGAAAGGTGAGAAAGGTGAGAAAGGTGAGAAAGGTGAGAAACGAGAGAAAGGTGAGAAAGGTGAGAAAGGTGAGAAAGGTGAGAAAGGTGAGAAACGAGAGAAAGGTGAGAATAATAGATAAACAAATATTGTGATGATATGAAAATACTTTTTTTAGCTATTTGGTATATTTTAATATTCTATAAATATAAGTATACAACGTGTGATAAAATATAATCCTATACAAATGAAATTTTCATCCATGAATTTATTTAGTATTATTATAATTGTTTTTGTTGTTTTTATGTTATTCTTAAGTAGCCCTGTATATAAGTCGTTATCTGGAGAGGGAGGAGGGTTTGGTAGTAGATTTCTCGAAGGGATGACTACCGGTGCAGGTGCAGGTGCATATGGACTTACAGGAGACGGAACAAGTCAGAACCCTTTTATAGTTCCAGCGACACTCATAGTTCGTCCCGCTGATGCTAACTGGAAACAAAAGATTGACAACAATGACATGAATGAAACTGGAATTAGTTCATGGATTGCAGATAATCAGTTTTTGAGCACTGGTGGACCCAATTTTATAGGAGACCAGTATCAATATTTTGCTGAATTGTGGTTGACAAAATTGAATGCAAAGACCAATGAGTTATACTCTGCCGATGTAAGAGCAAATGATATAAATAGTATGGCTGACTATGGGCAGTATACATTTTTGATTACTTCAGTAAATAGTGACGGAAGCAGCAACTACTCGGGAACATTCAATGGAACCGGATGGGGTTGGACGTCGCCGCCATTATCTCCTCCACCTGCTCCTTATGTTAATCCTGTTCCTACACCTACACCTACACCTACACCTACACCTACACCTACACCTACACCTACACCTACACCTACACCTACACCTACACCTACACCTACACCTAATTCATCTGGTCCTACTATTCCTAACCCTAGTTCTGATCCCGGTGTAAAGGCAGGATTTGCAAGTAAAAGGTGTAACATTGCTTCTACTCGGGATGGCAATTGTATTCCCGTATGTGTTCCTATAAGTGGTGGTATAGTTGTAGGACCGCCAACAAAAGTATATGGTGGTCAGTCTAGACAAATTGGTCCCGATGGACTGCCTTATGATATGGGAACTGCTAATTATTTTTACGATATGAGCACCAAACAACCATGGTTGGGAACTCCGGGTGAATATTACCCAATAACCGATCCGTCGGTGTCACGCGTAATATATGGTTCAGATACAGATTGCTCACAGAGTTATGCATGTTCTGCGAGCGGACTTCCTGGTAGCGATGGTGGGTCTGCGAATTGTAATCCGGCTGCGCCACCTCCAAGCGGCGGATGTGACCCATCATGCACAAAAGTGACAGACCCTCGTTATGCAAGGACTGCATGTAAACTAGATAAAAAAATTAATAAGATAGTATGTTCAGCATGTCCTATGGTGGATGGAAAAATAGATTGCACTAATTTCGCTGCTATGTGTGGTGGATGCACTGGGCCGAATTATATTGCAAAAATTGATCCAAATAAATCCTATCCAACGCCAGGTCCGCGCGATAAACCATACACACGTTCAGAATGTGAAGCAAATTGTCAGAAAGCCGGAGTGCAAACATTTCAGAATTATTTGAATACTTTTCGCGATGGTGCCGGATTTGATGATGGAAGTTGCAAGATTATTCGGCGAAATATGATAAAATGCCAACCCGTTAGCAATAGTGTTGGTGCGAATGGCAGCGCCACACCATTTATACCTCCTTCTGGTGACTGCATACTTTGTAATGAAAAAGATTTGCAAGGGTATGCGACCTTCAAGCGTAAATGGGATAGTTACACAGGGCAAAATGATTATGTGGATGTGAAAATTGTCGATGGACCTGGTGATGGCGGTGGCGGAGGTGGCGGAGGTGGTAAACAGGGCAAACGTGGTGCAAAGTATGGTCCCAATAGTGGAGGAGGCGGAGGCAGTGGATGGGGTAGTTGGGGTAGTTGGGATGGAGGCGGTGGTGATGGCGGATGGAGAGGGAATGGAGGATGTGGTGGCGGCGGTGGCTGGTATCAGTCCTTAAGCGATGTAAAGAATAAATCGTTTCAAGTCGCTGCATCAAATGCGGAATCAAGTCAGCAACAAGCTTATATCGAGTCATTGAAACTTGAATTGAATAAAGTAAACGATGAGTATACCACACAGCAAGCGGCGGTAAATAAGATGAAGATGGATATCGATAAAATGGTTGCCTCATGCCAAAATGCTAATAGCAAACTAAGCGATGCGATGCGTAGCAATGTCTCGGACAATATGAACAAAAATGCGGCGATTACTTTCAAAGAAAAGGTGGATGCAAGTGCAAATACTAGTAACATTGCGACATTGAAGCAAAATGTAAAAACGTCTTGTGATAATGCAAATCAGGTTAGTAATTCGTATGGTAGTGCCTTGAAACAACTTGGCGCTATAAATACCAAGCGACAGGCACTGATTGAAAAACTGGTGATTGCAATGAATTCTGTGATGGAAAATAAGACGACTATCAATATTAACCTGGGTGGTATGGGAGGAGGCACAGGGGGCGACTGCGGTGACCGACTTGGATGTGGAAAAGGAATCAACAATAATAACATGTATCCTCAGGGTTATTTTAAAAAGCAGCGGTTTAATGACATGACTAATAATATGAATACTCCCATGCCTTACCAAGATGTGATTTTGTTTTGATCGTATCATACATAAAATTGAAACACTAAATTAGGGAATAGTTACATGTAAACTTGTGTTACAAAACAGATTTACATGCAAAGTTCGGGTGTGAGTGGAGGTATGGGTATGGATGCGGATGTGGACTTAGATATAGATGAACAAGAACGTCAGCATCTGCGTGAGCACGAACGTCAGCGTCGCGATGAAATGGAAATAGAAAAGGACCGAATCTGGGCTGAAAAAGCATTATTACTAATAGTGCTTACAGCTTGGATGATTGCAGCTATTGCTTCATATTTGGATGGCGGTGCCGGTGCTACTGCGTTGTTAAAAATATTAATGGGTGTATACGAGTTTATGCTTTCATATATTAGTTTCTCGCAAAGAGTAATATGTGATATGATGTCATTTATTGTCGGGTTAGTATTTGTTATGTTGTTTTCACTATCTACTATTACTATCATTGTGTTATTGTCTATCCCATTCCTTGCACTTATATTTGCATTTACGAATATTTAGAATGGATATTGGTTGGTGTGGGCATAATATATTGGCATAATATATATTATATAGTATGAGTAAAAATAGTAGCATACATTCGCGTATTTTTTTTCATTCGTTTAGAACTGCAGTTATATTCGTTGCCGGTTTTATGATTTATGAGTTTTTAGTTAAACTTGAAACAAAATGGAATAAAGCGAATCCTTCAAATAGTATGTTTCATTTTAGTAAAAAATATTCTATCAAGTTTTTATTGATTATGATAATTGACTTAATTTTATTATATATGTTGCATTTAGTATTTAGGATTGACTTGTAGTGGCGGCGGTCTTGTTTGCTTACTATCTTGACGCCAAGCTGTGAATAATAGTTCCATTATCTTCCCAGTAATTCGGTTCAAGACTTGTGCCAATTTTTAGTGACGTAGTTGACTGGTAGTTCTTCGACACGCGTTCCAAGCACATATTTGCATAGTTGAACAATTCGCGGACTTCATCCATGGTAGTAAAGTCGGCATCGTTGAAGACATAGTTTGGATTTTGGGCTATTCCTTGACGCGATGTTCGCAAGTGTTCCGCGAAACGAAATATTATATCCGTTGAAGTATTCAGAACCATCGTCAGGATATTTTGTATGTCGCGTGACTTTTGCATCTTTTTGTCGGAGCGCTGCAATGCGGCAGCGAAATCCTTATCTGTTAGTTCACCCAGCAGATATTTCACACCGAGTTCTTCATTGTATCTGAGGGGGTCGACGCGATGCTGTGGGAGAGTAACCTGGCGAATTTCGATAATGAGGCGACATATTTCGCGAAACTGAAACTTGCGGAATAATATACGGCGGTAAGAATCCATTTTTTGCGTATTTATGCGGATAGTGGTTTCGGTAGTAGAAGCAGCGGCGGCGGTTGTATTTGTTGCCCACAATATTCTAGCTACATTTTTAATGCAGTCGTCATAAAATTTGTCCCATCTCGCTTTTGCAGTTATTGAAATGTCGCCATACATGTCTCTGTTTGCATTTCTCCATACCACTATCATTCGCAATATTTCTTCGCGCGGGAATAGGTCGGTTGTTATTGTGTGGGTTGTTGCATGGTCCACTTCTCGTCCGCATAAAATATCGCCTAGAACGCGAGGTGCTTGACCGCCGTTGCGCTGACGCTGAAACTCAAAATAGTGGGGGTTATGAATAGTCGTTTCGATGCGACCTGTCACCCAATCAAAAGCGCAGTCGTTGCAAGCTGTGCAAAACATTTGATTGCATCCGCTGATTTTGAATACACGTGCACCACATTTGGGACAAGGGCGTGTTTCTGCGTCGATGAGTTTCGCTGATGCGAGATTTTCCGGATTGCATTCATGTGGTGTGTCTTGAGTTGTGCCCTTTATTTCGTGGCAATCCTTGCATGCCCACATATTGCAAAGGTTGCACTTCCATTGTGTGCTTAGAAATCCGCGGCAATTGTTTGCAGTGTTTGGGCACGGGCGAATAAACGCGGATGCGTGAGGGGTGGCTGCGGCTGCGCCACCATACCGCGGATTCGGATATGCATCGGCCGCTGGACCTACACGCACGCGATATTCGATATTGCCGATTTCACGCTGACACTGGTATTGACGTGTGCGTAGCTCAGTTATCTGGCGAAGGAGTTCGTCATTTTCGCGTTTCAGAACATCTTTTCGGCGAACCATTTCGGCTACGGGTTGGCGTGTGGGGAGCAAGGCGCGCTCTTTTTGGAATATTATTTGTTCGCGGTGTTTTTTCCAGTCTTGTGTTACGAACTTTTGGGTGAAATTTTCTACCATGAATTCGCGCTGTAATTCTTTGTGGCAATTCATGCAATTGGGGATTGCATTTGATGTGTCAAGAATAAACGTTGAATGACATTGGCGACAGGCTTCGAAGTCACATGATCTGCATTTTATAGGCACATGATTTGACTTATTGTATTTTTCGAAACATATTTGACATTCATGGGATGGTTTTTGGGGGGCTTGATGAGGGGCTTGCGTCACGCGAATCGTATTGGACACGATACGATTGTCTGTGGATGCTGCAGATTCTCCAGATGCTGATGACATTTTGATTTCGTCTTTGGTCTCTTCTTTGGTTTCGTCTACATTTACTATTTCATTAATATTCATTTCAATTTTATGGTGGGAGTGGGTCATAGAATGGTGGGGCGGGCGGAGATATGGATGTGGGTATATAACTATTATAAATATTTTTTCCACATATCATTTACGTGATTTGCAAGATATTGTTCTAGTATTCTTGTGTTTGTTGCATCGGTTGGATCTCTTGCTAAATATAAAGGAAGCCATGTATTTGTAATATGTGAAAACTGGGTCATATGAAATACCTCTACGGGATTGACTGCGCTGCGATATAGTAGTGCAAACATTTGTTTTGTTTTATTGCTTGTATACTATAGTATATGCATTCGGTTTAATATGTTTGCACACAAAAACAAAAACATAATAAAAAGTGTTAGTATCATAAACACATGCGATTGCGCGATGCGTGCTGTGCTACTTACCTTTGCTTACCCGAGTGTTAGTGTATCGTTTGCGACACACCGGTATTTGGCGCGCTTTAGAATCGCGCACCCATGCTGTAGAACTTCTTGAAGATTTGCGACGTTCCTTCGTTGCCCAGCGGCGTGTATGCGAGGATGGAGATGTCGGTGCCTTTTGATGAGGGGTAGGATGGAATACCCATGTCGCGCATCGTGAAGAAGCCGCATGAGCGGTAGAACTCGATTTCGTCTTCGTTGTCTGACTCCGTGCGCGCGATCGCGATTTTGCTGTTCCTGGTGACACACTCGCAAAATTGCGCGACGAGTTCCTCCTTCCAGTTCGTAGATGCGGCGAATTGCGGCGACATGATGAGCAACTGCAGGAAGATGAACGGCTTTGAATCGACAAATTCTTTGATTTCTTTGGGGTGCGTATAGGTGGCCATGTCGCGCAGTTGTTCCTGGTCGATTTCGTTGTCGAACATTGCGAATCCGACGATTTGGCCGTCATCTGTTTGGGCGATGCGTGCACGGCTGCCGTATTTCATGATGTGTTGCGTGACGAGCGCTGTGGTGTTGATTCCTTGGGATGCGAGGAATTCCAGCGTCGCGATGGTTTCGGCATTGTCGCCGAATTGAAGACGCTTGACATTCGGGTGTGTGCGGATGGCCGAGGGAACAGGAGCTTCGGTGGGAATGGAGGAAATCGGAGGCTCATACATTCCGTCGCATGTTGCCATGGCGGGCGAGCATTGAAATGATGGCGATGGCGATTGCGACGATGACGATGATGAGATGGGAGTTACAGCGGCAGTAGGCGATGTGATGGCGGATGACATGCTTCGCATCAGAGGATGAGGACTGGTAGGCGACTCGGCGTGAGGGGATTCATCGGTGTCTTCGAGTCCTTGGATATATCCGGATCCGCGGGGACCAGGGGTGGGGACATAGTCGTCTTCGTATTCGATTTCGCGGACTTCGAATGACAATCCGTTGTCACCGGTGGCGGTGGAGTTGATGGCAGAGTTGGGAGTAGCGACTTGAGTGGCGGACATTTTGATTTGACGAGTAGTTGTTGTTTGCTTTTCGGCTGCATTCTATTTAACGGCTTATTTTCACTTCAATTTTCCGGGGGACAGAGCCCCCTGTGTTTGGCCTCATACGTATATTTATTCAACGGATCGTCTTCGTTCGGGTCATAGGTGGACAGGTTTTTCAGGGTGTTGTGTGTTTCGGTGTTTATATCAAAATTAATTGCCAAAATGTCATATAGTGGCGCTATCTTTGTGATAGACATGCATTCATCGCCAATGATATTTACATGTTCGTCATCGATTTCTTCAATTGTCAAACCATATTCTTCACTGGATATGACTTCTTTTTTGGTTTCGTCATAATGCGGCATTAAGAATTTTCTAGGCACCCAATTTATGATACGCCATTTGCTGTATCTGTGGGGGCGTGAACTCACCATATCGCGTTTCCCATTTTCATCACGCCTGGTTCTATTGACCCAAATAAAGGGTTTGATAGGGGTGGGGGTGGTGGGTGCGGGGTCGGTGGATGATTGCATATATTCGCGCCATTCTTCATATGCAAGGCGTAATTCCCAAATACATGAAAGCTTCAGTCGCCCATACATATCACGGCGAAAATACGGCTCGCAATCTTTGCAAAACTTATACCCGAATGGATGTTCTCCTGCAGATTCGAAACGCATATCGTCTTCGTGTTGTTGAAAATCGCCACACAGGTAGCACTTTTTCGCGTATGTCATGCAAATCGACATTGGGTGTGCGGGGATTTCGCCAGTAGTATACCATCGCAATTCTTCGGAGGTATAATACTCGGGGTTAATGCGGCGATAAGGCATGGTATGGTCTCCAAGGCGATATTGGGTAATGAGTTTTGTTTGGTCTTGCAAATGAAGAGGTGTCTGGCTGAAGTCGTAAAGCGGGTTCAAAATTGGACGGCGTGGGTTTGGAGACGACGACGACGACGATGATGACGTATCAATATCAACTACTTTGACCACTATACATGCGGCACCTGTTGGGTCGTTAGGGTCTTTGGTAAGAACATATTTTGCAGGAATTCCATTTATATCGGTCTTGGTATAGTCGGTGGTGTTGTTGTTAGCGTGGTTGTCACTCATGATTTGTGTAGTGTATTGTATTTATTATTATATAAAATATCTAAGTTGATTTCAATTTAATGTTTGTGAAGGGGGAGGGTGATAGAAATTAAATCAAAATATTTAAAAATACTTAAAAATAAAATATTTAGTCATATTATAAAATGCCTTTGAACCTCAACTTTTCCGCTTCCGCTAAGCTTCCTCTTCGCGAGATTCGCCCCTTGGTGACCGCGTCTGCTTCCGTTAAGTATTCTTCGCCTGCTGCCAAGAACTACGTTTCCAATGGTTACAACATGACCAACATGGGTTATCTTGCCAACCCTACTCATGCTGCACAGGTTGCGGCCAACAATGCCGGTGCTCTTACTGGTGCTGAAGCTGCTCGTATGGGTCTGCCTCTTGGTGGACGTCGGTAATTGACGAATGATGAATGCTTATAGAGATGGATTATAATTTTATAAGTATTGATATTACCAATAGTTATAAACTATTTTCTGCTTCCATAACATGCGCCTGCAATAGCTATACCAAAAATTGATGCAATAACTTCGAGGATCATGTGATGTGGTGTGTTTGTGGTTGTAGTTGTTATGATTTTATTATATATGTATATATATGTATATATATATATTATAATATAAAAATTAAAATGGAAAGCGGACTTACTATGTTGATGCACTCTGCCATAATCGGTATTATACTATACTTTATTATGACAATGGCGTTTAAACAGCGCGCTATCGTTGCGCAAAACAGGAGCTTGGTTTTAGCCGCACTTGCGTTGATATACATGATTGCTTTTGGTCACGGAATGCCCGGAAGAGTAAATAGTGATTTGCTTTAAGTGCGGTGCACATTTTATATAGTTTTTAATTAAAACAATATAAAATAATATATTTAGTAATATTATAAAATGACTTTGATAAAACTACCCGACCATCCTGTAAAGGTTGCATGTGTATATACACCTGCACCTGCGCCTGTTTCCGCACTCGACTTCTCTAGCAGCGCTAGCGTCGAACCATCTGCCAAATTTTCGTTGAACATCAACGCATTTAATGGCAACACATCCAACTTTGGCGGAAAGGGCAATGGCAAGTAAAGTGCTGGCGTGGCGTGGCGTGGCGTGGTGCATGTTTAAAATTCAGACTATGACTATAAAATAATTACATATGCATTTATGTGATTTTTTTCTTCTATATAGCTTGCAACTATCCTATGTGCTCCATCCAATAATATATATTTTTCATTTTTTAGTATCATCCATATCGGGCTAATCTCTGACTCTTTTTTTTCTTGTATTTGTTTTTGATAATACTTTACACATGTTAAATCATTATTACAACGTGGTCTGTCATCTATAGGATACGCTTTAACTGCGGATTTCTGTAATCTAGCTGGATTAAAATTATCTGTATTTTTAAATACGGATAATGGTATTTTAAATAACTTCGACTTGAAAATATGTGCCATTGACGCATCTTCTCTATTTTTAAATATTTTCATATTAACCGATGTGTCAATTGAATCTTTTAAAAAATCTATATAGTCATTCATGTTGTATATGCTTTGTCTTTTGTAATATATTTAGATTATAATTTAGATTATAAATTTAGATTATAAATATATATAATTTATAAAAGTGATAGTCGGTTCTCTATACCTGAATCGTTTTCGGGGATTTTGTCATAATGACTTTCCCCGAAGTTTCTGTGCGTTTTACGTTCTTAATCGGTAAATAATTTACACTCAGCTTTTGTAAATTATTCACACCACTTTTTGCGTGGATTTTTACCAGGGATGCGGCGCGAATAATAGCGATGGGGTCGTATTTACCTGGTTTTGTTATATTTGTTATTGTGGCATGTGCACTTGGAAAATCCTTGAGATGAAACCAGAGTGCGGTTTGTGATGCTGAACGGATAATAATATCGTTCTCGTGTTGATTTTGACCTACTTTGATTTGATAGTCACCATTAAAGATTTCTGTATACATGGGATGTGGGAGGGTGTGGGTTGCTGGCGACGAGAGAAAGGAGAGAAAGGAGAGAAATGGTATAATATATAGATATATGTAAATATATGTAAATAGATTATTTATATTATATTACTGGTGGGTTTATCATAAGGTAGTGGTGATGAATAAAAATAGTGAAAAGTATAACGAAGAACTGCGAATCATTCCATATACTGCGACGTCGCTTTCTGTTGTTGGGCGATTTATATTTATGTTTTTGCTATATAAAAATAAAAGCACCAATAGTTTATCTTTGACTTTTTGTATTCTTAGTATATTTTCATCTGGGATGTGGATTTATTATAGCATTCAGTCTAATGATACACCAATGATCGTGCGGAGTTCGGTTGAGATTTCGTTGCTTTCTTTGTCAGCGGTTTATATTATTTGGAATAAAGTGAAACTATATTATGAATCGCTTCGTATTTTGCCTGGCGGTGAAGGGTGAGAGAGGAGAGAGGAGAGAGGAGAGAGGAGAGAGGAGAGAAAGGAGAGAAAGGAGAGAAAGGAGAGAAAGGAGAGAAAACAAATATGTGGAGAAAACAAATATAAATATATCTTTTGATGGAGAAATATAAATATAATCTTTAGACAAGGAAAGAACAAAATGAACGACAAAGAAATGGTTGGGAAATTACAAGGTGTGCAAAGTTCACAAGAAATGCGTTCTAATCTGGAGCAAAGTTTTCATGATGCTGCTCTGCTTATCAAGACGCGGGCGTCTACGCCATCGAATGCGGATTTGCTTATTTTATATGGTCTCTATAAACAAGTGACAGAGGGGGATTGTGAGACGCCACAACCATGGGCTGTTCAAGTGCAGGCACGGGCGAAATGGGATGCATGGAATAACAATAAAAAAATGGATAAATTTACTGCGATGCGTAATTATATTGACAAGGTAGAAGAGCTTATGCGTTAGGGCGGCGGCGGCAGCGTTTATGCTGCAACTCTTGCTCTCGCTCTTGAGCGTATTGATTCTGTCCAGTCTTCGCGTTCTCTTTGTTCCCAGTCGATGTCGTCGCTCTCGTCGCTCTCGTCGCTCTCGATGTCGATGTCACCGCCTTCTTGATTCTTCTTCTCCTCTTCACCATATGTGGATTGCCATTTTGGGTATTCGTTGCGCCAATATGCTGCAGGATCCCTTTCGTATTCGTCTTGGTCTCTGGGTTGGCCTCTTGCTTGGCCACTAGCTTGGGTTGACTTTGCGATGTTGACTTCCCTCGGCGATGATGATGGTATTGAAACCGGTGACATTGGTTCGCGAGGGTGGCGGGGGCATTCGCTGTTGTCATCGCGGTGTGGGTGGGCTGGAGAGGGAGATCGAGACGACATCAAATTTGCAGAAAGGGCTTTTTCAAGATGCCCTTCAAGGTGATATTGGAAACGTATAAGTTCACACTCACGCTCAGCATGAAGCAGAGTTTCTCTTTCAAATGCGTCTTTCATTTCATTCATTTTGTGCATTGCGGCGTCGTGTTTGTGTTTCCAGCTTACTGCAGTGGCGTGATACTCACTTGCAAGTTTGTTTGCATGTTCCAGTTGTTGAATGAGTGATTGCTGGATTTGTTCGAGTTTCAATACCTGTCCTTGTAATCCGCGGACGAATCCTTTGCTCACGTGGATGCCATCGAAGTTGGTTTGGGTGTTGGTGGCCGACATTTGATTGTTGTGTTCTTGTTGTTTGTTGCGATTCGCTGTATTTCATTTATAGAGATAAAAACATTTCAATTTTATGGGGGGCAGAGCCCCCCAGGGCCCCCCGCCTACGGCATTAAGGGTAGTAACTAAGCTCTTCTTATTGTGTATCCAAGACAAACTTTGTTAGTTGCGGATTCCAGAATCCTACAACCTTTTTATCTTGGCTTGTGGTGTCGATATTTTTGAAAACGACTGCGGTTACTTTTTCATTTGATAATTCTCCTGCATATTTTACAAACGTTTCCAATAAAGGGGTTGGCATCGTGTGGCTATAGTTAATAATACATTCGTCGATATCTAGTGAACTTATATAATACAAATTGCCGTCGATTTCGATTAGTGAAAAGGGGTGCTGTTGGGTGGGCTGGGTGGACTGAGAGCTCATTGTGGTGTTGCGTTGTTGTGGTGTTTATTATGAATATATATTTATATCAATTTTATAAATGATATAAATAGTGTTATTATAAAAAAAGTTAGTATGTGTGCGCGTGTGCATTTGTGCGTGTGTGCTTAATACCCATACAGCTCTTCATGGGGTGGGTGGGTGTGATTGTAGTTGTGGTGCGACGAGTAGGGTGCTTCAAGCTCCGCGGCGGCTTTGAGTGGGTCTTCCGTAATGCCCTTGATGCCGACAATATTGTCAATGATTTGCTGTGCTTCCTCGAGGTTGTTGCGTATCCAGTCTTTGTGCGAAACGCGTTGCTCTTGAAGTGCGAGTGCAAGTTCGGCTACGCAATTGCGAAGGTATGCGAGTTCTTGTTCTTGTTCTTGTTGCATGATGATGATGATGATGATGACGACGATGTGATGTTGATAATCTGATCTGACTGATTCCTGTGTTTCATTTATGGGGCAATTAGAACTTCAATTTTCTGGCACAGGGGACTCCGTCCCCCGTAAGCCCCCTGGCCTCCTGCACAGGGGACTCTGTCCCCCGTAAGCCCCCTGGCCTCCTGCACAGGGGACTCTGTCCCCCGTAAGCCCCCTGGCCTCCGGCACTGAAGGTATGAAGGGGCTTCGCCCAAGCCTACGGCGCGTCCGCATTCAGGTTTCCGTTTCATCTTTTTTTGCATTTCTTGCACACGCATTTATGGTTGCGAAGATTTCTCAACCTACGTGTATACGAATCTTCTTTATCGGGTTTAAGTCCGCAAAACAAGATTGAGAATAGCACAATAAATGCTCCTACCATTGGAATTATCTCTGCTAAGAATGCGGGCATATCGGGGGTCTGGGGTTGGGTGGTGATTATATAATTGATTAAAAACACTTCAATTTTTTGGGACAGGGGACTCTGTCCCCCGTGATCCCCCTGGCCTACGGCATTTGAGGGTATGACAGCCTACGGCAAAAATGTTTAAAAATCGTAGCGCGGACGCGCCGTAGGCTTGGGCGAAGCCCCTTCATACCTTCAGTGCCGTAGGCCAGGGGGATCACGGGGGACAGAGTCCCCTGTGGGAGTCCCCTGTGAAAAAAGTATTAGAATCATAAACACATTCATATATTGTTACTTACCTGCGTGCCGTAGGCTCTCACGCAAACCTTCAGTGCCGTAGGCCAGGGGGCTTACGGGGGACAGAGTCCCCTGTGCAGGAGGCCAGGGGGCTTACAGGGGTTTACCCCCGTGCTTAGCATTCGTAGTCGTAGTCGTTGTCAGATCCGCCGCAGTTATGCCATGACCTCGGCTCAGTGATGTTTGCGATCCTGGTTCCGCGTGCACTGGCGTGTTTTTCTTCCGTCTCGATGCGCCTCCATATAGCGATATGGCGCCGCTTGCCTTCACGTGACACATTTTGCAGGTTCTTCTTGGGCAGATTGACTTGAGCTCGGCCTCGGTAGAGCAGTGTCGGCGTTTGTTCTTGTTGTTGTTGTTGTTGTTGTTCCACGTCATTGCCACTCCATTCTTCTTCCACATCGCGGCATTCTTTGCGCACAGGCACAGGCACGCGATTGGTGTTCGGGGTGATTTGGAGAGGGGCGAACTTCTTCTGCAGCTTTTTCTGCTGTTGTTTGGCCTGTCGTGCTTTTGCGGCTTTTGCTGCTGCTCCTGCTGCGGCTTTCTTCTGAGCGCTGATCATGCCTCCTCCCGCCGATGATGCTGCAAATCGCTCCCTCGGCTCTGTGACTTGGACGACTTCAAGTTGCTGGACATCGGGGTGGTCGTCGCACGTGTAGGTCATGTCGCTGTCGAGATTCATTTGTGCAACTTCACGTCTGTGTTCGGCTTCATCTGCAATCGCTTCTTCGTCCCAGGTTTCGCCATCGCTGTCGCGCGTGTTTTCCTCCCAGCGTTGTTGCTCTTGCTCTGCTTCTGCTGCTGCTCGTGCTTCTTCTTCTTCACGGCGTTCACGCTCATGATTGTATTCGCGTGGGTGGTAGCCAAATGTGCCGCAGTGTTCGCTGTCGTAGCTGGACACGCTCTCGTTGTCGTTGCCGTAGCTGTAGCAGTCGCTGCACTCGAAGTCCTCACATCCAAGGCATTTTTCGGCGACGGCGCCGCTGGCCATCCATTCTTCCCAAGGGATTTCGCGGTTGCGTTCGTGTTCGCCTGCCTCATGGTCGGCAGCTTCATGGGCAGCATTGTCACCCTCTTCTTCTTCTTCGTCATCGTAGGCGGGTGCCCATGTGCGCTGTCTCCGTTCATTCCATTCAGCTTCTGACTTGCGTTGGCGCTGCTCTTCTTCCTCATGAATTCTGGTTGACTCAATCTGGTCGAGGCGAAGGTCTTCGTGAATTCTAAACACTTTGGCGAATTCTGTGTCACTTTGGAGTGTCTTGAGGTCGAGAGTTTCGCCGTTGGGGAGTTGGATTTGCGACACGAGAGGAGCATTGATGTCGACTCCGTGTATTTTCCAATGCCGTTGTCCTTGGGTGCTGGCGTAGTGTTCTTGGAGCGACATTTCTGCGTTTCGAAATTCGACCGCTGCATCGCGTTGAAGCCGCTTGACTTGTTTCTTGCGCGTCAGGTATTCGCGTTTGATGTCGGCGCGCATCTTGCGCAGGAATTCTTGATTGTCGTAGGCATGCTTGAGCACGTATTTCTTCCTGTATTCGGTCTCATGGTATTCGTAGGTTGCCTGTCTGTGGGGGTCAGAAAACACAAGCATTCCAAACTCACTTCTTTCTCCGGTGAAGATGTCGGCGTCGTAGTTCTTGGTGGTGTTGGGGGCGTTGGCGTTGGTGTTTGCGTTGGTAGTAGTTCCGGACATTTGATGATTCGTTGTTTGTTGTTGTTGGTTTGCTTGGTCGCTGTATTCTATTTAATGATCTTTTTTCATTTCAATTTTCTGGCACAGGGGACTCTGTCCCCCGTAATCCCCCTGGCCTCCTGCACAGGGGACTCTGTCCCCCACAGGGGTAAACCCCTGTAAGACCCCGCCTACGGCACTTAGGGTTGCGTGAGGTCCTACGGCCCATAAATAGAAAATAGAAAATGAAAATAGGAAATAGAAAATAGAAATAGAAATAGAAAATAGAAAATAGAATTAAGAATATAAATAAATAAATATATTATTAATACAAAAGTATAGTATACGATTAGAAACATTATATGCAAAACTATGTGAACTTGAATATCGACTATGTGAATTTTAACCGAGGTGGAGGGGATGGAGGGCTGGGAGGTAAGCTTAGTGAAGGTCTTGGCGGAGGAGAGAAAGGAGAGAAAGGAGAGAAAAATAGAAAATCGGAAGAAATAATAAATAGCGGTGAAATAGTATACAAAACTATAGTTATTCCATTTTATGTTTGTCTTATTGATATGATTATAGTTAACGATTTGCATATTAAGGTAGTAGATAATACAAATCAAAATCAGGTAATTGGTGAAGGTAAAATACGCAAGTATCGATTAAATGGTGCGCCAACTGATTATAATATGTTTATTGAGATGGATAATGAGAATGTTTATCATATTAAAAAAAAAGGGATGATGATGCAAGTTAAAGTTGGTGGGGACTTATATAAAGTGATTTTAAATACGCTTACAAATATGGATGTGGGGCGGCCTGGTAGCGGTGGTGTGCGTGCTAGTGGTGCTAGTGGTGCTAGTGGTGCTAGTGCGAAAAAAAAGGGATGGTTTAGCTGGTTTAAATGTTTTAGTGGGGAATAATAAATAATAAATAATAATAAAAAAACTTAGATTTATAGTTATAGTTATAGTTATAGTTATAGTTATGGAAACTGCTAACGACATATCATACATGATGATTGATGATCATGATGATCACTTTGACGATGTCGATATTATTGATGTGCCTGCAGAAGAGGATGATGTGTATGGGTTAGGAGATGTAGGGATTGTGGGAGGTCTGGGAGATGAGAGACGAGAGAAAGGAGAGAAAGGAGAGAAAGAAATAGATAATTCGAAACTGGAAATAAAAACAGAAGTAAGGGAAATAGAAATGTCAATAAATACATCTACATGTGATGAAGTTATTTTTAAAAAACATATTGTTGAAATTATTGACAAGGGGACGCGTGGATGCGTTATGAATGGCGTGGTTGTGCGTTATGAATTTGAGGGGCGTGCATGGGATCCCGATATAGTGCTTGTGTTTGAAGATGGGCGGCGGTTTTGCAATGAGAATTTTGGGTATATGTTTCGGTATTATATTTAGCACAGGGGTAAACCCCTGTCAGACCCCTACAGGGGACTCTGTCCCCCGTTATCCCCCTGGCCTACGGCATTAAGATATACGTGATAGCCTCCGGCACAGGGGACTCTGTCCCCCGTTATCCCCCTGGCCTACGGCATTAAGATATACGTGATAGCCTCCGGCACAGGGGACTCTGTCCCCCGTAAAAAAAGTGTTAGCACATCACACATCACACATCACACATTACAAAATACTTACCATATTATACTTACCTATAATATGATACGACTACCTTAGTGCCGTAGGCTCTCACGCAAACCTTCAGTGCCGTAGGCCAGGGGGCTTACGGGGGACAGAGTCCCCTGTGGGGGTTAACGGGGGGCGAAGCCCCCTGTAAGATTTCGATTTTTGTCTCGACGAGTGCCATGAACCGGAGTTCGGTGTAAAGTGCGTGGATGAATTCGTCGACGTAGTTCACGATGGATCGTGTGTTGAAGTCTTCAGCGATGCAGCGGCTCATTCTGCCAATCGTTTCAAATGTGTTCTCCAGCATTTCGATCGGGGTTGTGTGGAACTCGGGCGTATCCGGGATGAGCTTGCGTGCGCCTCTTGCTGGATTGAAACACTTGGCTTGTGTTGCAACGAGTTCTTGCAATGCTTCGTAAATCTCAAGTGCATTGGTTTGCCAAAATGTTTGCAATGATGGTGATGGTGATGGTGATGGTGATGACGCCGCGGTGAATCGTTCCCAGGTGAGTTTCAATTGAAATGCGTGATTGAGTCTTGGTCTTGCCGTGGGCTTTGGTTGCTCGCCGTCACTTTCAAACACCACAAACTGCATCATCATGTGACGTGCGCTAGTTGCAAGTTCGGTGTATTGCTTGTTCGATGTCGGATCAGGATTGGGGAACCAGGGGTCGTAGAATTCGACATGATGGGGGTGTTGAAGTCGAGTAACGTATCCGTTGCCGTAGCTGTAGGAGACCCCGGATTCTTCATCGTCGGCATCGGATTCGCTGTCGCTATCGGAGTTGTAGCCAGGGCCGAAATCAGGGCGCATTTTTGATTGAGATTGAGGGCGAGGGCGAGGGCGAGGCTCTTCTTCTTTTTCTTGCACGATTCTCCATTTGTCGTATTCGTGGGGGGTTATTTGGCCGAGTTCCAGACAATACCTGAGGGGGTCGGTGAGATCAAAATGGGGTTGGGTGTCGGTGGTGTCGGGTTCCGCGGCGGCTTTGGGGGTCTGAAGGTCTTGGAGATCAAAGTCGTAATCGTAATCATCGCTGCTTTCGTCATCACCGACCTTGCCGCTTACGTAGCGACTGGTGTCGAGAATCTCGCAGGAGTGTTGTTGTTCTTCTTCTTCGTCGTAGTAGCTCATATTGTTGCGGTTGTTGATTTGATGTTTCTTGGTAGTCACTATATATGAATTAGAGGGAATAAAACATTTCAATTTTACGGGACAGGGGACTCTGTCCCCCGTGATCCCCCTGGCCTACGGCATTGAGGGATGAAAAGCCTACGGCATTTAGGTTCACAAAGCCTACGGCAAAAGTGTTATAAAAATTGAAGTGCGGATGCGCCGTAGGCTTTGTGAACCTAAATGCCGTAGGCGGGGGCACACGGGGGTGCAACCCCCGTAAAATTGAAATGGATATTAGCATAGTAAATAACTACAGACGACACAAACCTGGTTCATAAAACCAACTTCAATTTTCAATGAATCTATTTATTCTCTCACTCGACCCTGCAAAAGCCGCCGAACAAATGATGGACAAACATGTGAACAAGATATTGCTTGAAGCCGTTCAAATGCTTTGCACTGCGAAACGTATTCTTGACTCTGAAGCCCCCGAAGAAGTGAGCAGCGCGCTTTATAAACTCGCACACAAGAATCATCCCGTTACGATCTGGTGCCGCACATCTCGTGCGAATTTCATATGGGCACTTGACCATGCTGACGCTTTACACGCTGAATGGAAATACCGATATGGTCATCCAGAAACAAAGATTCACAAATCGTATGAAGTCGCACAAATTCTTCGTGCCAATATTCCCACGGATGAGAAGTTTCCATGTCCTGAGTCACGTGGAGTCACACCTTTCGCATTGGCAATGCCGGATATGTATAAAGACCCCGCTGGTGATGCCGTGAAATCGTATCGCGCGTATTATATGTCGCCGGAAAAACGCCGGATTGCTTCATGGAAAAAACTGCGCGCAGCGCCTGGTTGGTATACTACGGAGGACTCTGTCCCCCGTGACCCCCCTGGCCTACGGCATGAAGGTTTACGTGAGGGCCTACGGCGCGTCCGCCTTACCCGATTGAACATACCACAGGGGTAAACATTTGTGCCGTAGGCCCTCACGCAAACCCTCAATGCCGTAGGCGGGGGTTCACGGGGGTTTACCCCCGTAAAATTGAAACGTTTAATCATACCTAAATGAATGTAGTGTCAAAATCAAGCAGCAACTATGTCTGTCAACGAAAATGGAAATGGAATCGTGTCACCTCACCCGGAACATGATGAAGAACGTGAATACCAACTTTGCAAAATGGAAATGAAGAGGATTCGCGCGGCTAGAGCCGCTGCTGCAGAGAAGGAGGCGGAAGCTGAAAATGCAAGAGAACGACGCATCAATGCGTGTGACTTGACTGGCCACGAATTCGCAATCGTGTGCGAGGAGCTGTGGATTGATTTCAAGTCGTGGGTCAATCATCACGAAAATATGAAGAACTGCCTTGACAAGACTGGAGGGGCAGTCAAGAGAAACCTAGGTGCGATTTTGTCTGTTTGTATGTTTCTTGTTTGTTTCCGCTGGTATATGGGTAGTGGCAGAGATGCCTGTGCCAAGTTTGGTGTTGGAGGAATCATGCTGAGTTTTGTGTGTGAATTGTTTCGCTATGTTGGCGAAGCATTGGTTGGAGTGTTTCTTGGTATTATGGGATTTTGTGTTGGCATTTTGCCTTTGCTTGTATGCATTTGTGTGTATGAATCCAAGGACGCATTTCCGGATCCTGGGGAAGCGGAGGAAGTAGACCATGAAAAAAAAGAGTAGTGTGTGGTGTGTTATGTGTGATGTGTTATGTGTGGTGTGTTATGTGTTACTAACTTTTTTTATGATCAAAATATAGTGCAATATTAAATAATATTTTCTCATTATATACAATAATATAATAACATAATAACACACACATTATGGTTAAAAAACAAATATCAACCTCGTGCAGTAAAATATTTCTTATCGTTGTTGTGTTATATGTTTTAGTTTTATTACTACAACCTAAAAGGTTTCATATGTGGTATCCAACTATTCCTATTTATCCCGATAATAACAAAGAAATAGACTTTATGATAAAAGAATATATTAGCAAAAGGACACAAGATGATATAGATTTTTTTTATTTAACAGATGCTATTCCCATTGATGCTTTCAAATCCAAAATATCAGAAGAACTATATAAAAAATTGAATGAAATAGTTACGTCTCCAGAAGTTCTAATTAAAATTATGTTATACAAGATTTTTTTCAATAGAGCTCGCCCTATGCAAGTTGCTCCAGAAAAAATCAATGCGCCAAAATCAATGACTTCTGATAACCCATCCTATCCATCGGGGCATGCTTATCAATCTTACTACGCGGCAAAATTATTGTCTAAGTGGGAGCCTGCAAGAAAAAAAGAATGGGATGAAATTGCAGAACGTGCGGCGCATATACGAGTTTATATGGGGATTCATTACCCAAGTGATGTAAAATTTGCTCGACAATTGGTTGATGGTTTGAAAGTTGAATAATATTAAATAAAATTGAATAAAAACATATAAAAAGTGTTATTTTTACATGTTTTACCTGTTTTACCTTTGTTGTTTGTCTTGTTGTTTGTCTTGTTGTTTGTTTCGTCCTTGTCCAAATTAAGCACACGATTCGCGGGGAGCCGGGACCTAATCCACATCTATACCCTCCGCCTCATGTTGAAGAAGTGCTTGAAGATGAACTTCCGTCGCTGCAATCCTCGCTCTCTCATCATTGTTCTGTCCGTTGTATAGCTGCTGGATGTATGCATTTGCCAGGTTTTGACGTGCTACGTTGCGGTCCACGGGGTTGTTTTCGCGGCCATTTCCATGGTCTAGGTCTAGGTCTAGTTCTGGTTCGACATTGCGTGGCAGCTCAATCGGGTTTGGGCGGTTGGGGTAATCCCGTGCCCATTGAAGGCGCGCAACTCGATGCATATTCACCTGCTCCGCAGCAAACGTCGCATACATTTCGCGCCGTTCTTGTGCCGTCGCATTTTGGTGATATACCATATTCGTCCATCGGCCATATGCTAACCGATATCCCACCGGGTCATCATCATGGTGAGGGATGGGGATTTCACGATTGGCGCGAATGACAAGTTCAGGGTCGGGTAAAATGTGTGCCGCTGCTGGGAAAAGCGTTTGGTCGAATGTCGCAAAATCGTTCCCCGGGGGTCGAAATTGTTCGCACATTTTTTGTATCCATTCCTCATTGTGGGATGTCAGCATCAAAAGCTGCTCCTTGGTCTGGTAAAAGGCATGCGAATGGGTTTCGACCTGGAAAAGGCGTGTAATTGCGTGTGCGATTTGATGATTCATGTGATACTTGACGACGACGGGAATGTATCGTCCCGTCAGAGCATTGGTTGCCGTGTCGAACTCTTCAACGTGCAAAATACAGCGCTTGAAACCGGGTTCATTGGATGGAAGCGGAATGTAGACGATTTCGGGAAATGATTGGGGGGTCGCTTCAGCTGCACTGCCGCCAAAACTGAGATCGTAAATGAAGCCGGATGTGTCGTGTAGGGCATGCGGATGCCCAGTAAGATGGTCGAAAATGGCGTCCCAGTCATCTGTGGTCTGGAAATGGTGTGAGCGGGTATAATAGCCTTCATTGCCTGGACGATTCAGGTTGTAGCCGTTGTTGTTGATGACGCGGTGGACGTTTCTCTCGTGCTCTTCTCCGATATCGGGTTGGTCGTATGGATAGTTGTTGATGATGATGATGTCGTTGCCTTGCATAGTTTGTTCGGGTGTTCGGTTTTCGCTACATTCTATATAAGGGGAATAAAACGTTTCAATTTTACGGGACAGGGGACTCTGTCCCTGTGAAAAAAAACTTACCTTGCTTACCTTAGCTTACCTGCTATGTCGTCCTTAGTCCTTAGTCCTCGTCTTGTGGTCGATGGTTTGGTTTAGCTGCATTCCTCGCTGTGGTCGTAGTCGCCTTGTTTGGGTTGGTCGTCGCTGCTGTCGTAGTCGTAATCGACATCGTCCCAGCAATCGCAGTCTCCGTCGCCGCCGCAGTCATCACAATGGTCGTCGTCATTGTTGTCGCCGGTGGGGGCAGCGGCGCGGGGTGTTGTTGGTTCCATGAAAGATGTGCATTCGCTGCAGAGGTAGAATGTGTCACCCGTTTCACGATTGGGACCAATCAGCCAGTAGCCTGGAACGAGTGGGTTGAACATTTCGGTGCATTCGCGGCACTGGTAGTGGTTGGGATCGAATGCGGTGGTGGCTGCTGCGGTGGTTGCGGTGGTGGCTGCTGTGGCAGGGGCGATGATTGATTCGATTTGCTGCATGTCTTGCTCAATTGCTTTGCGGTGTCGCTCGATTTCTGCGTTTGAACTTGTGACGTCTGAAACAAGAGCACCGATGCGATGATTGTGTTGACGAATCTTGGCGACGAGTTTTTGAATCAGGGCGTGTTCTTGTATGCGAGCGTCGTCGACTTCTCCCATCAGACTCACAAGTTCCGCAATGCCTGCATCAAAATCTGCTTTGGTTTCCGGTTGCTGCTGCAGCTCTTGTTCAACAAACTCAACCTTGCGACGCTTTGCAGGTGGAAGTGCGGCTTCATATTCGGCATCCGTGTCGAAAAGGAACTCCTTGGTGTGGACATTCCAAAGCGGTTTTTGGTCTTGGAGGATTGGGGAGGGCTGGGTGGAATGTGTTTGTTGCAGGGGTTGTGAGAGTGAAGACATTTGTTTGAGCATGGTGCGGTGTTTTTCAGAGAGTTCAAGATGTTCCCAGACTTGGGTGTGAATTTGTGATGGTTTTGAAATGTAGCCCAGTGTGTCATGGTGCTGGAGTGAAATGCAGTCCATCAGTTTTGATTGGATGGCTTCGATGGTGGGCAGGTGAATGCGCGGCTCGCGAAGTTGGGCGATGGGTTGGTCGTCGTCGTCGTTGATTGCTTGTTGGTCTTGTTGGTTGTTGTGCTTGAGTTGTTCGCTGAACGAGTAGTGAAGCATTTCGGCGACTCTCCAGCAGGACATCGTCGTGTGGTGTTCCTTGTAGGCGGCAGACAATTCGGCGAGTTCGGAAAACAGCCAGACATGTTTGGTGCTGCGATGATGAGTTCCGACACCGGGGTATTTCTTGCCGAGACGAGATTGACGTTGTTGGCGACGTTTTTCCTGCAAACGAGCGAGAGCGAGAATACTTACCTGAGGAGATCCGTCGTTGAGGTTGGCGGTGTTGGCGGTGTTGGTGGTGGTTGCGTAGTTTCCTGACATTGATGCGTTGTTTGTTCGTTCGTTGGTTCGATCGCTACATTCTATTTATGTGTTCATTTTCATTTCAATTTTCTGGACGGGGGTAAACCCCCGTGAGCCCCCACAGGGGACTCTGTCCCCCGTAATCCCCCTGGCCTACGGCACTGAAGGTGTGAAAGGGCTGCGCCCACTAAAATTGAAATGAAAAATTAAATGCGAAAATTTAAATGCGGACGCGCCGTAGGCTCTTACGCAAACCTGAATGCCGTAGGCCAGGGGGATTACGGGGGGTTCTACCCCACGTGCAGTGCTGTCGTTGTGAAAAACCTTTCGGATGTTTGCAGTCAATACTGCGTTTGTATTTGAGTGACCATTTGCGTTTTTTGGTGCCAGTGCGTTTTTTGGTGCGGGTGCCTCCATTTCTAATACTAACTATATCAACAAGACTTCTTTTATCTTCATATTTTCTTAAAATGCTTTTTATATTTTTGTTTATTTCTTCTAACTGGTCTTGTAGGTGCATTAATTCTTCCTCCTTTTGTAAACGTTCGAGAGCATATAGATCATGTAAAGATTTGTTCCTAGGTGTTTTGCGGGAAGGGTTAATGAGTCCAAGGATAATCCTATCAATATTATTTATTTCGCGAGTAAGTTCTTCTATACGTCGATTGATTATACGACGTTCTTCGCGGTAACGTGCTGACTCTTCTATAACTCGGTTGGCATTTAATGATTCTCTATGTATAGCAGACGCCATCTCTCGTTCGCGCATATGAAAATCTTCAAGCGATATTGGTTGCGCAGATAATGCGTTTAGTATTTCGCTTGGTGATGACCTTGGCGATCTTGGCGATCTTGGTCCAGAAACCGCAACAGCTCCTCTTGCTGGTGACCTTGCTCTGGAACCTACCATCACGGCTGCACTTCCTATCGCTCTTGCTCTGGAACCTACCATCACGGCTGCACTTCCTATCGCTCTTGCTCTAGAATCTACCGCAGCTCCATTTGCCGGTCCTATTATTCCTCGATCAATAAGAATATCCCGAAGAGTTCTGTAGGGTAATGAGTTCATAGAAGAATTAGACCTCTCCAGTTCCTCTATAGCTCTTATAACTTCCTCAGTGTCATCATATAGTTTTGATTCATGCCTCATTCTACTTTGTTTAACAGGTGGTGGGCCTCGAGGTGGCATTTTGTATTATATATATACAAATAAAAAAATAAAAAAAAGTTGATTTGAACAGGGGACTCTGTCCACTACAGGGGTAAACCCCCGTTATCCCCCTGGCCTACGGCACTCAGGCTTGTTCATGTCTACGTCTACTCTACTCGCGTCTTCGATGCGTCGGGGGGGCCATGAGTGTTGCGCGGTCGACAATACCCGTGTGTCGCGACGGAATCACATCTCGGAATTCTTTCTTAAGTTCACCAAAGACGGGGTCGCTCATTTTCACATAGAGCTCCGGGTGTTGAAATATATTCCCTCCCACGAAAATGTCCAGGTGAACATCAGGAGTCATTAGGCACGGCATGAAGTGGCCAAATGTGAGCGCGGACGCTTCGTCTCCATCGTGCGTGGCGAGATAGTTTGCACGCGCGACCATGGTCTTGACGAAACGCATATCGAATCCAAATACGCCCATAAATTCGGGGGAGATGACGCACGATGCTCTTACGACGAAGCGATACATGGCGCGAAGCATCAGTGTGGTCTGGACAACTCGCGAGGCGTTAATGCGGATTTCGCGGGAATGTGGCCAAAATAAACTAGCACCATTGTCCACGCGGATGGTTACATTGCCTTCAGCGTGGCGACTTGAGCTGTTTCCCGTATTCAACCATTCTGTATTTGCGTCCATATAATTTTTGATTGCTTTATAAAATGTGTGACGAATTGAGTAGATCCAGTGTTCGTTGTCGGTGCCTGGGTCGGCGATGACGTCGTATGAGGTTCGCTCTCCGCGGCGGACGCTTTGGACTTTGGCGCGCAGATCGGCCCATCTTGCTGCTGATGCTGATGCGGGGTCGGTTGCGGTGGAGTCGATAAGTTTAAGGCACTCGCGGGCATAGTATTCCGCCTTGTGAAATGAATACGCGCCATATATAAACTCGGGATACGGGGCGATTGGCACTTTGAATTTTGTAGCCATAAGTTGTTTGAGGGTGTCCTGTAATTGCTCGGTGATATTGTGCATGGGGTTTGTGGCATAATCCACGTATTTCGCGGCGATTTGGTTGGCGCGGTTTTGTGAGCCTGATGCCCGGCGCAAAATGCGGTGAATTCCGTCATGGTGGAGATTGTGGACATAGTGCGGGTCGCGGTAATTGTTTAGGTGCTGATTGACGATGGCCGCAATACCGGTTCGTTCGCAAGAGAGGCGAATGGCGAGGAGAGCGATGAGTGAGCCGGCGATGGTGCGAAGGCGTTGGTGGGGATGAAGTGCACTGATTGCAGTGACTTGTGCCCTTGCTGTGCCATGTGCGACAATGAGATTGGTATTGGTTAATGGTCGCTGGATGTGGGCAATGGATTGCTGGTGTTGAATGTGTTGAAGTTTGCGTCGCAGCAAGAATGGGTGAAGGATGTCGGGGACATGGCGGCGCTTGGGCTTGGGGGGTTGTGGCTGGGGCGCGGCGGCGATGAGTCCTTGTTCGATCGCTTGTTTGTGAATAGTGTCGCGGATTTTCTCGTATCTGGCCTTGTAAAGTTGGCGACGTTCGTCGTCGTATCCCGCAATAGGATGAGGGCGACGCGCGCGTGTTTCTTCGGTATCCACGATGACAAGAATGAGCCCGTATTTGGGAAGTTCGCCGGATGCAATTTGTTGGCGACGGCGTTGGCGTCTTTCGAAGCGGTGCTTGTTGCTTTTGTTTTTCCACACATGGGTAAATCCGTCAGCCGCCGCGATTTCAGCTTCCACCATTTCGCTTTGAAACGGGTGGTCGTAGCAAGCCGGGTAAATCTCGGTTTCGGATACTTCATCGCTGGGGGAATGAGGCACGGCGTCGTCATCAGAGGGGTTATCCCACATTCGACAGCTGATGTTGAAGAAATCGTTTTTGCGGGGGAAGTAATGGACGTTAACGCATTCGCCGAGGGCATTGGTATACTGGAGAGACTCATTGCTGGTTCCGACGTGGCAGCAACAAGTGTCGGCGCTGGAGAGTTCTTCGCAACACTTTTTGATGAATGTTCGCTCAGGTGGGACATTTGCGGGGTCGAAATTGGCGTCACAATAGTTGGTGCGCACGACGACGAGTGTTTTGGGGTGTTGCGGGAGCGCGTATTTCATTTTGTCGAGCAGGTGGCGCGAAAGTGTGTAGTCGGGTTGCGGGGGTGAAGTGGGTTGTGGTGCGGGGATTGGGGTTGGAGTAGAAGTGAGTCGAGTAATGATGTGTAGTTGGTTTCTGAAATGTTCCACAGAGCGTGCGGCGTGCGTGTGGTGAAGTGCGGCGATTGCGCGATGGTATGGAAGAAGTGTGGTATTACCTCCGGTTATGAAATGTTCGTAGTCGATGGCGAGATTTTTGGCGTGGTTGCCGGCGTCGTGTTCAGATGTGCGAAATCCGTTCTGCTGATAAGAGTAAGGACCGCTACAGGCGGGTGAACGACGAACGCTTGAGCTTGTCGGGTATGCACGTGCTGCGATATCAGCGGCGGTGTCTTGGGGGGACTTGATTGACTTTGCGATTGAACGGGAAAACATTTTGACTTTGTTGAATTGACGATTTGATGATTGGGTGGAGCACTATATATGATTTATGGGGAATTAAACATTTCAATTTTATGGTGGGCTGCGCCCCCCAGGGCCCCCCCCGCCTACGGCACAGGGGTAAACCCCTGTAAAACCCCGCCTACGGCACAGGGGTAAACCCCTGTAAAACCCCGCCTACGGCATTAAATATTGTTAAGTATAATTGGTATAATTGGTATAATTGGTATAAATAAAATATAACTACTATTTACTATAATGGACCAACTTACACCTACACCACTACGTTCTTTTTCGGACATAAAGCATGCTATATATATTAACCTTGATTCGTGCACAGACCGACGTAAATTATTTGAATCGCATTTTGTAACCTTACATAGGTCATATCCAAACGACTATACATTTTTTCCAATTACTCGTTTTTCTGCAATTAAGCATGCGTGGGGTGCAGTTGGTTGTTCTAAAAGCCATATTGAGTGTATTCGATTTGCGAAACAAAAAGGGTGGGATCATGTCCTCATGATTGAGGATGATGCATTGGTGAAACATCCGGAACTTTTGGTTAAACAGGTCAATTCATTTTTAGCGAAGTTTCAAGATAAATGGGATGTCGTGTTGTTCTCGGGGAATAACTATCCGCCTTTCAAAGTAGAAGCGCCGTGTTGTTTTAGGATTGAGAATTGTCAAACTACAGGATGTTATTTGGTTTGTAGTAGGTATTATGATACATTGCTCCGCAATTTTGAAGAAGGTGTTGCACAGCTTGAAACCGACCCGGGGAATGAAAAGGTATATGCATCATATGGATGCGACCAGTATTGGAAAAAACTTCAGCGCACAGATAAGTGGTATCTTATAACGCCGATGTGTGTGATACAGCGACCTGGATATAGCAGTATTGTGAACCAGGTTGTTGACTATGAGAAATTGATGACGGATTTGGTGAAGAATTCTAGGGGGCGATGATGGATGATGGATGATGGATGATGGGAGGGCTGGAGGAGTGGTGACTATGAGAAAGGAGAGAAAGGAGAGAAAGGAGAGAAATAAATAGATAATAGGTAATAGAGGAATATGAGAAAATATTGAAGAAAAAAAAGAGAAAAAGTGTTAGAATATAATATGCGATGTGTAATGTGTAATATGTGATGGCATTTTACTTACCTGATTGCTTGTTGCTTGTTGCTTGTTGCTGGTTGTCTTCATTCCTTTTCCTGTTCTTCACCATACTTGCGACACTCGTCGCAATACCAGTATCCTTCGCCGCTGGGGGTGTCTTCCACGCAGTAAGCGAATCCGCATACACGCTGCCTGAGTGTTCCGTCACAGAATGTGAGTTCTGCATCCAGGTGGCTGCTCTTTGTCGCTGGGAGATTGACGCTCATGAGAATGCTTCGCTGGTAATGTGTGAGAGTTGGTGATGCTGTTGGGGAGTAAAACGCCAGTAAACTTGCGCGCTCTTCGGCGGTCTTGGCCAGCGCCCATTGTTCTTCGAAGCTCGGGATTGGAGTCCAGGTGTTGGCTTTCCAGCCTAGGTGCCATGAGCCCGTTGTCAACACAACCACTTCTTGTGTGGCTGGGGTCATGGGGGTCTTTGGGGTCGAGGTCATGCAGGTGTTGCCGATAGTCGTCATGTTGATGTGTTCGTTGGGTTTTTGCTTGTCGCTGCTTGTGGAAAGTGATGGGATGAAAACATTTCAATTTTATGGGGGACTCTGTCCCCCAGGTCCCCCTGGCCTACGGCCCTAAGGTTTGTGTGAGAGCCTACGGCACATTCGTTTGTTTGAAAATGGAAGTGCGGATTTGCCGTAGGCTGGGGGGATAACGGGGGGCTGCGCCCCCTGTAAAAAAAGTGTTAGAACATATGATGTGTAATGTCATGGCTTACCTTAAATACTTACCTTAGATACTTACTCCGAATGTTTCTTGAAGTTTGAGTTTGAATGCTGCTTGGTCTTCGGGTGACATGATGAACTCCATTGCAAGTAGAGCGACTTGGAGTTCGCGGCTTGGAGTAGCGGCGGTGGCTGACGTGGAGGAGGCATCATCACGTGGTGATAGTTCAAGGGGGATGAGTGATTGTGAATGTGAATGCGAAATTGCAATAAGTGATGGAAGCGATGGCGATGCAGGAGGCGATGGTGGTTGAGGTTGGGATTGTTTTGTTTTGGGGGTAACGGGTTTTTGTTTGGTGCTTGGTGCTGGTGCTGCTGGTGCTGCAGGAATTTGAAGTGGTGAGAGAGGCAGTTTTGTCAGAAGCGATGGTCTTGTAGCAGTAGCAGCAGCGCCTCCTCCTGCTTGTGCTTGTTGCTGCGCTTGTTGCGCTTTTGCCACTACTGCAGCGCCACCACCACCGGCAGCAGGAGGAACAGGAGGAACAGGAGGAACAGGAGAAGCACTTGATGCGATATCGTCGTCACTCGCGCTGCTAGTAGCATCATCGGACTTGCTCTTCTTCTTTCTCTGTGATTCCGGTATATTCGTTTTCCAAAGATTGTCCGAAAACACATTTGACAGATGGTCGATGAGTTTTTTGAGTTCTGGATGAATATTGTTTTCGTCAAGTTGCGACTTGTTGACTTGCGTTCCGAAAAGCTCGTCGGACATTTCGGTCGCGGGCATTGTGATCTCTTGATTGACATTTTCATAAAATGGATACGCCGACTTGTCACCTTGTTTTCTTTTCGGCGTGGGAATGCTCTTAACACATCTGCCACTGCGAGTGTATCGCCGCACGATTGTTTTCTCTTTGAAGATGGTGAGGTTGCCTTTGTCAAATTCTTTGCGAATTTGTTCTGTGTGAATCTTGTCCCACAACGCCGAATATGCGAGGTTGATTTGAACGACGTCAACGACATAGTATGACGCAACCGATAGTAAAATCCGTTTGGTGTTAATTTGGGCCTTGGTATTCAGCGGTAGTGAACACACACACTCGTCGTCATTACCACCCCGCACTGCGAATTTGATTTCGGCGGTTGTTTTGTCTTTGAGAATCAGTATCTCGTGTGACACGCGTGTGACTCTGGGATCACCCAACGACCCGGATGGATTGAACGGACAAATCACGCGTGTCGCGGCATCGGCTGCAGAGTCATCTGCGTAATGCTTGACACTGATGGTTAGCCCGGCTTCAATCTTGCGATGAAACGTAGTCGCGATGAACCATCTCAAACCATCAATGGTTTTGTCATCCATCAACTGGGCCAATCCTGAATAGGTTTCTTCGTCAACTTCACCGACGATGAGGGTTCCTGTTCCATCGTGCTGAATCGACAAACGTGACCATAATTCTTCCTGTCGCCTGGATGCTTCGTGCGCCGATGGGCACGATTTGTCCTTGTTGTAATCCACTTCAACCGCGAGAAGTTTGCGAGATTCACTTGACCGCGTAATCTTTTCAATGACACCACCCTTTCCTTTTGATATGACAATCAATGCGGCCGAACCGCCCAATCCAAAACGTCCACTCTTGTCATCAAATGAACCCTCCTGCTGCGGATTGTTGAGAATACACGAGTCGCCGAGTTTTTCTTTGTTCATTCCTGATGCATCGTCCGCGATGTAGTATCCGTTGTGTGTATTCCCGTCTTCGTCAGTCCATTTGCAGAGCCCGATTCTCACCTTTTTTGCTCCAGCGTCGTTTGAGTTGTCGATAAGTTCACCCCACGCATCAGTATGCGTGAATCCAAGAAATGAAACGTTCTTGATTGTTCCGGCTTGATTCACTAAAGGTTTGCTGCTCATTTGATGATTCGTTGATTTGCTGATTTGCTGATACGCTGTATTCGATATATTGTGGAAAAGTCATTTCAATTTTCTGGGTGGAGGGCTTCGCCCCCTGTAAAAAAATGTTAGAATATATGATGTGTAATGTGATGGCTTACCTTATAGTTTAAATTTTAACTCCGTCACTTTCATAAGTGTTTCCACTCCTCGATCCACTCCACAAAGACTTCACATGCTTCTTCCGTCGTGATTTTGTAATCTGCATACACCCCTGCAATTTCGTTGAAGCCTTTTTGCTTTTCTTCTTCTCGGTTTTTTGGCTCCAATATATCGTCTGCAAAGATTTTGATATCCCGCAGTTCCCCAATCATGGAACACGCTTTTTCAGGAGTGAGTTTTCCGTCCGCCAACGCAGCGGCAAGGTCGCAGAAGAATTTTTGTTCCTTTTGATGTTGTTGTTGTTGTTGTTGTCCGTTCATTGCTGGTTCGCTGTATTTTATTCTTTCAAGAGAAAACATTTCAATTTTATGGGGGACTCTGTCCCCCAGGTCCCCCTGGCCTACGGCCTTTGAGATTTGCGTGAGAGCCTACGGCAAAAGTGTTTGAAAATGGAAGTGCTGATTTGCCGTAGGCTAGTGTGCATAAAGAACTATACGACTCTGTCCCCTGTGCCACTGGGCAATCACGTGACCCCGGCGCTTCTATTTCCCCGACAATCCGCCTCCCCCATTTGGCGCCAAATAGGGCATATATAGGAAATCGAGAAATGAGTGACAAATTGAGAAATGAGTGATGAAAAATACAGGGGACTCTGTCCCCCGTGATCCCCCTGGCCTACGGCCTTTGAGGTGTGCGTAATGGCCTACGGCACGTCCGCACTTCAATTTTTAAACAAAGGAATATGCCGTAGGCACGCGACCCTTAGTGCCGTAGGCGGGGGGGTTAACGGGGGGCGAAGCCCCACGTAAAAAAAAGTTGATTGCCGGCGGTTGGTTTCGATCCAACGACCTCCCCGTTATGAGCGGATAACCGACCCCAAGTCGGACCATTGCTGGTCGAAGTGAGCAGGGTCGGGTGTTTAGGCGCTCTGCCGCTGAGCTACGCCGGCAACATAGGGTGCTTGTTTAACGTCACTAGCATTGACGACCAGCTTCTGTAAAGCTGGTGAATTGAAAGAATACCGGGGACACGTCTCGATCGTGTGACCTCAGGATTATGAGTCCTGCGCGCTGCCTCTGCGCCACCCCGGTGAAGGGGTTGCTTGTTTAACGTCACTAGCATTGACGAGTTGCTTCTGTAAAACAACCAAATTGTAATAATACCGGCGGTATGATTCGAACATACGACCTCAGGGTTATGAGCCCTGCGCGCTAGGCCTCTGCGCCACACCGGTAGAATGAGTGGCAGCTTCTGTAAAGCTGCCGAAGTGTAATAATACGGAGGACAGGCTTTGATCCTGTGACCTCGCGGTTATGAGCCGCGCGCGCTTCCTCTGCGCCACCCCCGTAACTGGTTTTGCTCCTGTTTTACGTCGCGTGAGCTATGACGACCAGCTTCTGTAAAGCTGGCGAATTGAATAATACCGGCAACACGTTTCGATCGTGTGACCTCAAGGTTATGAGCCTTGCGCGCTGCCCCTGCGCCATGCCGGTGAAGTGTGTGAACTGATCAACATCTTTTGGATTAGTTGTTGTTGTTGACCGATGCATTCCTATTTATTGTTTCTTTTTACTTCAATTTTCTGGGCGTATAGTGAAACCTGGGAAATCGCGAATTCTTACAGGGGGCTCTGCCCCCCGTGTGCCCCCGGCCTACGGCATTGAGGTGTGTCACTGGGGACTCTGTCCCCCGTAAGCCCCCTGGCCTACGGCATGAAGGTTTGCGCGGGAGCCTACGGCACAATAGCCCATATATATAGAAATCAAGAAATGAGTGACAAATCAAGAAACCGGTTATAAAAATATGCCATAGGCACGCGACCCTTAATGCCGTAGGCCGGGGGTTAACGGGGGGCGAAGCCCCACGTAAAAAAGTGTTAGAATATATACACAAACATATACACTTACCTATTATTGAATTTTGAATTCTTTCTCTCCTTTCTCTCCTTTCTCTCCTTTCTCTCCTTTCTCTCCTTTCTCTCCTTTCTCTCCTTTCTCTCCTTTCTCTCGTTGTGCAGCTTACTGCTCTTGCTTGTTGCCATTGTGCCATTCGCCCTCGTAGACGACCTCTTTGGTGCCATCGCCGCAGCATTTGTGCAACTCGCCGTATCCGTTGGGCAAATCGTTCTTCCATTCGCCTTCGTATTCTGTCCAGTGGAACATGCTCTTGATGTTTTGCGGATTGTAGGCGCCGAAGATGGTCATCGGGCTGCGCCAAATGCCGAAGGCTGTGCGTTTGCCAAACCTGTCGAGGTATCCCTTGTAGAAGCTTCCGTCGCTCATTTTCGCGCTTTCTGTGTGTGACCACCCCAGGCTCTTCCAGACGAGATCGTCTCCATTTCCACGTGTCATAGTTGATGTTGATGCCATTGTCTTTGTCTTTGGTTTTTGCTCTCGCTGCATTCCACCATACCATCACAAAAACATTTCAATTTTATGGGGGACTCTGTCCCCCACAGGGGTAAACCCCTGTAAGACCCCTGGCCTCCTGCACAGGGGACTCTGTCCCCCGTAAGCCCCCTGGCCTACGGCACTAAGGTGTGAAGGGGCGAAGCCCCAGCCTACGGCCCAATAGTCCATATATAGGAAATCAAGAAATGAGTGACAAATCAAGAAACCGGTGATGAAAATATGCCGTAGGCACGTGACCCTTAATGCCGTAGGCACGTGACCCTTAATGCCGTAGGCACGTGACCCTTAATGCCGTAGGCGGGGGGTTCACGGGGGGCGAAGCCCCACGTAAAAAAAGATGGTTTTCAGCTACTTCACCATCAAACTATGTGCATGTGTATGTGTATATGTGTGGGTCTTTCACCCTGGGGTTATTCACCCTGGATAGCGCGCGTGTGTGTGTGTTGTGCTGTGATTTACTCCTCGTCCTCCTCATCGCACGCGGTGATGGTCTTGGTCGCGTCATCCCAGAAACCGAGGGGGTTGCCGCTGGATGCCTCAAAGGTCGCGTTGTCTTCCTGGCGGATGAGAATCTCAGCGCCGTTGAAGGTGTCAACCCAGAACACCTGCTCCTCGATTGTGCGAGTCTTGCGCTGTGCGGGTTTGCGCAGGGCGATGGATTTGGTGACTTTCTTGGGCGCGGCTGGCGTTTCAGCGGAAGGCTTGGGAGCGGCAACAGGTGTTGAGGGAGTGGAAGCGACAGACATCGCAGCAGCACTGGCAACAAGATCCTGAATCATTTCGTCGCTGGGGGTGACGTCACTCTTCGGGTTCTTGGCGGGGCGGCCGCGTTTCTTGGGTGCTTCAGCGCCGGCAGCCTTGGTCACTTGTTTGCGCTTCTGCTGGTGCTCCTCATCATCCGTCTCGGTCTCGCTGCCGCTGCCAGTGTCACTGGTTGCAACCTTGGATGCGCGAGGGGAGGCAGATTTGGGGCGACCGCGCTGCTTCACTTCCTTTTCGAGGTGTTCGTAAGGGATGGTGATGTCGTGTTTGGCTGCCTCAACCTGGAATGCTTCGGTTGTCGTGAAGCCGAACTTCTCGACGACGTTTGCAAGCCTGGTGCACTTTTTGCCACTGGGGTCGGTGTAGTCAAACAGACCGCACGCCGCACGCATGGAGCAAGTTCCGAATTTCGCGCCGGATTTCTGGCAGGAGTTGCAGAATGCGCTGATTTCGGTGGAGTCGCCAGTGCATTGAGCGAACAAGCCGTGGTAGACGCGCAGAGCTTCGCATCGGTTGGGAATGCGAACGCCGCACCAGGGGATGGGAAGGCGTTGCTCTTTGGCGACAACAGGAGCGGCTTCTTTTTCAGCTTGCTTGGCCACTTTCGCAGCTTCGCGTTCAGCGTCTTTTTCAGCCTTGCGGGCCGCTTTCGCGACTTCGCGTTCTGCCAGTTTGGCCGCCTTTTCCGCCTCTTTTTCAGCCTTCGCGGCAGCCTTGGCGGCTTCCTTGTCGGCATCTTTTTCGGTTTCTTTGGCAGCCTTGCGGGCTTCTTTGGCGGCTTCTTTTTCAGCTTGCTTGGCAGCCTTGCGGGCTTCCTTTTCAGCGTCTTTTTCAGCCTGTTTTGCAGCCTTGCGGGCTTCGCGCTCTTCCTCGGTGAGGACGGCTTTGGGGGCTTTGGGGGCCTTTTCTTTGGGTTCCTTGGGGGTTCTCACCTTCTTGATGGGGTTGCCATCAGCGTCGAGTTCGACGACTTTGGTCTTGGTCTTGGGTTCCTTGGGTTCCTTGAGGGTCTTGGTCTTGGCAGCACTGGCACGTTTCTCCAGAGCGAAAGTGAGAGGCGTCGTAGCGAGTTCGGTGACGATGAGGCGACGGACGGATTCGCCATCGAAATCCTCGCACTCACGTGCAAGAACGGCGATGATGATGTCGATGAGTTTGTCGCGCACTTGTTCGGTCACGTCGTTCGCCATTTTCGCGAGGCACTTTTCCACGAGGGGGTTCGCAGAGAGAGTCACGGCAGTGGAGGAAGAGAATGTAGTCTGGGCCATTCGATTGAATTGATTCGTAGTTGATGCGGTAGTCGCTGCATTCCAACTTCTCGCCGAAAAACATTTCAATTTTCTGGCGATTCTGAGAAAATTGAAAAAACGCGAATTCCGTGGGGGGTGGACCCCCCACTTGCCCCCCGGCCTACGGCATTTAGATTTACGTGCCTACGGCACCATCGGTCACGTGACACATGGGGCTTTGCCCCCGTTAGCCCCCCAGCCTACGGCACCATCGGTCACGTGACCTCTTTTGACATGTGACACAAAAAAAGTTGGAAGAGGATATTCCACAGGGGCGCGGCCGGACTATCTATTTCCCCGCCTCCGCTGGACATTTCCCGCCAACCAGATTTCGCTTGCTTCGAACACATCCATACTCTTCAAACCTCTTTTCAATTTTCTTCACATGTCTCCCATCATACCACACACTCACATACACGCGTCCACACACATACCCTGCCAGTCTTCCCAGTCCAAACATCACATCACTCACCTCGTCTTTCACCTCTTCCCAGTCTTTCGCGCCGAATACTTCGACCACTTCATCCCAGATTTCCTTTAGCCTTTTTCCCAATTCGCCTTTCTCGTTTGTCAGACATCCACATCCTTTCAAGCACATTCTATCTTTTTCTCGATTCACTGCTCTCCTCCTTCTCATCGAAATCCATTTCAATTTTCTGGACGGGGGTTGCACCCCGTGTAAAAAAAGTTGGAAGAGGATATTCCACAGGGGCTCCGCCCCCGTTAGCCCCTGGTCACGTGACACAGAGACTCCGCCGGACTATCTATTTCCCCGCCGCGGAGCATTCGTTGCACAGAAACACGCTTTCGCCGTTCATCCGCTCATGAACCACAAAGTCGCTCTCGTCATCCAGACCATAGTCGCAGTCATCGCAAAGCCCGAACTTGTGTTTGACCCATTCCGCTGTTCTCGCTGCTTCCAGTGCTGCCCAATGGCAGTCTCCCAGTTCTCCCCACCTTTCTGCCAGTGTCTGTGCAAGCAGGTCTTCTTCTTCCTCTTCTTCTTCTGCCACCACTGGCATCACCGCCGTTGCCATCGCCGTCGCCATCCAGTAGTTTCTCGCGTTTTCGTTGATTGTTGCCATGTTCGCTGCATTATATCTTCTTTCCTAAATCCATTTCAATTTTCTGGACGGGGGACTCTGCACAGGGGGCCCCCTGGCCTACGGCACTTTAGGCGTGTCTGAGAGCCTACGGCACAGGGGGCGGAGCCCCCCGTTATCCCCCCGGCCTACGGCACTTTAGGCGTGTCTGAGAGCCTACGGCACAGGGGGCGGAGCCCCCCGTTATCCCCCCGGCCTACGGCACTTTAGGTGTGTCTGAGAGCCTACGGCACAGGGGGCGGAGCCCCCCGTTATCCCCCCGGCCTACGGCACTTTAGGCGTGTCTGAGAGCCTACGGCGCGTCCGCCCTGCCAGGGGGTCTGCCAGTGAGGGAGGCTCATCCAGAGGCTGTTGGTTGAGGGTCACCCAGGATGGGGGGTCTACCAGGTTCCCAAAGGGGTCATCCAGGGGGTGCCAGTGGGAAGCCGCTTTTTAGCCACTTTAGGGCCCCGATACGCCATCCGCCGTTTCAATTTTTTACGCCACTTACCCGCCACTTTAGCCCTTTTTGGGGGTTCCCTACGTGGGGGAAACCCCCCCGTTAACCCCCCCGCCTACGGCACTTTAGGGTTGCCTGACAGGGGGCTCTGCACAGGGGGCTCTGCCCCCCGTTATCCCCCCGGCCTACGGCATTTTTAAGGCATTTAAGGGTTGCGAAGCCTACGGCACATCTTTTCACCACAGGGGGCTCTGCCCCCCGTTATCCCCCCGGCCTACGGCATTTTTAAGGCATTTAAGGGTTGCGAAGCCTACGGCACATCTTTTCACCACAGGGGGCTCTGCCCCCCGTTATCCCCCCGGCCTACGGCACATCCTTTTCACCCTTTTCACCCTTTTCATACTTTTCACCCTTTTCATACTTTTCACCCTTTTAACCCTTTTAACCCTTTTAACCCTTTTCACCCTTTTAGCAATTTTTACCCCACTCGGCCACCCTTATCCACCACGCCTACCGCCTTTTTTAATGATTTAAGGGTTGCTATGCCTACCGCCTTTTTATATGGGGCTTTTTTTAGCGCCTCTTTTTACGGCACACTTCATTTCCACAGGGGACTCTGTCCCCCGTTAGCCCCCTGGCCTACCGGCACTTTAGGGATGCGAACACTATGGCTTTTTTTAGCGCACACTTCATTTCTCTTTTTTCTCCACACACTATATACACTTTTTTACTACTCTTTCTTTTCTCTACACTACAACTACTCTCTCTCTTTTATTTTCTATGTCTTCTGCACCACCACCACCAAGCCCGGGAGATGGTGATATAAAAGATTTATTCAAAAAATTAGACGTTAACACCTCATTATATCCTAGCATTAACAATGTTATAGTAGCTAGTAACTATAACTCCAACATAAGTAAAAGACTGCTTTTTGATTTTTTAGATATATATACTGATGAATTTTATAAAAAAATTAAAGCCCCTTCTCAGTTAGTCAAGTTCAACAACAATTATATCGATATTTCATCTACTGGTATATTCGAACAAATACCTGAAAACATAAACAACTTTGATGGTGAAAATATTGACGGGTTTATAAACATCATTCAAACATTATGCAATAAAGTTCCCATTAATTTAGATGTTCATGGTATATTTTCTAATATGTCAAATAAATGGATAGAACAAAAAATATTATGTAAAATGAGATTAGCTACTATGATAACAGGGATAGATTTAGCTAATTCTATTACAAGTCCACTAGATTTATCGTATCATAAATTTGATATAACTGATGAAAATACAGAATATAAAAGTAAAACATATCAAACTAAAGGTTCTGACCCCCGGATAGTAAGATGGGGTACAGGAACATGTGATCCATCTGATGTATTCTATGCAAGTGAATTTAGTTTTAAAATCACAAAATTTACGGATGGATCTATTAACCCCATATATGTAGTGTCTGTGTCATCTATGATAGACATCGCTTCAACATTATTACCTTTGCCTGACTATTTTATAAAAAATTTTTCACCCACGGCTACTAAAAATTATTTAGCAAGTCCTCCTAATTGTATGGGGTTTTCGAGGAATGGGACATATAATGTGAAATTTGTTATTAATATTCCTCAATATTCGTATGTGTTTGAAAAATCAAAAAATTTTGATAAATATGTTCCTTTTGAAGACACTATTCTTGATTTTGAAATAAATAAAACACTTGGAACGGCCCAAGGCTTTACATCCAGTAACCCTTTTCCTAGAGTATTGTGGAAAACATCAAACAATAAGGGTAGTTTATATGTTCCTCCTGTTCCTCCCGTTATTACCACTCAAAAACCAGATGACACAAATATAACCGATACAACAGCTAAAATTAATGTAACATTTACAAATGATAGCAAATTTAAAATTTTATCTGGGCAGGTTTTTTATAGTACAACCAAAATCCCTGAAAAACCAGACGCCAGTATACTTTCATTACCAACTACTACTATTGCAGGTAATGCATTTGAAATATCCATCACTGGCCTTAACCCAGGCACAAAATACTATGTTAAAGGAGCTATACTTTATGGTGATAGTATTGTGCAAATTGGAACTGAAATCGATTTTACAACAAAAGCTACAATTGATCCTTCCGGTTCTTCTCGTTCTGGTTCTGGTTCTGGTTCTGGTCCTCATGGTTCTGGTTCTGGTTCTGGTCTTCCTCCTCCTCATGGTAAAGATGGTAGTCCTCCTCCTCTTCATGGTAGTAAAGATGGTAGTCCTTCTCCTCATGTTGATACTTCTAGTGATCCTTCTGGTTCTAGTTCTAGTTCTAGTTCTAGTTCCCCACGTTCTGCTGCTGATATAGCCAAAGCAAAAGCAGCACAAGTAGCAGCGGCAGAAAAAGCGGCATTGGATGCACAAGCGGCAGCAGCACAAGTAGCAGCGGATGCAAAAGTAGCAGCGGATGCAAAAGTAGCAGCGGATGCAAAAGTAGCAGCGGATGCAATAGCGAAAGAAAAACTTCTTCCAAACTATATAGGTGGTTGGCTTGTTAATATAAATCAAAGTAACAACTCTGTATTTTTCAAAAAAGTAGGTGAAGACAAAACTCAATATGAAGTACCTGATGAAGTTTTAAGTAAACTGAAAAGTACGGATTCACTCGCACCTGATTTTAGAAAATTACCTTTAGATGCAATTAAAAATTTACCGCCTAATTGGATTATCTATATGAGCGATGTCGCTAACAATGGTAAAGGTAGATTATACTTTACTAGCTCTGGTAGTGGAGAACCAACATGGACATTTCCAACACAGCAAGAACAAATGGAAGCACAAGCGGCATTGGATGCACAAGCGGCAGCGGCAACATCGGCAGCGGCAAAAGTAGCAGTGGATAAGAAATCGGCAACAGCGGCAACATCGGCAACAGCGGCAACATCGGCAGCGTCAATGGGATCGTTGTTCGGTGATGATGATGCCCCAATATCGGCATCCAAGGCAGCGGCAGCACCCAAGGCAGCGGCAGCACCCAAGGCAGCGGCAAAATCATCGTTGTTCGGCGATGATGAAATCACTGCGCCAGTGAAAGCCACACCGAAAACGAGTATTTTCGGTGATGATGATGATGATGCCCCAACACCACCAGTTGTTACAACACCACCAGTTGTTACAACACCACCAGTAGCGGAAGCAAAAGCTGCAGCGGAAGTGAAAGCAGCAGCGGAAGCGAAAACGGCAGTGGAACAAAAAGCTGCAGCGGAAGCCAAGGCAGCAGTGGAAGCCAAAGCGGCAGCAGCAGCGGAAGTGAAAGCAGCAGCGGAAGCCAAGGCAGCAGTGGAAGCCAAAGCGGCAGCAGAAGCCAAAGCGGCAGCGGAAGCCAAGGCAGCGGCGGAAGCCAAAGCGGCAGCGGAAGCCAAGGCAGCGGCGGAAGCCAAAGCAGCAGCGGAAGCCAAAGCAGCAGCGGAAGCAAAAGCTGCGGAGCAAGCAAAAGCAGCAGCGGAAGCAAAAGCAGCAGCGGAAGCCAAAGAAGCATTGGCAGCGGAAGCCAAAGCAGCAGCAGAAGCCAAGGCGGCAGCAGAAGCCAAAGCGGCAGTGGAAGCAAAAGCATTAGCGGAAGCAAAAGCAGCAGCGGAAGCAAAAGCTGCGGAGCAAGCAAAAGCAGCAGCGGAAGCAAAAGCAGCAGCGGAAGCCAAAGCAGCAGCGGAAGCCAAAGCGGCAGCGGAAGCCAAAGCATTAGCATCCTCGTCATCTGCAGCATTTTTATCATCATCATCGGGTGCATTTTCACCAGCAGCTACATCAGTATCATCATCATCATCATCATCATCATCATCATCGTCATCTGCAGCATCATCATCATCATCTGCACCATTTTCATTACCTGCATTATCATCAACATCCGCGGCATCATCATCATCATCGTCATCTGCAGCATCATCATCATCATCTGCACCATTTTCATTACCTGCATTATCATCAACATCCGCGGCATCATCATCATCATCATCGTCATCGGCATCCCCAGCATCATCATCATCATCATCATCGTCATCATCATCGTCATCATCATCGTCATTGGCAGCATTTTCATTACCATCATCATCATCATCATCATCATCATCGTCATCGGCATCACCATCATCGTCATCGTCATCATCATCATCGTCATCGTCATCACCATCATCGTCATCGTCATCATCATCATTACCATCATCATCATCATCATTCGCTGCGGCATTATCATCATCATCATCGGCATCGCTAGCGACGACATCAGCAGTAGTAGCAGCACCAGCACCAGCAACGGAAGCCAAAGCAGCAGCAGCAGCGGCAGCAGCACCAAAAGCGGCCAACGATGGTGTAACATTTGTAAGGGAAGTTAACGATTTCAAGTTACCGAGGCTTATGGCATGGGGCACCGATGGCAACATAGTTGTCGCCGACAGCGGTAATGATATAGTGAAAGTTGTTAAGTTTAGCGATGGCAAACTTGTCCGCACCATCGGCAGCCAAGACAAAAGCCCTAGTAAATTCAACAATCCCTTCAGCGTCGCGTTCGATACCGCAGGTCACATTGTTGTTGTTGAATGGGGCAATCATCGCGTGCAAGTGCTGCGCTACATTGACGGCACCCATGTTCAAACTATCGGCAGGCAAGGCACAGGCAACAAAGATTTAAGTTATCCATGCGCCGTTGCGATTGACAAGAATGGAAGCATGTTCGTGCATGATTATGATAATGGCCGTATTCAGGTATTCAATTTTGATGGGAATATATACAAATACGAGCGCAGCATGTGCAGCAAAGGCGATGGTCCTGGGCAGCTCCGCGGCAACGGCAGTATTGCATTTGATAAGGAGGGTAATGTTGTAGTGGCTGACGGCGAAAATAATCGCGTACAGGTTTTGAATAAACTTACTGGGACACACATACGCACCATCGGTAGCGCAGGAGCAGGTGCAGGGCAATTCAAAAGTCCCAAGGGCGTTGCGTTCGATAAAAAAGGCCATATCTTCGTAGCTGACATGGGTAATAATCGAGTGCAGGTGTTGAACTACGATGATGGCAGTCACGTGAAAACTATTGGCAAAAAAGGTACTGGTGAAGGGGAATTCAATGAACCATACGGCGTTTTGGTTGACGAAAAAGGCCACATCGTCGTGAGCGATAAGAATAATAAAAGAATACAGATTTTTATTGATCCTAGTATAGAAGCGGAAGCGGCGGCAGCGGCGACATTACCTGTAGTGCAAGCCTCACCAATACCAAGACCTGCACCTGCACCAGCACCACCAGTATCAGCGGTGGCAGTAAAGGGAGCGGAGACGGATTTGACAATAAAAATCGATGACTATTCTTTTAGGTTACTTAATAAAGATACAACACAAAAAAATGTAGATAAAAATATAATTCATATCGAATGGTCTATTGTTAGCGGTAATACAGGAACATTTAAAGCATACCAGTCAAGTTCAGAGATGGGAACATGGAGATTAGCTATTTGGGAGTATGTAAGTTTTTTAAAACCAGGTAATTATACAACTGGTACATTTATACATTTAAATTTGCAAAAGTTTATTTTTAATAATTTAGACAAATTAAAAGAAGTTTCATTAAGCGTAAGCGATGATGGTAGTGAAGAGTATAACCTCCTCATGAAATATGGTAATGAGAATAATGGTCTAAGAAAAGAAGAGTTGTGTGAAAAGGGTCAGGAAACTAAATTTAATCAACTATCTACATTTTGTGATTTAACTGGAGCAAATTGTGGTTCTACAGCTACACCGCCATTTACGATAGGAAGTTTTAATAAACTTGTTAATATAGATAAGATATATCCTGAAATAAATGCTTTTATTGATACTCATAGTTTAAGTGTAGATAAAAGAGAAGCACACGCTGTATGGTCACTACCAGAAACATTTATGGGCGAATATGTATATGTAGTCGAAGTTATCTATGCATTTATTACAAAATATTTTTCAGCGGTTTATCCTGGTAAAGCATTATATAATTATAGTTTTAATTTTGCTAGTAATTGCACTATTAGTGTTGAAGTATATGAACTAGAGATTACTGAAAATGGATCATCTCCAGAACGCAAATATAAATATTATTATGTTAAATATAGAATAGTTACGAGTGAAGAAGGTGGTAGTACACCTTTATCAAACTTTGTTGGAAAAAACTATTATTTTCCACTATTTATAATACCCATTAATTCTAAAATTAATAAATATGGTATTTATGATTGTTTTATGAATGGATGTATTTATTTTTGTAAACCATTTGAATATAGTTCACAATGTCCATTAGCGTATAAGTTTGAATGCACGCAAAGAGGTATTAATACTTATTATTTTATTGGTGATTTATTATCACATTATACGGCATTTGTCACAGACGATTCAGATTTTATTGAATCTAGATCGGAAGCCCAAAAAATATCGATAAGTAAAAAGGCAATGGAAAAACAAGCCAAGCAAGCAATAAAAGACGATGAAGCTCACGCTACTGCCGCTATTATATCTTATACTGATGTAACACTTTTAAGTAGTGTTAATAATACAACTGGTTCGTGTCTAAATAAATTAGCTATTCCGAGTTTAATGGCATGGGACCGCGAAGACAACGTTGTTGTCGTCAACAAGAGATCTCATTGCCTGGAAGTTGTTCGACTAATCGACAGCAGTTGCATCAAGACGATAGGTGTATTTGGCGCAGGCGATGGGCATTTCAATACTCCCAATGGCGTCGCGTTCAATAAGGCAGGCAACATTATTGTAGCGGACATGATGAATCATCGGGTGCAGGTTCTTGACTACGATACGGGCACCCACATACAAACCATTGGCAGCAAGGGCAGTGGAAATGATCAGTTCTCACAACCATACAGCGTTGCAGTTGATAAAGAAAATAACTTGTTTGTACTTGACTCCTTAAATAGCCGTATTAAAGTTTTTAATCTGAAAGATGGCAAATACATTTTCAATCGCAGCATGTGCAGCAAAGGCTCAGAACCGGGGCAGATCAAGGGCACTGGTAGTATTATATTTGATAATAAAGACAATATTGTATTGGTTGACACCGATAACGATCGCGTGCAGGTTCTCAAGAACATCGATGGGACACACTTGCGCACTATAGGCAGGGCGGGCACAATGCTTGGTCAGTTCTATCACCCCACGAGTGTCGCGTTAGACAAGGACGGCAACATCATCGTAGCTGACATGAATAATCATCGGGTGCAGGTGTTGCGGTACAGCACTGGCACCCATGTAAAAAATATTGGCAGCCAAGATAATTTTAAGTCGCCGTGTGGCGTTTTGATAGATAACAAAGGGAATATCATCGTGAGTGATATATCCCTAAAGAGCATACAGGTTTTTGGTATTCTTTCTGAGGAAGCCAAAAAGGAAGCAGCAGCGGCACCACCAGTATCAGCGGCGGCAGCGGCACCACCAGTATCAGCGGCGGCAGCGGCACCACCAGTATCAGCGGCGGCAGCGGCACCACCAGTATCAGCGGCGGCAGCGGCACCACCAGTATCAGCGGCGGCAGCGGCGGCAGCGGCGGCAGCGGCGGCAGCGGCGGCAGCGGCGGCAGCGGCGGCAGCGGCGTTAGATGCGGAAAAAAATAAAATAAATGAAAAAATAAAGATGATTGATACTAAAATAGAAGATATTAGCAAAAATGTAGGTAGTGTAACTGGCAAAAAAAAAAAATCTAATTTTGATGATGCTTTAAAAAAAATTAAAATTAGTCTAAAAAGTCAAATGGATATTATTGCATCATGCACAGATATTAAAATCTTAGAAACAATTGATAAAGCAGTTGATGATATACAAGCTCAAGCTACTAGTTTAGATAAAGATATAAGTGATGAAATTATGGAAGAAACTACAATAATGGTTACTGCAAAACCATTAAGCGAAGAACAAATTAGTGAACTTGCACAGAAAGGTGGTGGTATTTTTGAAAAGTTAAAACCTAGTTTAATTCCTATAGCATTGCATGATTTTTTAAATAATCCACTAAACCCACAATTACCTTTATCTACTTCTAACAATCCATTTATAAAAAAAATAAAAATTTCTTCTCTTATAGATGGTATAGAAGGTTATAATATAAATTTTAAAGATAAAAGTACAGAGTATGATTCTTCATCAAAAATATCAGCAGCCGTTATACAACGTGCTAATGAATTAATGTGCGTTTTTTTTATAGAGTTATCAAATGACGCTTTTGTTACATCGAGGCAAATGCCTCCTGGTGACAAAACTAAATTAGAACTATTTGATAATTATAGAAGTTTATGTCAAAAGATAACGAGTCATTTTACTAGTGATGATAAAAAATTTAATCTCAGTAATGTTGGACTTTTAGAAAAAATAAAAGGTGGTGTAAAAAAAGATGATAGTCCAATATATTATGAGGTAAAGGATATAATCGAAGTATATCAAAAAATTTATACAAATGGAAGTAATATTTTTGATATAATAAAAACAATGTTACCTTATAATTTTGATGATGTTATAATATTTATTGATACACAAATAACAGAGCTTGAGGCACAAATAAAAGAAGCAACAAGAAAATTAGGAAGATCGTCTACAACTTTTACTTTTACAGGTTCAGTTGATAGACATACATTTGTAATCGGTGTAGTTACAAGATTCCAAACAAATTGTAAAATTTTAAAAGTAAGACTAGAAAATTTAAAAACAATGATAAATGCAGTTAAAAATGAATTTAAAAAAAATCCAATAGTTAATGCTTATTTAAATCCAGAGAATTTAGATGGTTCATTTAATTATAGTCTTTTCACATTCGAAAAGTTATATGAAAAATTTATAGAAATGGTTAAAAAGTTTTATGATTTATATTCAAACACTAATGTTTCTTCTCTAACACATGACGAATACCAAGCCCACCTATTTTATTTTATGAATCATTGTGTAAAAACACAAAAAAAACTATATGATAATGACTTTTTGAAAAAATCAGTAATCAGTATTGAAGCAGTTTATAATCAATACAACAATGAAAAAAAAACTCTTGAAGAAGCTAATCGTAAAATAGTAGATGAGCATGAGAAAAGATTTACGCTTATGAAAGAACAATTAGAACAAGCTATAGCTGATACTGATATAGAGAAAGCTTTAAATGAGACTAAAGATAAAAAACCTACTAAGGGTGAGGTTGAAAAGTTTACAACTGATCGCCAAAAACAACTGAAAGAGTTAAGAAATTTAAATCCTAAGAAAGTAGAAGAAAAACAAAATATAGATACTCAAAATAGTGGTAAACTAACTTCACTTAATATCAAATATACAGAAAAAATTAAAAAAATTTTGGGTACACAAATAAGTGAAACTAACCAACTATTTTACCAATGTTTAAATAACATTTTTCTAGACCTTGGGGTTGAGTTTAATTTAAAAAAAAACCCTATTGAGGTAGTATTAGGTGAAAAATTTGAAACTAAATATCAAACATTATTTTTATTTTATCCTGGATTTAAAGAATTACTTACAAAATTAGCATATAATTTGTATAATATTCAAAAAAAACTTAATAGTTTAGATCAATATACTTCGAATATAACAAGTTTTTCTACCTATAAAGAAAATTATAAAGAAAAAGTTGACGAGTTAGTTGCATTACAATCATCCCTTAGTGATGTTATGAGAGAAATTGATGATATATTACTTGGATATAAAAATGCCTTTGTTACGTTATCGTTTCAAATAGCATCTACTTTATTTGGGTATGGTGTTTCAATTCTTCAAATATTTATGCAAAATTTTCCAGAAAAATTGAACTCTTTTACTCTACCAGCGGGAAGCATAGAACCAAACTATGGTTTACAACAGCTAGATAAATTAAAAAACCCATTTCAACCTTTTGTAACTGCAGGATATGTAGAAAATCAAGAGTTTGATCTACAACCATCTGACTATGAAACTAAATTTTCTAGTCTTACTCCTACTCTTAGTTCTACTCCTTTCAATATATTACTACCACTAGGTCAAAAGTTAAAAGATGTTCAGACATTTAATGTTTTACTAGTTGCTAAAGCATTTGATATCAAGCTAGACCAAACGTTATATCCTAGTAGTGGTTTTGTAGGTGGTAAAAAACAACGCAGATTATTACCTCCTCCATATCAGTCAAACAAGCGACCCAAAAAGCGTAAAACTATCAAAAAACGACCTAGTGCACCCAATACAACACACAAAACTACCAAAAAGAATAAACGATACACTAATAATAATAAAACAAAAAAGAACAAGCAAGTCAAAAATATCCTTACAAAAGCGAATCAAAAACGTAACAAAAAGCATAAAAGGTCTATTCGAAAATTATAGTCAAATACATTTTATATTTGTAGAATACTCACAACTATAAAATCAATATATTCGTTATATTCATTATGACCATTATGTTCATTATGTTACATACTAGTATAGAAAATTGAAGACTATATCATATAGTATATTATGATATAGTAGAAGCACATAGACAGAAAGCCGTCATGAACAATACCCGCACCAACTATGTCAATAACAACAATAACACCAACACCAATAACATCCCATCAAGTGTCACATTGCGACTCGTGATGTCGTGTGACATTTTCTGGAAATACGAGATGGATATCGTGGTTGACCGCAGACAATTCGACCCCAAGTTTACGAATCGTGATCAAGATGAATCGGAAGCATTTGACATCCTGTCGCGCCACCTATGCGACGAAATGAAGAAACATATTCACGCGGATTTGACACAGAATGCCGAACACGGCTTAATCCGCAAGTTGGAAGAAATTTATCCCAAGTTTCATATTCATGGGTTGACAACGCATGAAATACTTTACCCCTTCGACGCGCGCAATTCAGCACACTCCCGCGGCGACGGCAAAATATTTATCTGCACACATTGTTAACTTTATATTTGTATTAGACTATGTTAATATTTGCATTATATTAAATAGTTTGAATAGTTTTACTTATTTTTTACCACATTATAAATATATATAAAATTGAAAATATTAAATATAAAGTATTATGGTATATTATAGTTTAAGCGAAAAAGCAAGTAATCACACAACCTACAAACATGACTCCTAAATACAATAAAAGTCACATTATCCCCGACAATACCAATACTACAACGAGCAGTAGTTCAATATTTCGTGCACCGACACAAACATATCAAACGAATCCATATATTCCGATGATAAATGTCCCTGCGACATCAAAGCTTCCATCGCCAGGTGAAATCGTCACATCCGTCGAATTGTTGATCGCGCATGTATCCGAATTATCACGCAAGATTGACCGCATTGAGTCACGAGTAAACGATTGGGTAAATCTTGGGCTAGCGGAGCGTATGACTATTGCCGAGCGTGGCATCCATGCTCTCAAAACGTGTCACAATGACCATGATGAAAAAATAGCACGCATTAAAAAGGAAATAGACAAAACTAAAGATACGGACAAAGATACAGACAAAGATATTCAGGATTTATATGATCATATCAGGGATTTAGTCGACCAGAATGAAGACGCCAATAAATGCCTCGACAGATTTTCCGATATTTTGACTATCCATACACGCAAGTTGCGCCATGCAAAACATCGGTCACGTGACCTTACCAAAAAATGTGCCGAAATCGGTATTCTCCGCCGGCGCGTGTCTAAGGTGGAGGAAAATAACACCGAAATTGCCCAATGTTTCGAAACGACTACCGAGCTTAGGGGTATCGTGGATAGTATAACCGAGCAGCTACGTGAATATAAAGACAAGTGTGAATATTTGGAGTCTGCGAATGCGTGTATGAGGTTTGGTTGCGGTAACCCACACATCGAAGACTTGTATCGAGATTTGCCGTCATTAGAGCCGATAATGTGTGATGAAAATATGGAACTATGTGATGGGACGGATTTGAATGCGTACTTTTCGAACTATTGGGATAATACAAATACCGAGGATAAACAGGAAGAAAAACAGCAAGAAGCACAAAAGGGTCACAATACATCTAAGGAAATTGTAATAAATATAGAAGAAGAAATTGCGAAATATGGAGATGTTAGTAATGACGACGACGATTTTGAAAAATTGTAACCGAAATAGTCAAATAAAGTCAAACAAAAATATATAATTTCAATAGTATACTAAACTCTATTGAAATGATATGCATCCTAATTTTTTTCAAGGTAGTCGATAGCACTGATAAGGATTTTTTCCTGGTCTGATAGTTTTTGAAAAATCAAACAATTATCAAATTTGAGTGCGACGTTTCTTCTGCCTCCTCTGCCACCCCTATTTAAACCCGAACATATCAAAAATACCCCCTTTTCATTAACTAAAATATTTACAAGCACTGCACCGGTTACTAGTTTAATATCTGTCGTATCTTTGTCCAATCGTATCCAGCGTATAAATCGTCCAACTTGTAGTTCATTGAGTTCATCTACATATTTGTATTCTTTTAAAACTTTATGATAATCTTTCAATTCGCCACCCGAAAGTTGTAGTTTCTGCAGAATATCATTCTTATTTTTTTTCATAGTTGCAGAGGATAAACCGGCTACATTTGTATTGTTTTCATTATCTAAAGCGTGAATCAGGTCATTTACGTCGAGGCTCATAATGCACGAATTCAGTTATATATATTATACTTATAACTTTAAATTCTATTACGGCATAATATTTTTTTGGACTCTGCTGAACAAAATACAAAACATCCCCCAAAAACACACATCCAAGAATTGCGAAAAACAGCCTTCCCAACTTCCGCGCAATCTTTTGCGCGATCCGTCTGCGGCATTCCATGCTGCTCCATCTCATCGAAGTTGCCGGAGTATCTATTTCTCCGCGCGCCGAAATATAATTCCAAAACATCCCCCGAAAATGGCCAAACAAGAATCCGGCAAAACAGCCTTCCCAACTTTTGGACCATCTTTTGAATCCTCGTTCGCGAATATGCAATCCACTGCATAATGCTCTCGTTATACTATAACTAAAAATCACCCACCAAAGCATAAAGGTAAGGCCGCGGAAATAGCGCAAGCGGACGCTGAAGAAGTGATGATGTAATGTTTTTTCAAAAGTATTTTAGGTTTTTCAAAAAAGGACATTTATAAATGTCCATTTTCAGATTTTCATTTATAGATTTGAAAAAAATGTTGAAAACCTCACTCAGACCATAATGCTCTCATTTGGTTTTTTAAGTTAAAAATTTTGTTACGATAACTTTTTAGACATTTTTAATATATTTGCGGAAAGGGTTTAGAAGTTTTTTTGTATACAAATTATATAATAAGATTATTTTAAGATTATTTTAAGATTATTTTCAGCCAAGTTTTAAGATTATGCCAAAGACGGACATTGACTATTCGAACACCATTATTTATAAAATAACTTGTAAATCTCCTGACGTTAATGAGGTATATGTGGGGCATACGACGAACTTTGTTCAAAGAAAATATGCTCACAAACAAGCATGCACAAATAGTAATATTGCTAACCATAACTGCAAGCTATACCAAGTGATAAGAAAACATAATGGTTGGGATAACTGGAAGATGGAGATAGTTAATTTTTTTAATTGTAAAGACAGCTATGAAGCAAGGCAAAAGGAGCAAGAATATTTTGTATTACTTAAAGCTACGCTTAATAGTATTGAACCATTACCATCACCAAAACCAGAAGAAAAAAAATATTATTGTGAACATTGTAATATGACATGTTCTAGTGAATATGTGTTTAACATACATAACAAGACGATAAAACATAAAGAAATTATTTCGGGGAAAAGGTTACCTCCTAGCGAATCAGTTCTTATGAAAAAACCACCTGGTTTTTACTGCGAAGCTTGTAACTTTAAGTGTTATAAAGAATATAACTATAATGTGCACGTTGCAACCCCCAAACATCAAAAGTTTACAAAAGTTTACAAAAGTTTACAAAAGGATATTAACCCAAAATATATTCTCGTCTGTGAGTGTTCAAAAAGATATTCAAGTCGTATGGGATTATGGAAACACAAACAAAAATGTTTAATTGCCAAGAATCTCACTGATAATACCGATAACACTGATAATACCGATAACACTGATAATACCGATAACACTGATAACACTAACGCCATGAACTCTAATAATGAAATAGTATCAGAGTTAAAAGATATTAATAATATAGACAAAGACGATATAATTATAAAGTTATTAAAAGATAATGAGGAGATTCGCCAAATATTGAAAGAAGTGATACCAAAAATGGGTAACAATACTACTATAAACAACAACAACACAACAAACAATAACACATTGAATAATTTCAATTTGAACTTCTTTTTGAACGAGCAGTGCAAAGATGCTCTCAATATTTCGGAATTTGTTGAGTCACTTAAGATAACATTTGAGGATTTGTTATATTCGAAGAAGAATGGATTGGTGCAGGGGATTAGCAATGTGATGATACGTGGATTGAAGGAGTTGGATATATATAAGCGTCCGATCCATTGCACGGATAAGAAACGTGAGACGATGTATATTAAAGACAAGGAGAAGTGGGAGAAGGATGAGACACACGAGATAATGAAAAATACGATAGAGATGGTTGCAGATAAGGAGCGAAATGCACTGCAAATATGGACAGAAGATAATCCAGATTGGGTAGAAACGGAGCAGAAGCAAATAGCGTATTTGACAATGTTGCGTAATATTTCAGAGCCGATAGAAGATGAGGAGAAAAATGGGCGCAAGATTATTCGCGCAGTGAGTCGTGAAGTGATTATCGACAAGAAGGACTAGATGCTGTGTTGCAATATGGGAGGGCTGTGAACCTAGAGACTTTAAAAAGGAGAGAAAGGAGAGAAAGGAGAGAAAGGAGAGAAATAAATCAAAATAGAAACTAAGAAGGGATACAAAATCTGTATATTTATAGTGGAAATATTATAAATATACTTAGAAATATGAGGATAAAATATGATAGTAATATATAAACATTGAACACGGAACCCACATAATATATAGAAAGCATGGTTTTTGAGGTTTATACGACTTATGATTATTCATTTCATTATAATCCAGGCTATAATGTAAAACTGCCCCCAAGTGTATATGATGAAGTTGCTTACCAGCGCATGGAAGAAATAACAAATAAAGGTGCGGCGGGTATTATACAAAGAACAGATAGTGATGAAATATATTATGAGTCTGCATATAGCCCGAGGTTGCCAAATGTCTCGATAAAAACGCACAGCGATTATGTTGCGTATAACGACTCAATAAAACACTACAAGATGTTGAATGATAAGAAAGAGATGAAGGAAAACTGCATATTATTTTATTTGAAAGAGATGTTTTGTTGTAGGTGATATATATAACAAGTTAGTGTATACTTGGTCTTTGTTTACTTGTATCATGGTGTATATCTTTCGACAATAATTTTTTAAAAATATCATACTTTTTAATGATAACAATATACAAATATGTTCCAAAAAGAATACCTGTAATATCAAGTAAAGGGTGTTCTATTATTTCACCGAATAATTTCTTATTTATCTTTTCAATATAAGAAGAAGCGACGATAGCAGTGGATGCGGATAATGCACCAACCATGATATCGCTATTGTCTTGATTGAGGCCTATTTTCTCAAAAAATGTTGAAAAACCTTCGCTTAAATAAATACCGAAAAACAGGGAATCAATAAAACCAAAAACGACAAAAGTGAGTAAAGAAATAATAACTACTTTGTAAAACGTATGCTTCATGGTATAATTATGGTGGTATATAATTATTCTATAAAATAATAATTATATAAAAATGAAAATGAAATAAACATAACTATCCATACTTATGGTTACATGTATTATCTAAATTTACCAAGGAGTCCATCCACCACTGAGTGCGCCATTGGCAGGTTCAGGGTCGTTACTATGCATGCCTCCATCAAGACCTGAATATGGGTTAGTAGTGCTCATACTGCTTCCAGGCATGGCAGCATTTTGGAGTGGGTTTTGAGTATTTGCATACATATTATTGTAGTTGGGTTGAGGTTGCGTTGGTCCTTGCATTGGAAGGGGTGCGGGTGAAGAGTATTGTTGAGAAATATTGGGATTTAGTGTTGTAGAAGATGCATTAGACTGATTTTGCTTTGTTCCTGTTTGCGAAAGAATTTGCTGCATGCTAGTAGTATTTTCAGAATCCTTTATTTGTTTGAGTTTTGCTGCTAGTAAGTTTCCTGCAGCGGTAGCTTTTGCGTCATCTGCACCGGCAGCTTTTGCTGCCTCTTTTCCATTATCAAATGCGACTTGATAATACCATTGGTCTTGTTCGTTGTCGAACATATTAAAATTTGGCATATTTTTAATACCAAATAGGTTTGCTATATAGTTATCCAACTTGAACCATCTATCGAATCTGTATAATAAAATAGAAGTTCTTTCCATATATCCGGCGCGAACTATCAAGAGAATCATTACAAGAATGACAGATATATTGGTTAAATTAATAACATCGTAATATTTGCCGCTTATTGTTGGTATATAGTTTACTATTCTATCAATAAAAAATATACCTACGATGAAGAGCATCATAGTTACAAAAGTATCTAAAAGAATATATAGTGAACTACTTTGGTATGTAATCTTAGGACTATATTTTTTGATGTAGTAATATAGTATAATAAATGGGACTATAGAAAGAGCGCTGTATTGAATAAAGTTTAGTAAATCAGCTTGTTTAAATTTTGATAGTTTAAAAACATAGGAAAAGAATCCTTGATTTGTTATAGGTTTAATATCTTCCATTATGATATATTTATTCTATAATTACTATGAAATATGTTAAGAAATTAATTATAATAAGAAATGAATTATATATAAACATATAAACATATAAATAGTTATATAACTATAAACATGCTAAAAGTTTCTTCTAAATTTAATAATAAAAAAAGATATCATTGTGATAATAACCAAGATAACGATCAAGACAACGATAACGAACATGAAGAATATCAGTATTTAAATCTTTTGCATGATATTTTGGAGCATGGTGTGATGGAAAAAGGACGAAATGGAAATACGAAATCGGTTTTTGGATCATCAATGTATTTCAGCCTAGAAAATGGAAAAATACCGATACTTACAACTAAAAAAACTGCATGGAAAACATGCCTAAAGGAGTTACTATGGTTTATTCGAGGGGATACAAACAACGAACATTTGCAGCACGAGGGAGTTCATATATGGGATGGGAATGGGTCGCGCGAGTTTTTGGATAGTAGAGGTCTTTCTAATAATCGTGTGGGTGATTTGGGACCGATATATGGACACCAGTGGCGACACTTCAATGCCGAATATCAAACGTGTGATGCGGATTATAGTGGACAAGGCGTCGACCAGCTTCAAGAAATAATAGATACGCTAAAAAATCCTGAAACAAGGACAAGCCGTCGTATGATAATGACTGCATGGAATCCGTGCAAGTTGAATGAAATGGCACTTCCGCCGTGTCATATATTGTGCCAATTCAACGTAACGAGTGGTAATAAATTGTCGTGTTCGATGTATCAGCGATCTGTTGATAGCATATTAGGTCAGCCGTTTAATATAGCATCTTATTGTTTTCTTACGCATTTACTAGCAAAACATAGTGGGTTAGAAGCGCATGAATTTGTTTATTTTATGGGTAATGTTCATATTTATGAAAATGCCATCGATGCTGCTAAATTACAAATAACTAGAGAACCCTTTGAATTCCCAACATTATCTATAAAACAAATTAGAGAGAATATAAATGATTATCAAGTTGAAGATTTTGAAATAAATAATTATAAAAGCCACGAAGCTATTAGAGTTGCGATGATTGCATAATATTATGAATACACAACAAAAATTAAAATAATGATTGCGTATAAAAAGATTTAAAATACTATTATTAAGAAATATATAACAACGCGTACATATTTTAGTTAAGTTTAAGTTATAGCATACTATAGTGAAATGAGTAATAGTGCATCATTATCGGCAGCAAAAAGAAGGAGAGGTGGAGGTCCACCGATTGGACAACCTCAGATACAAGGACAGGGACCACAACAGGTGCCGGCACAGGCACAGGCACAAGCACCTCCTCAGATGGGTGGAGGAAGTTTACCACCGGGTTTGCCACCCAATTTTAGACAAATGCCACCGCAACTTCAGCAGCAAATACTTAGGCAGATGCAGCAGAGGATGATGCAGTCGCAACAAGCGCAACAAGCGCAACAAGCGCAACAAGCACAACACCAACAACAAACATCTGATATGTCTAAAAAAATACCAATTTCAATAAGTTCAAATAATATGAATGAAAAGATGTCTCCTCATATTTCAGGCCCAGGGCCGTATGTAGTAAATTCCGTATTGCATAATCGTGCAATATCAGAGATAGATGGTATTCATATTCGTGATTTACCGATGAGTGCTGCAGGGCTGCCGTGTCTACCATCGGGTGCGGCACTTCCACCCAATATTTTATTTAAACTGCATCACGATGAGCTGTTAGATCAGGATGCAACTATAAATGATTATTCGAATCGGTTGCAAATGTTAACAAACCGAGTAGACAAGATTGAGCGTGGAGTTGGTGGAAGCGGCGGCAGCAATGCCACGATGAGCATTGCTAATAACCCCTTGTCGTCATCGTCGACCGATCCGGATTTATCAAATGATATGAATAGTTTAGCAAGTAATACTGATTTTATTGCAAAGGTATTGGATAATATACTTACAAACACGAATTTATCGGATATTATTAATCAGATAGAACCATTACAAAAAGAGAATGAGTCATTGAGAGCACTTATACATTCTCAGCAGGCAACATTGAACGAGTTGTCGACTATGGTGATGAAACTTATAAATGGAAGTTTACCACTTCACGGGCATTCAACTTCCCAGGCACAAAACTACGAAGGTGAAAATACCTGCACATCTACATCGACGGATAATTTCAATGTTAAATATGAAGATATCAAGGATGAGTTTTGTAACTATGTAAATGGCAATGCGGGAGATGCGGGAGATGCAATAAATAATGATATGGAACAACAAGAGGAACAACAACAGGAGGAACAACAAGAGGAACAACAAGAGGAACAACAACAAGAGGAACAACAAGAGGAACAACAACAAGAGGAACAACAAGAGGAACAACAAGAGGAACAACAAGAGGAACAACAAGAGGAACAACAAGAGGACGAAGTTAGTGCATAAATATAGAGCGGAATATAAATGAATTATATGTGTGTGTCGAAAAAGACACACATATAATATTTGTAATAGGTAATAGTAAAATAATATACGTATAAAAAATATATTAAACAATGAATGAGTAAGAATTTATAAAAAAAATTATAAAAATAAATTAGTAAGTATACGATTCAATAACAAATATAAAAATAATAATATTTTATTAACAAATCAGTTAAATGAAGGAAATAATCGCAGTAGTTGTATTTTGTGTTATATTGTTTATTTATTTACATGTTCATTTTCATTTAAAAAAGGTAGATGATTTAGAGATATATGAAATATGCCAACCATCTAAAGAGAAATTAGAAGAGGTGTGTGATTTTCGCCAACCAGTAGTAACTGATTTTAATAATCAAAGTATTATTGAGAAATGTAACTTGAACTATGTAAAGTCAAATTATACGGGGTATGATATAAAAATCCGCAATGTAAAAGAACGTGATGATGAAACCGAGTTGTATATTCCTTTAGGCGTAGTTGAGTCTGTTGACTTATTTAAAAAGGATAAGGAGTCGAAATATATGAGCGAAAATAATTACGACTTGTTGGATGAAACAGGTCTTATAAAATTATATAGAAACAACGACATGTTTTTGAGACCATCGATGGTTTCATCCTGCAACTATGATATATTATTTGCATCCCTTAATGTTGAAACACCTTTACGTTATGAAGTGAATTATCGTAACTATTTTGTAGTTACAAATGGTAAGGTGATAGTAAGACTACTTGTTCCGAAGTCAAAGAGATACTTATATGCGACAAATGACTATGATAATTTTGAATTTATTTCGCCAGTGAATCCGTGGAATGTGCAAGATGAATATCGTGCTGATTTTAATAAACTGCGAACTATAGATGTTACACTTATAACTGGACAAATGATTCATATACCTGCATATTGGTGGTATAGTATTAAATTTGTAAAATCAAATACTACTATATGTGTCTTTAAATATAAAACTTATATGAATACATTGGCGATAAGTAACCATTTAGTTATGCAGTTATTACAGGGACAAAACACGAAACGCGTTGTTGCAAAGAAGATGAATATAGTTGAGAATAAAAAAAACAACAACAACAACAACAACAACAACAACAACAACAACAACAACAACAACAACAATAACGCGGACAACAACAACTCAGACAAAAGTGAGTATGTAAGTATACTAATGTCAGATGTAATTAGTCAAGACAACGTTTCATCGTCGTCGGCATCATTGCCACTACCCAATGATGCAATACCGATACCCTATGATATCAATCAAAAAGCGAGTAATACATTAGACACAGAAAATACGTTAGGGGATGGTGTAACTAAAAAGAAACCAAATACCAATACCAATACCAATACCGAAACCGAAACAGATATAGTGATTAACTTGTAAAACATAACCCATAGACCCTCATAAAGCTTTTTCTAATAATGAAATAAAACTTTGTATATCGATACTGACATCTACTTCACTTTTCGCGAGCACATAAACAAACGGGGCTCTAAATTTTTCAGGGATATAATTTAAATAATTTATACTAATATATTTATCATGATCGAAAAAATCATCGGGATAGTCTTTATAATAAATATAACATTTACGAAAAATAAGAATAGTCGCAAAGATAAAAGATATTGACCAAAGGTCATTATTTTTTGTATTTTTTACCCAATTATATTCTGTATTATCTTTATCACCTTCATCAATATTAAGTGTTTCGGGGTGACAAAATGGTTTTGTCCCACCAGTGCCTTCCGATAAGTCATGTAGTCCACATAATCCGAAGTCAATAATATATGGACGATTTGTAGTATTTTCGATTATAATATTATCGGGTTTTATATCACCATGGACTACATGTTTCGAGTTAATAAACAGGATAGATTTGGAAATACGTATACACAAACTTATATAAAATTCTATGTCAAGCTTTTGGTTTGCATAAATCATCATCCAGTCACGTAATGAAATCGTGTTATGTATTCTGGGCTGAATACTGAAGTTAATATTTTTTTTCTTTTTTGAAGAAATTTGAGCATGATATGGCACAACTATACTATGCTCTTCTATAAGTCCTTTGCCTAGGTTATACATAGCTGTTATTTCATTTTTGAAATTACATGGATCTAAATCAATTTTTATAATAAAGTTGTCAGTTTTAAAAACACCGGCGCGATAACTACAATAAGTTAGGTCATTATCATAAAGTTTAATGCTTCGAAGAGTATACATAACATCGAGTCTATTATGTAATATAGCTTCTATATATTTTGCGAATTCATAGTAGTTTGTAGTGGTCATTACATCGCGCAATGAAGAATAATTTAAATTATATATATAAAAATCGGAAATATTTTGAACATATGTTTTTTTGTCACAAACACCATACGTATCTGTAACTATTTTGTCTATTACATTATTAATAGCAAAAGATGCATGAATCATATTCATATCTTCATGGTCATAGGTGTGATCTGCACCCACACTCGCACTCGCACCCGCACCCGCACCCGCATCGGCATCATCATTGTAAATATTGTCAATTTCTAAATTATCATTTGTAATTTTATCATCTTCTTCTTGTTTTTGTTCTTGTTCTTTTTCCATCTCTTTCTCCCGGCTAATATATTCATATATTATTTTATTTAACTCAGTTTTGTTGATAATATTAATTTTAATCTTGAAAAAAGAAAATAATTTATTTTTTAAAGACACAATATTATGTTTGATTGTCACTAGTGACATTATTACAACAAATGAATAGGTATTACTATGTGATATTACAATAATATATCTATATGGTATTTACATATATTTATCCAAAAGTAGACTCTTCACAAAATTCAATATATAAAAATCCATCTTCATCTTTGTGTTGTTCATATAAGTTATATACAAGTGAAGTCATTGGAGGTAATTTATTATTAATAAAAAAGAACAAAGCGGTATTTGATTCAATTTTCATTTTATCCCGCAATATTTTAACAAATTGTCCCATAGTAATTTCATTGGGAACTAAATATTTTACTTTATGTTTTTGTTCAACAAACTTAGAATAACTTGAAGAACTAGATGACATTTCAGCTATTACGGGAACCCTATTTGGATAAATCTCTTTTAATTTTTGAGACTTTATTTTTCTTTCTTCAATAGTTGTATTTTTTTTATACAACGACGGCATAATATATACTCTGGTATACTCTGATATACTATATATTTATATATATTTATATATATTTATATATAAAATGATTACGAAATAATCATTTTCATAGACCCAGACTTATATTTTTTTGATAGTATATTATTTTCAAACGTTAATGTATCCTGCGGTTTTGGAACAAATGGTATTTCTTTAAATGGTAAAATATAGGCACTAAACAATTGTTTCACAAAGAAAAATGATATTTGGTCTTGAATGCCGCACATTCGTATATGTTGTAACCATGTTTCGCCTATGTTATTTACTTCAGGATGTTTCATATTTCGTATAAGAAACCCACATTGGCAATGGTATGGCGTTTCGGCTTTCAAGCCAGATGCAACTTGTGTGTTGATATATTTTTTGTATGCATCGCTTTGTATTTTATATCGGTGTTGTCCAATAGAAACATCATATTCTTTCCATACACTAGGTTTAATAAAGGTATGATTCCGTAAAATAAGTGCATAGTTAGTGTTGGTGTCGATAAAATATTTCTGTATATAGTCTTCGACAAATTTTTCACTTACATGTTCAAGTTTACTATCAAGATAACATAAGTAATCATATTCTTTTAGATGTGGAAACATATGGGGACATGTTTTGATATATTTACCTAACATATTGCTTTGGATTAGGTCGTCGTTGGTTGGTTTATTATCATAAATAGGGATCCATTTTGTTTTTTGAAGCAGGAACAACAACTTTACATTATTTGTATAATAAAAACATTTATACTTGAGGGATGGAATGGTTGGTATTTTGAATGCCTCATTTTTTTCACTTCCATAGAAATATGTATAGAATGCCAAATTTTTAGACATTATATACATAAATATATATTAATTATTTTATTATAAGGTTATTTTATAAATATTTTAACATTTGAATCATATCATCTTGATATTGTTTTCTTAAAGAATATAATATTTGCAAAAGGTTATACTTTGTTTCTCCCTTAATAAACTGAATTTTATACTCGATTAGCTTAATGTAATGATTGAGTTTTATCATAGATTCGATAAGTTTTGATGAGTTTGTTAGTCTGTTTTTATTATCCACCAATTTTTCTTTTTTATCACCTTTCTCATCTCTCTCACCTTTCTCACGTCTCCCATATCTGTCAACTATATTGTCGTCATCATCATCATTATCGGACGAATCCCTTCCTCTTTCCATTTCATCATTGGAGTTATGTTGTTTGTAAAGATCATCAAGTATTTTTTGATAATAGTCGAGTATATCATTATAATGTCTATGCAAGTGTTCGTGTGTCTTTTTAACTATGCCGTATAATTCTCTGTATAGTTTGTCATTGTCATTGTCATTTCCTCTCGACAAATCCAAATGATGTAAAAGATTATCAACATGTTTATCGATTGTATTTCTTGAAACTTTTGCATAGTTAATAATAATTTTAATATTGTAAATATTTCGTATTTCTGAAGTTGGGGCAGCAGTTGTCTCAACCTTTGGTGGAACAGCCGTTGTTTCAATCTTTGGTGGCACGGCTTTTGTCTCAACCTTTGGTGCGGCCGTTGTCTCAACCTTTGGTGCGGCAGTTGTCTCAACCTTTGGCACAGCAGTTGTTGGCAAGGCAGTTGTTGGCAAGGCAGTTGTTGGCAAGGCAGTTGTTGGCAAGGCAGTTGTTGGCAAGGCAGTTGTTGGCAAGGCAGTTGTTGGCACAGCCGTTGTCGGCACAGCAGTTGTCTCAACCTTTGGTGCGGCTGTCGTCTCAACCTTTGGTGCGGCTGTTGTCTCAACCTTTGGTGCGGCTGTTGTCTCAACCTTTGGTGCGGCTGTTGTCTCAACCTTTGGTGCGGCTGTTGTCTCAACCTTTGGCACAGCTGTTGATGCAGGAGTGTTATGTGTCGCAATCGACACACTAGTATGTAGCACAGCCGTTGTCTCAACCTTTGGCACAGCTGTTGATGCAGGAGTGTTATGTGTCGCAATCGACACACTAGTATGTAGCACAGCCGTTGTCTCAACCTTTGGCACAGCCGTTGTCTCAACCTTTGGCACGGCGGTTGTTTCAACCTTTGGTGCAGCAGTTGTCTCAACCTTTGGTGCAGCAGTTGTCTCAACCTTTGGTGCAGCAGTTGATGCAGGAGTGTTATGTGTCGCAATCGACACGCTAGTATGTAGCACAGCCGTTGTCTCAACCTTTGGCACAGCAGTTGTTGGCACAGCAGTTGTTGGCACAGCAGTTGTTGACACAGCAGTTGTTGACACAGCAGTTGTCTCAATCTTTGGCACAGCAGTTGTCTCAATCTTTGGCACAGCAGTTGTTGACACAGCAGTTGTTGGCACAGCAGTTGTTGGCACAGCAGTTGTTGGCACAGCAGTTGTTGGAAGCTCAGGAATCGTTTGAACGCGATTATCTTTTTTTCTACAAAATACATTTGTTTTCGAGTTATCCTGTGTCCATAGCCATTCAGCTTGAAGATGTATACCGATGCGTTCATTTCCAAATATTTGAAAACTATTGTTCTGATAATTCATCCCAAAAGATTTCGACATTTCCCATAAACTATCGTCGTAGTCATAACTATACCAGTTCGCTGGCAATGCTGAAACCGCGAACTCCTTACATTTCCATTCCTGGTATTTTGTATAATCTGCACCATTATTCATATCCATAACAAATCCATTTTCAAAACCGGAAAATTGTCCTCCTATTCCATGAAAAGCGACTATGTTTGGACTTGCGGTATTTATTACAGGAAAAAAAAACTTTGTAGCATTCCATCCGGGGTGTCCTTCATAGTAGTATTCTAATACATTTACTTCCTTGTTTGCTTGGTCGACAAATTTACCATCGACAAATATTTCATAATCACACTCGCATGCAACATGGATTGGGTATTTGATAGTATTTACGAATTCAATTGGTAATGACATCGCCATATATGGGTTATGATTTTGTAACGGATTGAATAACATAAATAGTCCAACATATAGTAATGATGTTAGTTTCAATACCATGACGCTGACGATGATGCACGTTAGTTATATATACTTAATAGTATATTTTATTTGTTTCTAAATCAATTATAAAATTGATTTATAAGTATTTATAAGTATGTATATATAGATAAAATGCAACAACAATACCAAAGCGACCAAACTTACCAAGAACAATCCGTGTACTCACATACACATACACATACACATGACACATCAAAATACCAACATCGCAATCTTATCAACTTAAAGTATGTGTATGAGAGGAAAATAGGAAAAGGATCATTTGGGTGCATATATCAAGGTCTTAATATTGTGACACAAGAAAAGGTTGCAATCAAATATGAAGCAACAACTTGCACACAACCAACACTTGTATGGGAATCCAAAATATTGAATCATTTGTCTGGAATACCTGGCGTTGTAAAATTGCGATATTTTGGAACAGAGTCAAATAAAAATATAATAGTCATGGATTTGTTTTCGCATACATTGTTAGAAGAAGTGACAAAATTAAAAAAGGCAGAAACTATGTCGATATTCAATAAAAAATATGAAAGTGGCACAGAAAGTGGGTCAGAGACAGAGCCAGAGTGTGAAACACAAAGTAGTGATGAAATAAGCGATAATCCAAATCCAAATCCCAATCCAAGTTATAGATATTACCTTGACGATATTTTAAAATATATGATATCAATGGTTGAAATAATAGAAAAAATACATGATAAGGGGGTCATACATCGTGATATCAAACCTGAAAATTTTATGATAAGTCATTCACGGATCCAAGACCAACAAGTTACCAAAAAAGTAAATATTATTGATTTTGGGTTATCACGAATATATATAAAAGATGGTGTGCATATACCAAATAAACGCGATGCTTCGATCGTTGGCACTATGCGTTATATAAGCACATATATTCATGAAGGAAATGTATATTCAAGGCGTGATGATATTATATCAATATTGTATGTTATAATATATCTATTGAAAGGAAAGCTTCCATGGTGTAGTTTGAAAATAGAACCAGATGATAAAAGAACAAAGGCAGAAATAGTATATGAAGTTAAAAAAAGAACACCCATACTAGAGTTGTGTAAAGGATTACCTGCCATATTCGAGAGAATGCTAACATATGCATATAGTATAGAGTTTGATGAGAAACCTGATTATATTTATTTGAAAAGACTTTGTAAAAAAGAGTTAAGCATATAGGCGTATAGTGGAGTCTACATTTTTTTACCGATTATTGCAACTAATATAAAAAATGTTATATATGATAGTATGCCGCCGACTATAGTGCCAGCAATATACTGCAATGGTGTATGATAATTATAAATGATACAAATAAAAAATTCAACAACATATAAAATGAAAGTAATTATAAATAAAGCATAAATAACCCCACCGCTAATGAGTTTACTATTCTTGATCTTCATGTAAAACAAACATAATAAAACCACAAAAAATGCCATATATTGTGCATGACCTGATGGCATACCATAGATATCTTTTTCTCCATCTTTTGTTTTTTGCTCTATTAATTTTTTGTCTGGTAACTTTTGTTTAATCGTAAGCTGTAAGTAGTTATTTAGGTTTTGATTAAATTGTGAAACGTAATAAATACCAACAATTAACAATATCTTATGAAAAATATTAAATTTTGAAAGTAAAATAATAGCGTAAAGCACTGATACTACATATTGCATCAAAGTTGAAACAATTTCCATTTTATGTTTAATATGCTATATATAGTTATAGGTATAAAATAAAATAATATATTCAAAAAAAATATACTTAAAGCCGTTTACTATATTATAGTATACTATCATATATTATCGTAGTTATTCTTCGTTATGAGTTCTTCAGATACATCGGCTTCTGTTCGTCTTACCGGGCGTGTGAAGTGGTTCAATAATAAAACCGGATTTGGGTTTATCACCATCGTAGGTGGAAATGACCAATTCAAAGATGCAAGTGAGATTTTTGCACACCATTCTGCGATTAAGGTAAGTCAGGAGCAATACCGCTATTTGGTAGAGGGAGAGTATGTGGAGTTTTCTGTTTCAAACACGGAATCAGGAGACCATAAGTTTCAGGCGGCGGATATTCGTGGTGTAAAGGGTGGGAAGTTGTTTTGTGAGACGCGCCATGAGCAACGTGTAAGTGCACCTGCACCCGCACCTTCATCGGGGTTGGGTGATAGAAGCGCCAGAGGTGGGAGGGAATTTAGTGGCGAACGCACTGATAGCGGAGATAGGGCTGTGCGCGGTGGCGGTGGCGGTGGCGGTGGTGGTAGCAGACTATCGGGACCAAGTCGTGGTCGTGGTCGTGGAGGTCGCGGAGAGTGGATGTTGGTTCGAAAGGATGCACCCGAGTTTAGGGGCGGCAGCAGCGGTGGCACTGGCGGTAGTAGTGGCCGAGGAGGCGGACGTGTTTATTCAAGTCGCCCTAGTGGAGAGCGCCAACCCCGCGAGTCATCCTTGACGGAGTCATTTGTTGAGCACTCACAGCCTCGAGCTACACCAGCTTCTGCACCTGCACCAACCCCAGTCTCAACCTCAACACCAGCCTCAACACCAGCCTCAGCCTCAACTTCAGCTTCAGCATCAACATCCGGACCTAACGAAGTCCCTGCTACACCTCGTGCTGCATCTGCGCGTAAACCCAAGCAAAGCAAGCCTTCGAGCTAATATGACAAATTCATACCACGCACCACATACACACATTGCTTAAATTAATTTGTTACGTTTGCATACAGCAAGCACATAGTAACAAATTAATTCTTAATTATTAATTCTTAATTATTAATTCTTTATTTTTATACGCCTTGTTTGAAGTTTGCGAAGTAGTTTATTTCTACGAGATATCATCAACGTTCGTTTTCTTTTCGTAAGAGCATATTTTTTACCATGAAAGTTTATAAGTCTTGGTTTTTTCTTACAATCAAATAGTCCTCTTTCAAGTCCCTTCTTTTCAAAAATAGAGTTTGAACAAATTGCAATTGCTTTTGATTCGCTTTCAGATGGGGTATTATTATTGTCGTGATTATCGCCGTCTGCATCTATACTATCACTCTTTTTAACCTTTTTAATACACTTGCATAATTTTTCGGCCAATATGGTTTCAGCTTTATTTTTTATAGTTTTAGACGAATCTTTTGGAGAAATAGGTATATCATAATAATTTAATATTTTTATATAGTCATTTTGGTTTAAAAGACCCATATAGGTATAATAATATACTAATATACTAAAGCTATATTAAATTATTATAATATTTATATATTTATTATATGCCTAAATTTTTAAATAAACTATTTAATATAAAGTCTGAACACGATCTCAAACCCGAATCCAAACCCAAATACAAAAAAGTTGTTGTATTTGATTTAGATGAAACATTAGGAAGTTTTGGGCAGTTTGGATCATTTTGTATGTTATTAGACGACTATTACAACAACGACGATAAAGCATATAGTATGTTTAATGAATTACTGGATTTATACCCCGAATATCCGCGTCCCTATATTTTAAACGTATTGCGATACCTGTTACAAAAAAAGAAAGACGGCAAATGCAAGGCGGTAATGATTTATACAAATAACCAGGGAGAACGTGCATGGGTTGAGCATATTAAAACATATTTTGAGACAAAACTACAATCAAAAATATTCGAACAAATTATATCCGCGTTTAAAGTGGATGGTAAAATAGTCGAAGTGAATCGAACGACACATGATAAAACTATCGATGATTTTTTTAGATGCACCAAATTACCAAAAGATGTAGAAATATGTTTTGTAGATGATTTGTTTCATCCCAAGATGGAAGATGACAATGTCTATTATATTCATGTAAAAGGATACAAGCATTATTTGCCATCGTCTGTTATGATTAAACGCTTTTTAAACTCGAATTTAGCAAAAGATATAAAAGATAACCATGCAGAAAGAGAGAAGTTTACTACTTATATGATGAATCGATTGAATTATAATATCACAGAAAAAGATACAGACGAACAAGAAATGGATGTGATTATAAGTAAAAAAATGTTGGAACATATGAAAAGCTTTTTTAAGGAAGATAAGGATAGTTCTAGCGCTGCAGGCAACCAACACGATGATATAAATACTACCAAAACGAATCACGGCGAACTTTTATTTAAAAAAAATATAAAATCAAAATCATTTAAAAAAAAGCAAACTCGTAAAAATCGAACTATGAAAAAAAATTAATTTTATAATAGTAAATCACTTAATAGGTAAGTACTATGTTCTTTTCTCTTCATTCAGTTGCCAGGGCCACACCCGTAGCCGCACCCGCACCCGCGCCCGTAGCCGCAGTCATTGCTTGTCGCATTTCAAGATAGCGAACATGTTTTTTCGTCTTTTTATGCGAGTTCATATTAAATAATTGAACTATGCATCCGCATTCGCATGTCACCTTGGTTCTGGCTTTTTCAAGAATTTCTTCTCTTCGCTTCATGTAGTAACTTTTGTTATAACCTTTGATTGCATCGCCTTTTTGGCGGTTATATTTCTTCTGGTATTCCAATTTTTGATCGCGATGTTGGTAGTAATATTCGGTAGACTTGTCGCGTTCGCGCCCGCTTTCGCTTTCGCGTTCATTACTTTTCTCTGTTTTTGTTTCCAAAGTAGTAGTAGTAGCAGACACATTGATTTTCCCAAGTTTCATAAACAACTTATTGCGACGTGGTTTTTCTTGTTCTTGTTCTTGTTCTTGTTGTAATTTTTTGTAACTATCATAGTTGATCGTGTAATTATTAATCGTCTTATCACCACCACCATCACCATCACCATCACCATCACCATCACATATTTTTGCGATATAGTTGTTATTGTTTCGTATGTTGTTGTTGTTGTTGTTGTTGTTGTTGTCACAACCGAAAGAATCGCCTAATGTAATGGACATGATGCTGACTAAACTATGTTTTTGTTTGTTTTCTATATACTATTTTAAGGATACTTTTCGTTTCAATTTTTTGATACGAAAAATATAAATATAATATAATATAAATATATAACTTACAGAAGTTTACTACATTAAATAAAAATAAAAAAATGTCACTTAAGTTGTTTACAACGGATAATTTTGACGAAAAGGCCTACTCACCTTTAGGATTTGTAAGGGGAACTATGGTTCATTCAGTATCCATGTTACGCGAATTTGTTGGAAATTTATCAGGTATATTTGGTGGTGTAAATACCGCAATAAACAAAAAAATTGATGACACGTATGATGAAGCAATTAAAGAATTGGTTAAATATACTACAGATAAATATCCATCAGCAACTGCTATTGCAGGAATAAGTGTATCACTTACTGAAATGCGAGATTTCATTATATGCGTAGCGTGTGGAACTGCACTTGGACCGAGTTCGTCATCGTCGTCGTCGTCATCATCGGCATCAGCATCAGCATCCGATGTCGTAAAACCAAATCCTATTCGTCTTCCTGTTCCACAAGGCGGTTCTAGTAAATATTCAAAAAACAAAACCAAACGCATACATACAAAAAGACATAGATAGTTGTAGATAGTTATAGTTACTTAAATAATGAACTAAGACCACCGGAGTCACACCCACATCCACCACCTCTCATGTGACGTCGGTGGTGACGTCTAGTGCGTTTATTACGACGTGTATGACGCTTCATATGTCTTTTTGATTTTGACTTTGTTCTAGTTTTCCGCGATAGTTTGCGTCCACGTCCACGTCCACGTCCACGACTACCACCTGATTGTTTACCTATATTATTTGTTTTTAATGCATTTTTGTTAAACACGTCTATTTTACCCTCTGACATTTTACCCTTCTTTTTATTTTTTTTATCTTTTATCCATTCTACAAATTCAGCTTTTTTTCGAGGATTTTCATATTTTTCATGATTTGAATCTCCTCGATGAATACCTTCAGAACTAACATACAATATAGTCGGATATCCGCTTACATTGTGGGATATTCCATTTTCTTTAAATAGGTTAGTGTTACCACTTTCAATTGCACCTAGAACAAAATCGTCATTTTCGTTACCGATTCCCGTATTTCTACATTCATCTACTGCAGCATTCCATTCATCTTTCATATCAACGCAGTGACCACAACCATTCATAAAAAATAATACAACTCCATGATTTTTTTTAAGCCTTTTAATATCAGCATCATTTAACATAACCTTCGGATGATGTTTCGTATTCTCATTTAAAAATCCAAACATTCTACTTATATATTTTACTTATATAATATTATTATTGCATATTTAGAATAATTGTAATATCTGGGTAGTATTTTATCATATAATTATATATAATATAGCATATTTATATATAACTATCTATAACTATCTATATAGCATCTAATGTATCATAAATATATCATCATAGCAGTTTTATTTTTAATGGGTGCATATTTTGTATTGAATTATACATCTGCAGATTTCAAAGAGGCACTTACCATGCCTAAAAATAGTAACAAAAATTCAGACTGCCCTAATATTCTCGTTCAAAAAGGTTCAAAAATTTATTTATACAATTCTAATAAACATATGGTGCCTGGTGTGAACCCGGTTACTTTTAACAATTTAGACGAATATGTTCAGTTTACGGACTGGCAACGCTCTGTCGGATTTATGTGTCCTGTTTTATTTTTGCAACATACAGAAAATACACAGGGCGAGGTAGTTTATAAAATACGCCCCAGTCCTACAGATTTACAGGGGGGGCTACCACCGATAACAAACACAAATGCGATTCCACCGCCTAGGAAACATATTACTAAACTACTTGACGCCTCGCATGATGACCCACCTTATAATGTAAATTCTTATCCGGGATATGATGCATCAAATATTGACCAAGGTGAATTTACCCCCGATATGATGCTTGATTATATCCAGCAGTCAACCGGTCTAAGCCCAAACCCAATGGACGAAAACTGGGGAGGTGCCGATTTCACACAGACACTAATCGATGCCGGATATTATAGAGACAATAATGTAGCAATTTCAGTAGATAGTTAGGTAGAAGTAGCTTCTGCATTCATCATAAGAAACTTTTTAATATTTTCTACACATGTTTTATTTATTTTTCTGAATGTTGTTTTTACGTCAGCACCCGCACCCGCACCCGCACCCTCAGTTTTTATCATGAATGTATTTAACATATCGGGTGTCTTTTCAAGTTGATATAAGAGATTTTGTATAGTCTTATATTCACGCATAAGCTGTGTTGCAACCTTTGCACTTATTCCTGGAATACATGAAAGCATAATTATATTGATATTATTAGGTGTAATATATTCATTCTTTTCTTTATGTGTTTTCAATGCCGCACAATACTTTTCATTATCATCGCTATCATCACTTCCTTTCGTAGGGGGTGAATATGACTGATTCGGTGATGGTGGTGAGGGCGACGACAAGGGCGGCAAGGGCGGCAAGATTGGTTGAGTTTTTTCACAACAACTATAATAAGGCATGCGCGATTTATCATTTATACATGTTTTATAATACTTATCTGCAAAAAATACAACAACGTCTGCGGTTTCACATATAGAATTTGTCCTAAACACTGAGAACCCTTTATAATACAAAAGTGAAAACATACAACTTATAAGTGTTTTCCTAGATACACGTCCCTTCTTTTCAATATACCTTTCTATATCGCCTTCAATAATGTATATAATATTATGGTTATGCAGACCTTCTTTATCAAGTCGAAATGATTGTTCATTATACCGACCATCACGAATACTTGCGGCCAAATCGTATAGTGTTTTTCTTTCGAAAATAATAATATCACGACCGGTGTCATCTCCTAAAATAATGTCACCAATAGCAAGTTGTTCTTTTTTGATGATGTGTTTATGTGTTTTATCGCTAGACGTTAAAACTTCAGGTGTAGTAATATTTGTATTTGTATTCATTTCTACGTCCTTAAATATATGCATTGGAACAAGACATCCGTTGTTATTTGCACTACTACCACCACCACCACCCCTCGTATTAGTCTTTGCTTTTGGTTTTTTTGCCGTTATTTTAGAATGTATGCCATCATCTATGCCGTCATCAATTCCCTCATGAATATCATTTAACTGGTTATTTGAGTTATCCATGTTTAAAAATACCTCTACACGATGTTCTATCAGCGGTATAAGCGATGTTTCACGATTATCTACCTTGATTATCATGATTATGCTACACTATGCTAGACTAGACTATGCTAGGCGTATTTATTGTTATTATAATAGTTATCTATAACATTTCTAAATAGTTTTAATATATAGTTTTAATAGTTTGGGATAACTACTTAAAAATATTTCATTATAATTATGTATTTGCCTATTATGCACTAACTTTGCAGCAATTATAATGAAAAAATCACACGCTTACATCATTGGTCCAGCGTGACGAGGAGCATTGTAGTATTGTCTAAAGCTAAATAAAAAATCTTTATTCAATGCAGGGACTGCAATTCGCGACCTTTGTCCAAAAGGAATCATAAACCCTGTTCCTGAAGGCTGTGCGCCACCCTTCTTCGTTCCTCCACCATTGTGCGTATTTGCGTATAGTCCATCAGCGGAACCAGGGCCGCTAAATAAAACGCGACGAGCCACTGCTGACCTGCCATTTCTGCTTCTTTGTCCATTTCGTTGGGGCATTTTTATATTTGAATTTGAATATATAATCTGGTAATATTATATTATTTTTGTTGCGTTGTTTTGTTGCGTTGTATTTTGTAATATAGTTTTTGCTATATTATAAAATTAAAACCTATTACACTATCACGACAAATATAGTGATATTAATACGACCATCCCTTTTGGCAACCACCACCAAACAAGACGCCAATACCGGGCGAGGAGTAAGAACGACCGATACCACCAGCGCCCTTATTGCATGCAATCAGACCATTCTGTTTCATGTAGTTAAAACCATCCACACAGCCGACAGGAATACATTTGTTCTGACAATAGTTCGTATTTAGGCGATACGTGCTGGAAAGATTGGGGTTCAAACCGGTAGTAGGCGCCAATCCGGCCATACTTCCTAAGATGCACCCTCTGTTAGTGAGAGAACTTATTGCTGAAACTCTTTTAGGACCACTTAAAACCATTTTATTTTATTATATATATGCTAAATATAAAAAATATGTAAAAATACTATACTATATTTTATTTTTACATATTTACAAAGTAAAAATAAGTAAAATAAAGTAAAGTAAATTAAATTGAAATCATTTAAAGATAAAATATAATTATAACATAACATAACATCACATAACATCACACCACAACAGCCTGTATATCTGTCGATGTCAACCCAAGAAACACGTTCTCCATCAGGACCAGGTTCCACTTCCGCAAGCGGCAAAAATATTCTAAATGATGCAGATATTATTCAGTCAGAAGATGGATATATATTTAATCCTTATAATCCGGACAATAGAGAGATTACATTGAATGATGTTCAATCTATTCTTTCGACATATGGTGTTCCTTCTAAACCCTATAACTTCGAATTATACCGACGCGCATTTATTCACGCCTCATATACGAAACGCCCTCAACTTGAAAATGCACGTGAAAATATAAAAATAACACCCCAGCCATCCAATTGTATGGCGCTTCGCACAAAATCAAATGAACGTCTTGAATTCCTAGGAGACGGAGTTTTAGAATGCGTGACAAAATATTATTTGTATAGAAGATTTCCTAAAGAGAATGAAGGCTTCATGACCGAAAAAAAGATCGCAATCGTCAAAAATGAGTCGATTGGTAAATTGGCACTTGAAATGGGGCTACACAAATGGTTTATTATTTCGAAACATGCCGAGGAAAAGAAGACACGCACCAATCTTAAAAAACTGGGGTGTTTGTTTGAAGCATTTATTGGGGCCCTGTTTCTCGACTTTAACAAAATATCGGTGCATGATGACGATAAATGGTTCGAAAACGTATTTGTCACCGGACCTGGGTTTCAAATGGCACAGAAGTTCATCGAAGCAGTATTTGAGCGACATATAGACTGGATTGCTCTTATAAAAAATGATGACAATTATAAAAATATATTGCAAGTCAAGATACAAAAGGAATTCAAAACGACGCCTGATTATTTAGAGATACAACATGATATCGAAAGAGGGTATACGATGGGTGTATTCCTATGTTTAGGTAAAGAAATATATCAAGTTGACTATAGGAATGCAATTAATTATAGTGATCTTAAATCATTTGCCAAAATACGGGAAATCTATGAAGAAAAGGGGAATATTTTAGTGCACTTTGCATCGGGGACGCATAAAATTAAAAAAAAAGCGGAACAAATGGCTTGCGAAATGGCGATTCAATGTATGTAGTCTAATCTTTACTTTGTATTCTTGTGTTCAATTTGTAAATAAAATATATCAATAAATATATCAATAAATATATCAGTAAATATATCTATTTATAGTATAGTATATATTGGAATGGATATACCAGAAATTGAATCAAAAATAGAAAACCTAAAATCAAAATTATTAGAATCAAATCGGTTATTATCGGAGGCACCACAAGGCTCTCCTTCAAAGTCAGATTTGGAGGAAAATTTACAACTTAAAAGATCCATTGCAGAATTAGAACAAAGAAGAACAACCATAAAACAATCGATTGCAGGAAGTGCAGGTGCCAGTGCATTCGGATCGCCAAAATCGCCAATACAACATGTAGCATCACTTCTTTCATCGGGGTTTCAAAGTATAAGAACATCACTTCCAGATATAAATATAGGAAAAGGGTTTGGTAGTGGTAGCGGAAGTGGAATTGGAACCGCTTCTTCTCCTCCACCACCACCTCCACCTCCACCTGTGTCCGCACCGGAACCTGTGCCTATTCGTATAGAAGAACAAGGTGAAGATATTTTTTCCGATGAAGGTTTTTCGACTATACCTGCATCGGAACAAAATCTTGCGATAGTAAGTGCACCAAATATTGGACCTCATATTCTTCCAAGTGATAAACCTGGCACTGACTTTGCCGCAGTGAGAATGATTAATGCACTTCAGACAAATTTGGCACCGAAATCAGTAATTGAACGATTGCAAAATCCGGTTGCTGCCACCGCCACCGCTGCTGGTGTTGTTGCCGCCAAACCAGGGGCTGCACATAAAGTTCGTGTAGTATTTAAAGCACAACTTGCAAAACCTGTAAGTGCAGGTGTAGGTGTAGGTGTAGGTGAAGGTGAAGGCGAACAAGGTGAAGCTGCTCTTGTAGTAAACGACCAACGTCTTCAAAAACTAGTAAGTCGTAACGATATTGTTAAAAAGCTTCAACATGCACTTCCGATTTCTCTCGCTTCACCTATGGAGCCACTAAAGGAAACAAAATCAAAATCAAAACTTGCTCCCTTATCCCTAGCCATGATTGCAGCATTACCTTCCGCCTTAGGCGCAAAAGCAACACCTCAACAACCCGTTTCTGTTCTTCGTCAAGTCGTCATTATTAAAAAACTACCAAAACATATATATTTAGAAGAAGATTCATCGCTTTTGCTTGAAGGTAGGAGTGAAGTTGGAGAACCTGGTGGAGCCGCCGGCGCCGCCGCAACACCAGCACGCGTCACTGCAAGTAGAAAGGGGCGAGTATTTGAAAAACCGGAATTCGGTATTATGACACAAGATATACAAGACCTTCAAATCGGTGACCAAATTGTCCGCGAAAGATTGCCGCGAATCCCGCCCCTTGGTATCAGAGCATCCACATATTATATGAACAATCGCGAAAAATTTGTTAATTTTATTAATCAACTTTTTATGACGTATCACACAGAAGTGGTAGATCAAAAAGAAACGATTTCATGTGACCCAGAGAAAAACAAGGATTTCTCCCTACTCACACACCAAAAGATAGTCCGTGACTATTTGAATATTTACACCCCTTATCGTGGTTTGTTGTTGTATCATGGTCTTGGGAGTGGTAAGACATGTTCATCAATTGCAATTGCTGAAGGACTTAAAACCCATAAAAAAGTTATCGTTATGACACCTGCATCGCTTCAGCGAAATTATGTAGAAGAATTGAAAAAATGCGGAGATGATATTTACAAGAAAAATCAATATTGGGAATTTATCGGCATTCAAAGCAAGGTTGACCCGATGGTTGAAACATTGTCCGCTATTTTATCTCTACCTAAACAATTTATTGTTGACCAAACTGGTGCATGGCTCGTAAATATTAAGAAATCATCCAATTATACATCGCTTAATGCAGGTGAACGCGAAAGTCTCGATAAACAATTGAATAAAATGATTAGTGCCAAATATCAATTCATTAACTACAATGGTATGCGAATGAGTCACCTCACCACGCTTACCTCGAATTTTACAGAGAACCCTTTTAATGACCACGTCGTTATTATTGACGAAGCGCACAATTTTATCAGCAGAATCGTCAATAAATTACGGCGACCTACTTCGCTTTCGATGCGACTTTATGAGTTACTTATGACTGCGCAAAACGTAAAAATTATTCTTCTTAGTGGAACGCCCGTAATCAACTACCCCAATGAAGTTGCAGTTATTTTTAACATATTGCGTGGATATATCAAAGTATGGAAAATTCCTCTGCAAGTTGGTGATGGACCACAAAGAAAAATAGATAAAAAATCACTGGACCAATTGTTTTCAGGTATGGAGATTTTAGACTATATGGACTACAATGATACATCGCATGTGCTGACAATTACACGCAATCCTTTCGGGTTTGTAAATGTGAATGAGCGTGGTGAATATAGCGGCGTGGGCTTGGATGAAGGTTCCGGTTCAGGTGTAAGTGCATCTGGCGAAATGCCACAATTAAGTGATACAGAATTTGAACGTATGGTGCTTACAACATTGCGTGGACGTGGTATAAATGTCGTGCCTGGAAGTATTACGATTGAGACTTATAAAGCATTACCTGATAGTCTTGACTCTTTTCGGTCCTATTTTATCGACGCTCAGTCTGGAAATGTCAAAAATATAAGAATGTTTCAACGGCGTATTCTTGGACTGGCGTCTTATTTCCGCAGTGCACAAGAACAACTTATGCCTGCTTATGAAAAAGAAACCCATTTCCGCGTCATTGAAATACCGATGAGCACACACCAGTTTGCAGCATATGAAGAAGCACGCAGTGCCGAACGAAAATTGGAAAAAAATGCGCGAACAAAGAAGCGTCTTGGTTCTGGTGCAGGTGCAAGTTCTAAACCAAAAGGCCCATCGGGGGGTGGCGGAGGCGACGATATCTATGAAGATGCTGTGTCTTCTTATCGCATTTTTTCGCGTCTTTATTGCAACTTTGTTTTCCCTACCGAAATCACACGTCCACTTCCGAAAGAAGGAACCAACGTTGAAGGTGCAGTCAATGATGGAACAAATGAGGAAGATGTGGACGCACTTACTGCTGCCGAACGTGTCGAAAATATGAATGGCGAACATGCAGGTGATGATGTCGAGGAAATGGTAAAAGAAATCGAACAAAAAGTTGACTCTTCTTATGAGAAACGGATTGCAGCGGCGCTTATGCGTATTCGTAGCGGAATGGCGCGCTACCTTACAAAAGCACCACAGGGCGAACTGCAAACTTATAGTCCGAAGTTTTTGGCAATGTTGGAAAATATAACAGAACCCCATCATTCTGGTCTTCATTTAGTATATAGTCAGTTTAGAACGATTGAAGGGATCGGGCTTTTTGCTATGGTTCTTGAGGCGAATGGATTTGCACGTTTTAAAATACGGAAAAATGAGTCGAGTGCATGGGTTCTTGATATTAGTGATGCTGACCAGGGTAAACCGATGTATGCTTTGTATACGGGAACGGAAAGCGATGAGGAGCGCGAAATAATAAGAAACGTATTTAATAGCACGTGGGACTATATTCCTGTTACGATAAAACAACAACTAGTGCCGAAATCCGCGAATAATTTTATGGGCGAGATTGTTAAGGTTCTTATGATTACTGCATCTGGTGCAGAAGGTATCAGTTTGCGCAACGTCCGTTATGTTCATATTATGGAACCTTATTGGCAGCCGGTTAGAATCGAGCAAGTAATTGGGAGGGCTAGACGTATATGCAGTCACAATGACCTGAAAGATGAGAAACTGCGAAGTGTTTATGTGATGATGTATGTTATGCGGTTCACACCGGAACAAATGGCGGACGACTCGTCGTTAGAGTTGCGCCTCAACGATGTGAGCAAGCTGAATGCGCAAAAACCGATAACAACAGACCAGGCATTGTTTGAAATATCGACTATCAAAGAAGAAATCAATAAACAGCTACTTATGGCGATAAAAGAAGCGTCTATTGACTGCGCAATCCATCGCGATAAGAATTCAAAAGAAAAATTAAAGTGTTTCACATTTGGTAGCGTGATGTCGAATAAGTTTTCGTATCCGCCGTCGGTGGATAATGAGGAGTCGGATACTTCCGCATCGAGAAACGTGAAACAAACAACACTTAAGTTGGTTGAAATCACTGCAAGCGTGGATGGAAAACCGGTGAAATATGCGTATGATAAATCTACGAAACTTGTATATGACCATGGTAGTTATATTGTGTCGCAAGAAGTGGGTGGTGAACCATTGTGTATTGGAAAGTTGGAAGTAAATAAAGAAGGAAAGACGAAATTAGTGCCGTTGAGCGAAATCGAAAAAGAAACGGGAGCGGTGCCCGTTCCAGCATCAAGCTCGAAACTTCCTACTGCATCATCGAGAACAGGTGGCGTAGCTGCAAGCAGGCGACCAAGTGATAAACCTTGAGAACATGAGAACATGACAAACGAGAGAAACAAGAGAAACTATAAAATAATTCATAATTCATTAATCATAAATAAAAATGTGTATGTATCATTATTAAAATATTATACCGAAAAAGTATAATATTTTACTATTGTTTTACTATTGCTTTCATTTACTATTACGCAATCGTTTCTTTTTTAAAGTTTTTCTTCTCCTTCCACCACCAGTTATTAAACGTGGAGGTGTATGAGAAGTACATTCTTGAACTACTTTTTCAAACTCTTTATCTTTGATAAAGCTAGTTCCACCAAAGTAATGTACTTCTCTGTTTAACTCTAGAACAGATTCACATGTAGCATATTTATGTTTTCTATTTATTAATAACCTTTGTGTAAAAGGTGTTTTACCTTTAGGATACCTATGAATCAAAAATTTATCATCATCTATTTTTTCAATAAAACTATATAATTCTAAAAGTTGAGCCATAGAGTCAGGAGAAGTATTTAAATTATTGTATCCTTCTAGTAAAGATGTTATATTTTCTGGACTCATAGAATTTAGTAGTTGTAATAATTGCTGCATATTTGCACGAGTCATAGAATTTAATAGTTCTAATAGTATTTGCATATTTTCAGGAGTCATAGAATTTAATAAGTCTAATAGTTTTTTCATATTTTCAAAATTTTGTTCCAAGTAATCATCACTATTTATAATAGAGTTTCTGATTTTTTTATATAACATATTCATAATTCCATGTAAATTTTTATGTGTACTTCTTGCGTCAGTCAAGCTGTATGATAGAATCTGATCACATTGACTAAATAATTTTTTTAGTTCTTCTTTGGTAAGAATTTGTGACTGAACATAAAAATTCTCTAATATAAGGAGTAAATTTTCATCCAGTGTATTATAAAATATTTCAATTGCATCATCAACTCTCGAAATTTCTTTATCTTCTATTTTTTCCATATATTTTTGTCTTAGTTTTTCTAACATTGTTTCATCACATTCATCAGGATTACATAAAAATGGACATGTAATATCGTTAGTTACTTTTAACATTTTTCTAATATCTTCTATTGTTGGGGTTTTAAAATTAATTGAGTCTATTAATTCCTGAAGTTGTCTATCTTTTTCACTCGTTGGTGGTGCATATTGATTGGTTACATCCTCATTATTTCCCGATTCTTCACCTAGTTCCGGTGATATATTCACTGCTGCTTGTTGACCTGTATCCTCAGGTGCTATAGACGCTAATGAACTATGGTTAGTATCAGGTATCTCTTGAAGTGGTTGTATACCTGTAAATTTTTTAACATAAAATGCTGGAAAAGAATTATCATTTTTAAGGGGATAATAAGTATTATGAATCGAACATTTTACATTATCTTCATCTGTAAAACTTATTCTATATCTATCTTGTTGCGGTAGTGTTGTCATAAATTGTAATGATACTTTTCGTTGATTGTTTTTATCATATAAATAATCTGCAGTAAAATCTGCTGTTTCAAGTATTTTTGATTCCATATTTAGTCCGTTATCACAATAAGCAAAAGTGCATCTTGCAATAAAATAATTTCCTGTAACATTTCCATTACTATCTTTCTTTTGATATATAATTATTTGTTCAGGACTATCCGTTCGACTGGTTACACTTCCTAGTTTGGTTACATACGCCCATCCTTGTCCTTGTATTTCAATATTATTAAACCTGGGGTCGTTTACAGGCAAAACAAAATTGAATGGTCTTCTTAAACCACCTATTTTCTTTCGTGTTTGTCTTCGCTGTTGAATTCGTTTCCCATATTTTCGCGTATAATGTTTTGTATATTTGCTATATCCTTTTCGTTTTGTATATTTACTACGTCGCACTCTCATGTGCCTTGTTACTAATTTACTCATTAATAACTACTATATATATATAGTGTGAAAAATACTATTGCACTTTCTTTTCTAAAATACTCAAAATAAGTTCTTGATTCCTCTTAATTTCAGTCATATCATTTTGAATACCTTGAATCCTTTGTTCTAACACAACATATTTTTGCATTTCTCGCATTTCTCCCCATTCTCTCGTTTCTCTCGTTTCTCTACTCCCCCCAAAGTTATGCATCTCTTGGATTCGAAGTTGCATATCTTGATTATGATTTTCACTCTCATCATCACTTCTATTTGCCATATTCATAATATCATCTAAAGGGATATGTATCTTATCCGCAGTTTTGATATTTGCTGCATTATTGTCTTTTTTCATTTTAAGTTTAGAATAAAAAGATAGCGTATCATCCTGATCCTCACTAATTATACTTACATCACCACCACTACCACTACCACTACCATCATTATCGGTTTTGTCATACTCTTGTTTTTCATATTCTACTTTGATATTATCCGCATCATTAAATGTAACATTTTTTGACTCACGTGGACGCTTTGCGACTATCTTATTCATAGGGCCGCTATCAATACTATCCCCCAAAGATGCAAACCCATTCCCATTCGTTATCTCTCTACTAGAACCCGAATCGATATTAAGTTTCTCTAGTTCATGCTCACGTGATGCTAAAGCTTGAGCAAGCAGTCTTTCCATCTCATCGCCTGCTAACTTCTTATCGTATAAATCAGAATCTTTATTTATACCCAGTCCCTTATCTGAGAAATCTATATGTTCCGGTTTTTTATTGTTTAACATAGTATCCATTTCATTCTGTTTTTCTTTTAGACGTATTTCGAGCTCACTCATTCGCGTATTTTTTATATCATCTGCACGATATACTTCTTCTATTTTTGATTTTTTTGTAGAGCTTGTCGCCATCGGCGGTAACATTGGCCGCGTTGGCTGCAGTAGTGGTTGTGGCATTAGTTGTGTATTTTGTTTCGGTGGTGCTTGTGCCAGTGCTTGTGCTTGTGCTTGTGCCAGTGCTTGTGCCTGTTTTATACTATTTTCATTATGTGTTTTTATCTTACTTACTTCATCTATGACCTTTTTAATAACTATTTTGTTACTATTTACAATCATATTCACAGCTTTTTTCTCATATTCGTCATCACCTTCATCGTTGTTGTCAAAAAATAGATCAAAATCTTGTTTCATTGATAATATCGAAACTTCAAAAATATTTTTTACATTATGAAACATAGATGAGGGAATGTTATTAAATACACCTCCTTCTTGTAATATACCCCAAAGAACACCCTTGTTTTTATTATTTGTGAATTCTGCAAATGACATAACTATAATAAATAACTATATGTAATAACAAATAAATATTTAATATTTATTTTTTATATAATATTATAAATAACTTTTCTACATGTTCAACTTAAACTACGTAAAAAATAAAAAATATTCAAATTATAAAACTCCTTTAGTAAACTATGTTAATAATATTACAAGAAATATTAACCCATTCTACATAAGTGAATTAAAATTGCTTTTTTTTGACATTTTTTATAAAAATAATAAACTATATTTGATTATGCCAATATATAACGAACCATATACGATAAATAATTTTGTTATTACACTAAATAAAATAAACCTAATTCCTTCAGAGAAATATATCAAAGACTCATACGAACCTATTTCAGTATTTGTATATGATATAGATAACACAGGACAAAATGACAAATCTATTACTATCGATATATTGTATAACAAAGTTACAAAATCATATAATTTATGTCACACTTCCACGATAGATACACCGAAACATTTCCTATCATTAACTACACTTTTTAAAAACGATTATAACATATTTTCTTTATTTCATGCGTATTATACGAAACAAGGTGTGTCGCATTTTTATTTATATTATAATGGCGCTATTACACCCGAAATATATAAACTATTTAACAGACCCCAGTATAAAAACGTAACACTGGTAGAATGGAATTTTAACTACTGGAATCCGCGACAATTTAAATATTGTCACCATGCTCAAATGGGTCAGATGCATCATGCACTTTATAGATATGGCAAAGATTTATCTGAATATATGATATTTTGCGACCTTGATGAGTATTTGCATATACAACTACCACAACCACAACCACAACCACAACCAGAACCACAACCAGAACCACAACCAGAACCACAACCAGAACCACAACCAGAACCACAACCAGACCAACAGCTATTACATCAATACATAAAAGATAATCCAAGCATTGATGTTTTTGGGTTTTGCAATATATGGGCAGATACGAGTCACAATGAATATCCAAATAGTCCGATCATTCCAAAACAAATACTCGTATTTGCTGAACATGGTCCTTACTGCGAACGAAGTAAAAATATATATAAAGTTTCATCTATAAAAACAATAGGTATACATCAGTTATGTGATGATGTTTATTTCGAAGAACTAAAAAGTATAGTTGATCTAAAAATGTATCATTTTTATAGATGGTCGTCAAAAAGTCGCATAATCAATGGTTGCACAAACCCAGTGGAGTTTGTATTTTAGTGTGTGTGTCGAAAACGATACACTCACCCCTCACAAACTATAAGTCCTGATTAAAGTATAATTTGCGAAACTTCTCCATCTGCTCATCCGGGAAAATATCAACTATAAACTCTTCTGGTTTCATCGTTTCACGTAAAAGATTGATAATCATAAACAGAGCATACATTCCGCATTCGGTTGGTTTCTTTTGATGATGTTTTTTATTTTCAATATACCTAAAATTGATACCCAGTGTTTTACCTTGTTGTTTTATTTTATCAATCAAACGTTTCACTTCTTTGGGAGGTGATGTTCCTGTGCTATCAAAGAAAAAGATATACTTATGTTTTAAACTGACAAACATAGAAATCCAATGTGAACCGGATAAATAATGCGGATCAGTATTGAATACAAACCCTATTTTATTCTTTCCATTTCGCATTGATATGCGCAAATCAAAATGACACAATTCTTCCCATACACATTCGCCATACATTTTCGGAGAATCAAAGTCAATGGGCGCTGCACCGATGAAATCAAAATAAGGAAACTCTTTTTCATATTGTTTCATGACATTTTCAATATCAATACTATTTAGCCACTCGTTCGGGTTTTTCTTCCAATCGTCCGGGCTTTTTGGTGCGAATGTATAGGTCAACATTTCTTTATCAAGTCCGGTAGAAGCAAAATTCTGTTTCAACCAGCATGATTCCTTATTGCAGACGTTTTTTAAACGTTGTTTTAATGATTCCCATATTTCGTGGGGTTCATTTGATGCAATTAGAACATCCGGGTGGCGTGCATTCCATAAAGATTTTAATTTAAACAAGGACTCATTACTATAACATGTAAAATCATTATCCTGTAGTTTTGGACTGCATTTTAATTTTACAAATCCATCAGGATGCTTTTCGACGTCTTTGTCATTGTCTTCGGAAACAGAATCAGGACGTTTTTCATCGACAACTACATGCTTACTTCTTCTAGTTTTCTTATTCTTGGCAGTTTTTTTATTCGTCCTTTTGTTCACCATTTTATTTATTTTTCTTTTTTTAACAACTCTCGCCTTTGGATTACTATCATTACCATCATCGTCATCATTATCTACAACATCAACATTATCAGCAAATTTTAAAATAGAACGTATTCTTCTTGATTTCATATAATATAGATATAATACAAATATAATACAAATACAGGTATATATAAAATATATATTTAATTAATTTATTGATTCAGATATTATTTCATTTTTTTTACATGCATGAGATACGGATACAGATACCTTAATATCTTTTTTCTTGAATTTTGGGTCTTTAAGATTTACATTTTTGGTTTTTGGAAGTATCATTTCCTTTTTTGGTGCACTAGTTTTAATTACGTAATTGTCAAGTGTTAATATCTTTTTATCATTCGGTTTCATACATAATTTATTAGCCTCGTTTAAACTATATGTCATATTGTCGTCATCGTGGTCATCGACTATACCACTTGGAGATGTTTCTTGCGTCATATCCTTATATTCACCCTGAATAGTATCCATAGTATCTTTAAATTTAAAGTGAGAAATACATAGTCGAGCAAATGTATTGAATGCGGATATAATAACATCGTCAATCTTTGGGATATCTGGTTGTGCTATTAAGATCGTTGATTCACATTGCTCAATAGCAGATGCATTTGCATTCACGTTATTAAATAATATTTCCTTAGTTAATGCAACAATTCGTTTTCTATAAAATTTCTTCTCTCTTTTTAAAACGGCCTCATGGTCCATTTTATTACGTTTTAAATATTTATTATATGAATCATTATTTGACATCGTTTCAAGTGTTATATAGTTGACAACATCGAGTGTATTGAAGTCTATTTTAGATTTTTGGATTTCATTTTGTATATTCTCTCCTTTCTCTCCTGAATCAAGAGCCGGTATATAGGTGATTGGTTTATCTGACTGAGAGTCTTGCATAATGATACCTTTGTTATTTTATAATAGTAAAATATTAACTATTATAAAACTTATCTGCAATATAGTCCTATAGAAATAGAATCTATAAACAATACGAATTATCCATATTAATAGACACATCTTTAATGTCTGTTCTTGTGGTATTATTGAAAAAACTATTTCCTAAATTGTTGGTATTGGGGTTGTAATGGTCAAAAACTTCCCTTTGAAATAATCTAGGAAATTGTTGGTTCACAGGTTGAGACGAAGCCGGAACACTAACATTATATAAATCACTTTTAGAAGAAGGAACATAAATGCCTTGTTCGCAATCTTGCAGGCCAAAAAACTGATTTCTTAAAGTTGACTCTACATTCACATTATTTGCAAACCCATGCCAAGGTGCCATATTATTACCCGGATTAAAGGTAGTATGAGGACTATATATGGGATAATTATTCAGAGGCACAGATGAACCTTTGCTTTGGTCTAGTATTGGCATATATCCATATTTTGTAGAAACAGGCGTTTGGTAATAAAAAGGTTGAAGAGGTGCAGATGGAATATTTCTCGACGCGATACGATTATTCAATTCATCTACTCGTTCATTTTGACACAAGAATAATTTATTGACTACTCCATACATTTTATCAGGAGCATTGATACTATAGTCAGAAGATATAGACGATGACATTTTGGTATATTTACTATTATTACTATTATTACTATTATTACTATATTATTATATTATATTTTGTTATAATACTTCATTTTGTTATAATAGTTTTAAAAATAAGTTAAAGACATTACGATAATAGTAAATATCACGATTAATTTGTCTACCGACCTCATATAGTAACGCTGAACCAACTATGTGCGGTATTTATTTTTACAAGACATTTGTTTCACCTAAAGATTTAAAAATATATAAAAAAAGATTGTTATCTGATTTAAAGAATCACCAAGCGTATTTCAGTAAAATAACACACCGCGGCCCAGACAATAGTATTTTCATCAATGACACAAGTATGATTTCGACAACGTCATCGAACTACACTACCACATACACCGATATTGCACCAATGTCTAAGCTTCCCTATCATATGTATTGGGGATTTCATCGTCTTGCAGTCAACGGACAAACACCTGAAAGTAATCAGCCTTTTTTTATGAAGAATTGTCGTCTTATTTGTAATGGAGAGATTTACAATTTCCGTGCTCTTATAAAGGAATACGGACTTGAAGCGGAATATATAAGCAAATCGGATTGCGAGATTATTATTCACCTGTATAGAAAAATCGGAATGAATGCAACGCTTAAAAAATTAGACGGAGTATTCGCACTTGTGTTACACGACTATGAAAATAAATGCACATTTATTGCACGCGACCCGGTAGGAGTAAGGTCGCTTTTTATTGGTTCATGCGACAAAGATTCGTATCATACCGGAATTATAGTAGCGAGCGAAATGAAAGCTATTTGTGGCGCATATAATCCGAATGCACAAGAAGTATGCGGTTCATACCATAACATTATGCAATTTCCACCCGGTTGTTTTGCAGTCTATAAAGACTATAATTCGCCGATTGACTTATATAAACCTGGTATCTTTTTTAAAGCATACTACGAGAATCTGACAATTAATCAGAATTTTTATCATAGTTTTACCTCTGGTCCGAATTCCCATCTTTCTATTACCCGTTCCTATGATTATAATATCGTAGAAGACACCGAGGAAAATATTTGCGCTAATATTGCCACCTTGTTCGAAGAAGCAGTCGTAAAACGTCTTATGAGTGACCGCAAAGTAGGTGCACTTCTTTCGGGAGGGCTGGATAGTTCGGCTGTCGTCGCAATAATGTGTCGCCATATGCCGGCAAAAGATTTGAACACATATAGTATCGGCCTTGCTGGGTCGACAGACCTGGCGTGGGCGCGAAAAGTGGCGGATTATTTGGGGACAAGTCATCACGAAGTATGCCTGACAGAAAAACAATTTTTGAATGCGATTGAGGATACGATTTATCAAATTGAGAGCTATGATACTACATCCGTGCGTGCATCTGTGCCGAACTATTTGATAAGTAAGTATATTTTTAATAATAGTGATGACTGCGTTATTTATTGTGGTGATATGTCAGATGAGATTTTCGGGTCATATCGTGGTTTCATGAAGGCGCAATCTGAGGAAGACTTCCACACCCAAAATGTGCGCATGGTTAGCGATGTTTGTTATTTCGACCTGTTGCGATCAGATAAGAGCATTAGTGGTGCTGGATTAGAGGCACGTGTGCCATTCGCAGACAAGAAGTTTTTGCAATATGTGATGAGTATTCCGGCGCGGTATAAGATGTTCAGCGATGAGCGAATTGAGAAATATATTTTTAGGAAGGCATTCAGTGGACTTTTGCCGGATGATATTCTATGGCGCAGAAAGGAGGCTTTTAGTGATGGAGTGAGTGGACATGAAAGAAGTTGGTTTCAAGTTATTAACGAATATGTGGATAAAAAAGTTACAGATGAAGAGTATAATAAGTATAAAGAATTTATCGAATATACGAATGTATATAACACGCCATATGATAAAGAGAGTTTGTATTATAGAGGTGTTTTCAATGATTTTTTTCATGAATGTGAAAAAACGATTCCTTATTTTTGGAGACATCCATTTTGCGAAGAAAAGGATCCATCTGCACGACTACTAGGATGTTATAAAAATACAGATGTCTAACAAGATGCACGAACGCACACGCACGAACGCACACTACATATAATGCTTTGTAATAATAATAAAACCCAAGAAAGCAATAAAGTAACTCACCAGTTTATGATGTTCGAAAGAAGGAGATAACAATTTTTCATTGCAAGAAATAGCAGTGCACAAATTGCCGATAGTAATTAATATAATAACAGATATAGGAATATGAACAGCATCATTTACTATTAATAATAAAAGATAAATAATACCAGTAGTTCTAACTACCATTCCCAAATCTTTTAGCTTCATTCGTTTCAGTATAGTATATACCACTATATAATATATAACATAAAAAATTATATATTAATATTATATTAAATATTCATAGTCAATTCATAGTCAATTCATAGTCAATTTAATATGTTTACCCATATTAAAAGTATTTTACTCATAGTAGTTGTTCTTTGTATTATAGGATACATAAGCACAATTTATGATGACATAAATGTCAAACTATCATTAAAAACACTATCTATTGCGGATGTAAAGCCTACTATGTTTTATTTCCTAACACCCTTGTTTTTTTGGATATCATCGAAGTCATTTCTTTTTAAAAATGCAAATGGTCCATTAATGTCGCATATAAAGTCATTATTTTACAACATGAATGATCCTAGTTTCTTTAAAAATTTAGTTCCAGTTACGTCTCTTATAGCACTTGTAATAAGTAGTTTACTAGCAGTATGTGGAGGAGGTGCACTCGGTTCAGAAGCAGTTTTAATAAATATATCAATGATCACACTATTATTTGCAAGTGACTTGTTTAAAAATAGTATTAAACAAATTAACCTGGAAAGTTTACTTTATATTGGATACATTTTTGGATTCACATTTGCATTTAAGTCGCCGATTTCATCGTTTGTATTAGCAATAGAAAAGTCGATTATGGGACATTCAAAAAATATACTTACAAATGTCATATATTCGTGTATTGCAATAGGAGTTGCATATTTATTCATTGGTAATGATAAAATATTTCCCAACTCTAAACCACTTGAATATAATACAGAATCAGGATTATCAGGATTATCACGATTATCAGGATTATCAGGATTATCAAGTATTTTACAATATGGTGGGTTGGCGTTATTGTCTGGTATTTTCACATCCGTTCTTTTCAAATTTATGTATAAAATGTATTTTCTTACGAAACATCTTGTCCTTAATAATTCTATCATGTTAAATATAGTTCCAATATTATTAGGTTTATGTGTAGCATTTATTATAAATAAAACTGGTAAAGTTTCAACCAATCAAGGTAAACGAGCATTAAATGATATGTTTGGTGGTAAGTGGGTATATAATTATAAAAATATAACTGGACATATTATTAACATAATTTTAACTTTTGTTTCTGGATGTTCAGGTGGTCTTCTGATACCATCAATATCAATTGGAAGCTATATTGGGTTTTTGTATAATAAAATTTCATCCCTTCCAATGTTACAAACCTTATTGGTTGGAATGACTTCAGTTTTTAGTGCATTTTTTGGTTATCCTCTTTCTTCAGCATTTGTTATCCAAAATATATTAAATCAAGGTATTGAAACTCTACCATTACTAATACTAATGTCATATATTTCTTATTATTCGTATAAATATTTTAATAAGATTGTTTTCAGTGAATGAAATAAATAATAACCTTTAATTAATAACCTTTAAAATATAATATTTTATTAACTATTATATTTTACAATACTATAAATGCTATTACATCATGAATTGTTTCACAATGATAACCAAACCAGCTAAAGACAACGCATAATTGTAAAGTTTATGGTTGATAATCTGCGAAGTATTTGTAGACTTGTTGCAGAAAAAAGATACACCAAATGAACCTATAGTAATCATCAAAATTACAGATAAAGGCATACTTACGCTATTGGTATATTGCAGATAAAAAAGGTATAAAATACCGATGGTGCGTAAAGCCATGAAAAACTCCTTGTAGTTATAGTTGGTCATTTTGTTTTTGTTTTATTATATACTATTGTAATATAATTTTATTTTGTATATTATATTTTATTGTTATATTTTATATACGAAATACATGGAACCACCATATTCTGTTCCTGTGTCACCCAGAACACCCAAACCAAGAGCAACTCGAGCAAACAAGACCGAACTATCCAGAATCAGCAAACCATCCAAACCAGACAAACCACGCAAATCAGATACACTACGCAAATCATCAGATCATATTACATTTCCAGAATTATATTTAATAAAAGAAATTGGACCAAAAGCAGCCGCTGCTCAATTCAGTCAAGATTTTGATGGAGCGTATAAAAATTCATTAAAGGTTGCACAATCTGAAAATCCTAGCTGGTTTTCAGGTTCAGCTTCAGGTTCAGATTCGGATTCGGCTTCAGAATCGGGTTCGGATTCATCAAAAAAATTTAAAATGCCCTCTGATATTGCCATAGTTGAATATACAGAATTTATGAAACTATTCTCATCATTATCACCAGCATCATCGTCATCATCATCATCAGAATCCGAAGACAAGTCAATGTCACCAAGATCAATGTCACAAAAATCTATGTCTCCTTATATGGGTGGCAGAAATCGAAAAAAAAATAAAACTAAAAAAAATACACGTAAGAATAAAAATACACCTAGAAGACGTAGCGGTAAAAAATATACTCAACATAAAAAACGAACATTAAAACATTATCGTAAGTAAATATTACTTTCTATATTAGTAACAAATATATATTAAAATATTTAGCAACATATAAAATTATTTACTATATTACTACGATTATTATATATTGTTAGTATATAATAAAATATACAAAATGGTTTGCGGAGCAATGCTACAACAAGGTGGATCAAGAAGACGACGAAGAACTACGCGTTCGCGTAAAAATAAAACAAAGCGTAATGGAAAGTGTCGCGCATGCAAATGCGTAGGTGGATGCACACGTTCTACATGCCCTTGCTATCGCGGACGCTCTAAATCTTGCTGCACAAAGAGATGCAAGTCTCGTGGTCGCGGATGCAGGTGTTAAATGCAGTAAAATAAAAAAATAATAATGCATTATTATATAGTTACATAACTACATAACTACATAACTATATAATAAAAATAGCAACCAATCCAAAAGTTAATCCACTAATATTATATGAATAACATTTTACTAAAAAGATTCGGGGTAATTATTATTATTATTTTAATATACATTTTAGTATCTAAAAAAATCTTTCATAAGCTAGAAAATAAAAGTGAAGTATTTTATAAAAATCTAAAAATAGAAAAAAATATAAAAATATATGATATTATTCACCATAATTTACCATCCATGCGACATTTATCAGTGATAGTAGAGGCTATCCCATTTATAATTATAGCAATAGTTTTTTTTATAGACTTAAAATTATTTTATAATCTATCAGGTCTTCTAATAACCATAATTATATTTCGAATGTTTATAATTCATTTCACCATATTGCCAAAAGACAAAAAATGTGACATAAAAAATTCATCTGTGTATAATGGTGGATGTTATGACAAAGTATATAGTGGACATTTTGCATCAGTTTTGATGTGTCTTTTAATTCTATACAAAAATAAATATATAAATATTTTTACACTTGTATTCTTATCAATGGTAATGGCATTTTTATTAATATTGACGAGGGCACACTATACCATAGATATAGTTGTTGCATTTTTGGTTGTATGGGTTGTATACCAAAATAATATAAATTTATGTAGGGTAATAGATAAGTTTGTTAAGTAGATAAGTGTTATTATATTTTAGATTGGAATATATCTAAAATATAATATAATTAGATATTTTTGGTTTTGTTTTGTTTTACTTTTGATTTTTTATGTTTACGAATAGTTTTTCGTTTACGAATAGTTTTTCGTTTACGAATAGTTTTTCGTTTCTGCTTTATTGAGTTGTTTCGTCTTGTTCGGTTTCTTCTACTTCTACTTCTACCTCCATATACTCCTTGATTTACTCCAAAAAGATCACCATTGCCCTTACCCGTATCTTCACCATCACCTTCACCCTCACGCTTACCCATATCTTCACCCCCATTATCATCACCATCCTCTTCATCCTCATCCTCATATTCACCCTTGTTATCATCGTAATAATCTTCTTCATCTTCAAGTTCTAAGTCTTTTTCTATGTCTCCTACGGAATGAAAATATCCTACAAGTCCCGTAAGAAAATTTACTACTAAGTTAGGATTTTTAGCTATGCTTACTCTTTTTTCATCTGGTCCTTTGTTTTGCTCTATTACCACTTCAGCTATTTCAGCACCAGTTTGAAGATATTTTATTTCTTCTTGAACTTCAATCGCGCCATCTAAAACTCGTTGTTTACTTTTGCCTCTAGACTTACTAGTATTTGGATTCGACCTTTTAGATTTTATCGGTGGTATTTTTTCCATAGATTTAGTATCTTGTTTAACAGCTGCTATTAAAGATTTCATTCTGTCTTTGTCTTCATAATACTTTTCCGGATTAGTTTTTGTTCTAGTAGCACATTTGAGATCACTAGGAAAATATATGCCTTCCTCTTCCTCTTTATCAATATCTTGTGTTGGTAATAATTCTTGAAGAGAACTTGGAAATTCTTTGTCTTGACTTGCAAACCATTCACCTTCTTTTAAACGTAAAATCTCCTCTCTCTCACCACAAGCACTCTCAACTACTGCGGGTGTAAAACTGAAAGGAACACACAAAACATATTTAGCTTGTGAAAAATTAATACCTTTACCTTCACCAATTGTTCGCCCTTTATTATCTATTTTAAGAGGTATTCTATTATTAGCATTAGGGTTAGGTAGAGTAGTATATGTCTTACACCCTAATTCCTCATTTATTTCTGGTTCAGTTATAGACCGATGAAAATCAAATCCAACTTGGCATAATGTAGCTTCAAGATCACCGCCATTATCAACATTTGGCACCATCATAGCGCACCTATTAACATTAGAACATCCTATATCAATTACTCTAACAGCTCCAGAAAAAAATCGTGTTTTGAATAGTTCCATTTGCTCTAGCTTTTGCTCTTCATCATCACGATCAAAAATTATAGTATCTTCATTCAACGGATCACTTGCTATTTGATCAAAAATAATTTCAATAAATTCATTACTTGCAAGGAATTCTAAAAATTCATCAGAAACTATGAAAAATGTTCCCCCAAAATGTTTGTATAATTCATCTTTATCAAAACAAAAAGATACAAAAAAACTTTTACTCGGGTCATCAAGTCGTTCTATAACAAATCTAAAACAACAATTAAATCCAACATTCTTCAAATTTTCAGGATTTGATAAATGTTCTAATTGTAACATATTATTTTCACGTGGTTCGTATTTATCGCATAGCTTTTTAGGATTAAAAACCATTATTTTCGACGTAAGACATTCTCTTTGTTCGGTTAAAGGATTTATGCCACACATCTCATCAAAATAAGCTCTCGATGAAGAACTTTCTACTGCATTCTCGCGAAATTCATCAAGATATGTTTTTGGAACTGCTAACTCTGTATCAGGATGTTTTCTTTCGTGATGTTCAAAATATCGTCTAACTTCTTCAATAAAAATTCTACTAGTTTCTTCACAACTTTCGTTAAGCATTTTTAACATTTCTTCAAATAGTATAATTTCATAAGTTACCAAAAGTCTAATAATAGTGTCTAGTGTAATATCACCAAGCTGAAATTTTTTAAAAAGTCCACCCATAACAACTTGACAATCCGTAAATTGCTCTGGAACAGGTTTGGAAGGAATATGCAAGTTAATAGTTGTCGGGACATCATCTTCACCCTCTCGAGGTTCATAGACAACAGGAACGCCATGTATAATAGGAACAAGAATTGCATGCGATCCTTCACAAACCAACGTAGTAATTTTATAACCAGGATAAGGTTTAGTTTTAGATTTAGATTTAGAATTAGATTTAGATTTAGATTTAGAAATGGAAAGTTCGGGGGTTATTATTTTATCATGCGCAAATATTTTAAGACAACTTCCTAAGTCTCTTCTATCTTTAACATGTTTAAGATTTACATATGTCCCATATATATCACCCATAAACAAACGTGTAAATTCGCCAAACACAGGAACTTCTTCAGCCATTGAAAGTTGTGCCGCCGATATACTATACACTAATATATACACACACAAAAATAAAAAAATATATATTTTTTTATTTTATATATCAAAGTAATTGTAATAGTAAGTAGGTTAAACTTTTTTTTTATATTTAATTTGTATTTTTTTAATAATACTCATATTTTTGTTGTTAATTATATTTTTAGTAATGGTAAGTGATATAACAACCAATATAACAATTATAGATAGAAAAACATATTTATAATCTATGATAAATCTTTTTAAATGATAATATACTTTCTCTACCATTGCATATCTCATGTTTGTTTCAACATCACTATCAGGAATTCCATACCCCATTTTAGTAATAATATTAGTTAAAAATCCATTACCAGGTGCGTGAATAAAAAATGGCATACTTTTATAGTCAACTGAGTGCAATTTATTATTATTTATGGTAATTGATGTAAATGAGTCTACATTCATAAGCGGATACGATAATACAAGAAATAATTTACATTCATGGTCAATATAAATTTCACCAGGATGTTCGTTATAATATTGTATCATTAATATTTGGTCATCCGCGGCATCTGTCGGATTAAGTTCGTATATTTTTGTAATAATATCTTTCAAATCTTTTACATATCCTATATATGTTCCGGAGTTTAAATAATGATTATCACATTTCCCAAACGATAAATGAACAACTATTTTTTTTCCTATAAAACCATAGTCATCGCATCCTGCGACTATTTTACATTTATATTTATTCTTTAATTTTATAAACTCGTCAGCCATTTCTGTTAAGTCTCTGCAAGATATTACATCATACCCGTCAACAAAACATACTATCTTATCATCGCTCAAATTACTTAAATAATCTATCATTTTTCTAAATTTCCAGTTATAACCTCGCCATTCTTCTCCCATTCCCAAGGTTGTTAGTTTCCCTTTATTTTTTTTACATGACTCTACCAAATTATTATAATAAAATTTTTTATCCGTGCTTATAGTCACTATTTCTACTTTGTTATTTGTCATAAAAATGTCGTTACTATATTGTATTATTATTATTATTATTTTTACAATATAAAAATTGATAAAGATAATAAACATTAAATCATATATAGTATTAACTTCATCAACATGAGCGAAAAGCTACAGACATCAACACCTCTTACTGCACAACCACAAGATGTAGACACATCGTTTCGTCTATTTGACTTCAATATATTTGATGAAAAACGTGAAGAAAACAACGATGGCGGCGGCGACGGCGACAACAACTGCGCTGGCAACGAGGATGGGAGAGATGATGGTGACTGCGATGGCGGAGCCAAAAAACAATACAAGAAAGATGAGAAGTTTACTACTATTCAAATGTTCGGTTTGAATGAAAAAGGCGAAACCTGTGCAATATTTGTTCGCGATTACAGCCCCTTCTTCTATATCAAGGTGGGCGATGAGTGGACGATTCCACAGAAGTCGGCATTTATTTCGCATTTGAAAGACAAACTCGGCAAATTTTATCAGGATTCTATATTGGAGTTCGAATCAAAGCTTATCAAGCGCAAAAAATTATATGGATTTGATGCAGGAAAAGAGCATAAATTTGTATTAATAAAATTTAAAAATATTGCGACGATGAATAAGGTGAAAGGTATGTGGTTTCGTTTCAAGGCAGGAAAACAGGTGCTTCGACGCGATGGTTATTACTACTCCAATACAAGAACGGAAATTTATGAAGCCAATATTCCACCGATTTTGCGGTTCTTTCATATCAACGACATTAGTCCTTCTGGGTGGGTCGGATTTAATTCTAAACGTATTAAACAAGTGCGCGGGTGGTCAAAAACGACGACGTGCACATATGAATATGAAGTCGAGTCAAAATACATAGTTCCTCTCAATTCCAAGGAGACGATAGTCCCCTATAAAATATGCAGCTTTGATATTGAGGCAAGCAGTAGTCATGGCGATTTCCCAATTCCAGTTAAAACCTATAAAAAACTTGCTACAAATATGGTCGATGTTTGCGATGCAGTTTTACGAAAAATGAATATCGACGCTGTTGGAGCAGACGCAACTGCCGAAACGGCGAGATATGAAATTATCGAGAAACTTCTTAAAAAAATAGTTTATACCGCGTTTAGTCACGATAAAGACCCCCACACCGATGTTGACCGCGTTTATACAAAAATTAAAGTTGGTGAATCTCGACTTGCGACCCTATTTAGTGTATGGATTTCATATCATATTCCTGATATTAAGTCTAGTGAGAAGTTACAAGATTTAAATACAATCGAGAAAATGTTTGAAAAAATGTCGGAAAATGCGAACAAAGGAGATGTGGATGGCGTGGATGGCGACGATGGCGACGATGGCGAAGAGGGCGATGATGGTGGTAATGCAAATGACTATGAGCAAGATATAATTGATGTTATTGAAGAAGATGAAGATTTACATGATAATGATAATGATAATGGTGAAGGTGAAGACGAAAGTATGGAGTGTAATGATAACGAAGCAGATGACATAATGCGCGCATATGCTGGCAATGTCTCGACTGCGTCAACAAAAGCAACACCTGTTCCAAAAAAAACTACCAAAAAAACAAAGGAACCCAAGGAACCAAAAGAAATACCGAAAGAAACACCTGTTCACCTGCTATTGTGTCCATCCGACAAAATGGACCGCGAAACCAAAATCAATATGTTGAATGTATCTCTGCAAGAAATATTCCCACCCGTCGAGGGTGACAAAGTTACATTCATTGGTTCGACGTTTCTCACTTACGGCAACAAGCGCCCCTATTTGAATCATTGTATCGTTCTCGACACATGCGACACTCTCAAGGACGAGGTCGCGAATTCTGAAATACAGACGTGCAAAACAGAGCGCGAATTATTGCTCGCGTGGACACAAATCATTCAGCGCGAGAATCCGGATATTATTATCGGCTACAATATTTTCGGGTTTGACTATGAGTTCATGTTTCGGCGTTCGCTGGAAAACTCATGCGAAAATGAATTTCTTGCACTTTCGCGAAACAAGGGCGAATTTTGCGGAACGCGTGACTATAAAACCGGTAAAATCGGTATCAAGGAAAGCAGTATTGTGATTGCAAGTGGTCAGCACGATTTGCGGTATATCGATATGACAGGACGTTTGCAAGTCGACTTGTATAATTACTTCCGCCGTGATTTCAATCTTACATCCTATAAACTGGACTATTGTGCGGGATATTTTATCGGTGACGGCGTGAAAAAGATCGAACACTTGCCTAGCGGAAATACGAAAGTCACGACCTCAAACATGATGGGACTTGAAAATGGCAACTATATTCATTTCGAAGAATCCAGTCACTCGACAGATATGTATAAAGAAGGCGAAAAATTCAAAGTATTAAACGTGAATACAGAAGAACGCAGTTTCGAAATTGAAGGACACGAAATGCCAGATATGACAAAATCCGTGCGCTGGGGTTTAGCAAAGGACGACGTCACACCCCAGGATATCTTTCGCATGACAAATGAGGGACCAAAAGAGCGCGCAATTATTGCGAAATATTGTATTCAGGATTGTAACTTGGTGCATCATCTTATGAACAAAATCGATGTATTGACTGGCTATATTGAGATGTCGAAGATTTGCAGTGTGCCGATTAGTTTCCTTGTATTGCGTGGACAAAGTATTAAACTGACGAGCTTTATTGCGAAGAAATGCCGCGAGAAGCGGATACTGATGCCAGTGCTTGAGCGTTCATTTGGGAATGAGAGTTATGAAGGTGCGATTTGTCTTCCGCCAAAATGTAATTTATACTTAGACAATCCAGTTGCATGTTTAGACTATTCGTCACTATATCCGTCATCGATGATTAGCGAGAATTTGTCGCATGATAGCAAAGTATGGACAAGAGAGTTCGACTTGGCGGGACAACTCGTTCGCGAAACCGGTGTGAAAGATCCGTCAGGAAACTACATATACGATAACTTGTCTGGATATGAATATGTGGATGTGACATACGATACATATAAGTGGGTTCCAAATAGCAGAGGCAAAGCAGTGAAAACAATGAATGGGAAAAAGATTTGCCGATTCGCACAGCCCAAAGATGGTGTGAAAGCAATTATGCCAGATGTGCTTGAAGAACTGCTTGCTGCAAGAAAAGCTACGCGCAAACTGGCGGAAGCAACCGAAGACCCCTTTATGGCGAATATTTTAGACAAACGGCAACTCGGTTATAAAGTAACTGCAAACTCGCTTTACGGACAATGTGGTGCAAAAACAAGCACGTTTTATGATGTAGATATTGCGGCGTCTACTACTGCGACGGGACGCAAACTGCTGACATATGGAAAGCGCGTTGTTGAGGAAGTCTATGGGGATGCTAAAATGGAGTCGAAGAAATTCGGGTTTGTAAATACAAAAGCGGAGTATATATATGGTGACAGCGTTGCAAACTACACGCCAATATATGTTAGAGAAAATGGACGACAAGTAAATATTATACAGATAGATGAGTTAGCAAAACAATATGGGGATGAAAAAGGATGGGTTTATAGTAAAGAAGAAGGAAAAGAGGGGAAAGAATATTGTGAAATGATTCCATCAATGAATATAGAAACATGGTCTGATAAAGGGTGGACAAAACTTCATCGTATTATTCGTCATAGACTTGCTCCTCATAAAAAAATGATTCGAGTATTAACACATACAGGACTTGTGGATGTAACTGATGACCATTCACTTGTTGATATAAATGGTAACGAAATATCGCCAAAGGATGTTGTATGCGGAACTTCATTACTACATTTTGAACACGATACATACAAACATCCAGAAAATATTAGAATAAATGTTGGTAAAAAAGTAATAGTTCCTACATCTCAATATAATGCCGCACTTAAGTGGGATGAACTTAATAAGTTTCATGGACATACACTTTCATTGGACTATACTATTGAAAATGGGGTATCAAACTATATTATAAAAGTTGCAAAAAATACAGAAATAGATACTATAACTAATGCTAGCACGAATAATAACATAGTCAAAAAAATATATGAAGTTTCATATCCAGAGAATGAATTTGTTTATGATCTTACTACAGAAAATCATCACTTTGCTGCAGGTGTCGGAAATATGATAGTTCACAACACGGATTCTGTATTCTTTACATTTAATCTTGCAACACCGGATGGCACACCGATTCGCGGAAAGGATGCGCTGGAGATTACGATTGAGTTTGCAAAAGAGGTCGGTCATCTTGCGACACGATTCTTGAAGCAGCCGCATGCATGGGTCTATGAAAAAACGCTTATGCCATTCTGTCTTCTATCGAAAAAGCGATATATTGGTATGTTGTATGAAGACAAGCCGGAGAAACCGAAGCGCAAAAGTATGGGTATCGTTCTGAAACGTCGCGACAATGCACCCATTGTCAAAGATATATATGGTGGTGTGATTGATATTCTAATGAAAGAACAAAATGTCGAAACCGCGATTCAGTTTCTTAAGTCGTCTTTACAAAATTTGGTCGAAGAGAAGGTGCCGATGGATAAACTGATTATTTCAAAATCGCTTCGAAGTGGATATAAAAACCCGGCGCAAATTGCACATAAAGTATTGGCGGATAGAATGGGCAAACGTGACCCTGGAAATAAGCCAAGTGTTGGTGACCGAATTCCGTTTGTATATATCCAGAATCCAGACAAGAAAGCACTACAAGGCGAGAGAATAGAACACCCTGATTATATCCTGGCGAATAAAATTAAACCGAATTATGCTTTCTATATTACGAATCAAATTATGAAGCCATTGCAACAAGTGTTTGCACTGGTGTTGGAGAATATCCCGAGCTATAAGCGGTATGTTCCTGCATTGCGGCAGTCGATTGAATTGTGGAATGATAAACTAATAGATGGCGAAGATGAAGAAAAAATAAAGAAAAAGATAACGGATTTGCGTAATAAGGAAGTGAAGAAGATTCTATTCGATGAATACTTGATTGAAATAGATAATGCAAGTAAAAAGAATCAGAGTATTATGAACTTCTTCAAGAAGAAATAAATATGGTTAAGAAAAATAATATAAATATATTCAATATATATTATTTTTTTGTAATCAACGCCGCATCAGCGCCGCATTACTTTGTTTATGATAACCCCGCCGATTGCAACCCACATTGCCATAATAATATTTGAACCTTCGCTAATGATCCAGCGCATTGCGATACAATGCGGTGCTGAAATCATGAATGGTGACAGAATAAAACCTAAAATAGTATAAGGTGCGCAAAATTCGGGGTATAAGTATATCGCTGCATAATGCAAGATGATCCACATCACATAGTATCCACTGGCAGAATATAGCCATGACAAAACTGGCCATAGTCTCTTGATTTGGGTCCACACCCAATATAGTCCATTCACAGCCACATTGTCGTAAATATTAAATGGCCACATTGAAGAATACGACCACATTGCAACAAATTCGTCTCCGTCATTAGGGTCGTCGTGGTTGTTATCAGGATACATGAAGAATGATCTGCGGGGCATATTGTTCTTGGGGTCGTTGTTTATAACTTGAAGTTTGGAGTTGGTTGTTTGTTGTTTCTCGTCGCTGTATATTATATTAGAACCATTTTTCGGTTCAATTTTTTATACCATTAAATCATACCTATGCTCCAAATATTTAATCTACTTCTTCATAATCATGATGACTGGTTGTGGTTGTGGTTGTGTTGTTATTTTCAGCAGTTTCAGCAGTTTCAGCAGTTTCAGCAGTTTCAGTAGGGGTGCTAGTATTCGTCATAGTGGTGTTTGTCGTAGTGGTGTTTGTCGTAGTGGTATTTGTTGCATTCGTATTCATATTAGAAAATATTTGAGACATACTTGAAAGATAAGAATTGTAAAACTCATTTTCTGTATAAGCTGAAGGAGGTAAGTCAAATGAAAACACCAGAGAATCATCGTTCATATTATCGATGGATAAGTTACTTAAGTTACTGCTATTTCTTAAATTATTTATGATACTAGAAAATGAATCGGAACCTGTATCTGTTGTCGAAGATGTTCTTGATGGGAGGGCTGGAATTGGCACAGATTCGGGAGCAGGAGTAGCAGGAGTAGCAGGAGTATGTGTAGTTGTAGAAGTTCCTGATGTATTATTCTCAGAAATCACATTGCGTCTACACAATGGACATGTTGATTGTGATTCAAGCCACGTCATAATTCGAAATGGAACAAAACAATGACCACATGCTTTCAATCGAAGAACAACAGAACTTGCATTAAATACGTCTCTACTAATCGGGCATTCTGTATTCAGTAAATGTTCGGTAGTTATCGAGTTATAGTTAATAATTTCGGTATTTTCTTCAATCTCTTGAATAGTAATTCCACCTCTGTTTATATTTCTGTTTCTGTTTATGTTTATGTTTTCAGGTAACGAATCGGGATTTAATAGCACATTTCTTGGAAGAAAAGAAAATAAAACATTATTCGATGTATCAAAAATATTCCTTCTCCCAAGAAGATAGTTTATATTATCTGTTGAATCGAAAATATTACCTGTAGTGTTTCGTAAACTTTGTGTATTTACATTTTGAGCTGCTTGTCCGGTTGTTTGTCTGGTTGTTTGTCCCGTTGTTCGTCCTATGTTTAAATTTTGATTATTTTCTCTCGTTTCTCTCGTTTCTCTCGTTTGTCTTTCTGCATCTCTTGCTCGCAATCTTGCATCCCTCTCTTCCTGTCTTGCCCTCATTCTTTCTCTATCTGCTTGCCTTTCTTCATCCCTCACTCTCCATCTTGCTTCTCTTTCTTCTCTTGCTTCTCTTTCTTCATCGTGTCTTACTCTCATTCTTTCTCTATCCGCTTGTCTTTCTTCTCTATCTTCTCTATTATTTTCTAATACTATATTCCTTCTTTCATTCTGGGTTTCCATAATAGTTGCAAGACTAGATTCAAGGTTAGAAAACATATCTTGTGATCTTGCAACAAAAGTATTAATATTAAACATCAAATTTAAATAACCATACTCAAAATCCATATTAAATGGACTATCATATGATGAATTATTACTACTATATCCGCGCATGTTACTATCGTGTGGTATAATACGTGTATTGGGTATATTGGGTATATTGGGTATATTTGGTATATGTGGGATACTGGCATTGGTTGTATTGGTGGTGTTACCTGCATTGGTTGTGTTGGTGGTGTTACCTGCATTGGTTGTGTCGTTCATACCATTATCATTATCATTGTCATCATCGTCAGTTTCATCAAAAACAATATGCGAATTATTATTTTGATTCATTATAATTATATATATATATTAAAAATGTTTAAATATTAATTTGTATATTATAATAACTACAACTTATTTATAAGTGGAATTATAATTTATACCTATAAGATGGAATCGGCGTCATCAGCACAAATACCAATAGAAAAATTCACAGGTTACGCAGATAGAGGTATAACAGGTCTTACAAATTTGGGAAATACATGTTTTATTAACTCATGTATTCAGTGTTTATCACATACATACGAATTCAATGACTTTTTGTCAAAGGGCGATGGGAGTTATAGGAAAATTTTAAATAATAAACCAGAATCTGTTTTACTAGTAGAATGGGACGACCTTCGCAAACTTATGTGGAGTCAAAACTGCATCATATCGCCGGGTAGATTTATTAACTCTGTGCAACGTATTTCAAAGGCAACAAACCACGAATTATTTTCTGGGTGGTCGCAAAACGATTTACCTGAATTTTTACTATTCGTTTTAGAATCGTTTCACAATGCACTTACACGCGAAGTTGTCATGGATATTAAAGGAAACATTCGAACAAAGAAAGATGAAATGGGTAAAAAATGTTACGAAATGATGAAACAAAAATATACAAAAGATTACTCTGAAATATTGAATATATTTTTTGGAATCCATGTTTCAGTTTTGACACCGATTGCGGCACGCGATGCGGACATGAAATACCTTAGTATAACACCAGAACCATTTATGATTATTCATCTTCCGATTCCTACCAAAGAAGAACTACGTATTGAGAAAACAGATAAAAATATTACACTATTTGATTGTTTTGATAAACATTGTGAAAGGGAAGCTTTAGATGGAGATAATATGTGGTTTAATGAGGCAACAAATAAAAAAGAGGCAGTAAATAAAAGAATTCTATTTTGGAGTCTTCCAAATATAATGATAATTGACATTAAGAGATTTATAACTTCATATGCAACAGGAAGAAGTAAAAAGAACCAGATGTTTATTGATATTCCATTACAAGATGTTGATTTTTCGCAATATGTAGAAGGATATGGAAAGGAAGCATATATATATGACTTATACGCAATTTGTAATCATCATGGGCAAGTTGATGGTGGACACTATAGTGCAACAATTAAAAATGCAAATGGTAAATGGTATAATTTCAATGACACTATAGTAAAAGAGATTACTATAAATGGAGACATGATTAGTGGAAATACACCATATTGTCTTTTTTATCGTAAAAAAAGTATGAATAAGTAAAATCCAAAACAAAATTCAAAATCAAAACATCGAATATATTTCAATAAAATAAAATTTATATATAGTTTTATATATAGTATTTTATATATAAAATGAGTATAAGTTATAATTCATTAACAGGTTTACAAGGTGATCCATTACAATATATTAGTCAATTAGCAACATCTGGAAGAAAAGATTTGGATTCAACATCTGTATCTACACGTATAATTATTATTTTTACTTTTATTGTAGTTTTATTATTGTATTTTTTTTTATTTTCTTCTTTAGGAAATAAAGGCGCCGGAGATGGTGGTAGTGCAGGCACAGGAGCAGGTGGCGAGTCATCTGGTAAAAGAACACTTGAAATTATATTGTGGAGTATTTTTATAATTTTACTTGTTCTCAACGGGTTTCAATATTTTTTCAATGTAAATATAACTGCAGCAGTTAAGGACATATTCACCGATAAACCAAAAATAGATTTGACAATTCAACAAGAGCCAGATGAAAATGTAGTGCCCGAATTAAAAATCGTAAAAGAAGTATATAATATTCCAAATAATGACTATTCATATGATGATGCAAAAGCGATTTGCCAAGCATATGGTGGAGGTTTAGCAACATATAATCAAGTAGAATCTGCATACAATAAAGGCGGAGAGTGGTGCAACTATGGATGGTCGGATGATCAAATGATATTGTTCCCTACACAGAAAAAAACATGGGATAAATTGCAGACGATTGAAGGTCACAAAAATGATTGCGGACGTCCTGGTATAAATGGAGGACGTATTGATAATCCCAAAGCACGATTTGGTGTAAATTGCTATGGTTATAAGCCGATTATTACACCTGCAGAACAAGACTCAATGTTGAATACGCCGATTTATCCTGTTAGCATGAAAGACAAAGAATTGCAGAAGAAACTTGAACACTGGAAGAAGAAAGTTCCTGAAATACTGCTTTCCCCTTTTAATAAAAATAGCTGGAGTATATTGGGTTAAGGTAATGCTATATAATCCCCACTAGTCACAGGTTTTTTTAATAGCTAATTGATATCCACTATGAATTAACTCATATTGACCTTTATATTTTTCTAAAAATTCATTCATAGTTTTTTTAATAGTAAAACCATCGCCACCGCAGTAGTCGTCCATCCAGATTATACCATTTTTCTCTAAAACATTAAAAGAGTTTTCCATGTCTCTTTTTATAAAGTCAGGTTCATGACACCCATCAATATATATAAAATTGTATGTCTTGTTGTCTGTCCCGTTGTCTGTCTTGTTGTTATTTTCAAAAAAAATATCCGACGTCATTTTATGTATTACTATCTTCTCTACATTTTTACAAACAGAAAGATTATAATTAAAATTCATTTCTTCATTGTTAAGTAAAAAATTACGATGGTCATTGTTATCGATAGTTAAGAATGGGTCTACACAAGTCAAACATGAATTTGGATTATCAAGAAAGTTATCGGCAAAAAAAACACTAGACAACCCTTCAAAACAACCAATTTCTAATATCCTATTTTCTTTTGATTTTTCTAACCAAGAATCTAAATTTTTATTTATTTCCGAATTTATAAACCATGTTTGGGAATATTTATAGTTATTCATATGCAATTATATTATAAATTAATAACTTACTTAATTATTAATTTATAAACGTATTTTGTATACGTTTAGATATTTTGTTATTTTTATATCCCCTTATTTTATACACCACAAAAATTATGTTATTATCATCCTCATCCTCACAATACTATGATGTTATAATTATTGGTTCAGGGATGGCTGGGTTATACGCTGCTCTTAAAATCAAAAAACTTTCACCCAATTTATCATTTTTAGTTGTCGAAAAATACGACACATATGGTGGCAAATCCTATAATGTTGAGTTTGAAAATACATCTGTTGTGACAGGTGCAGGTATTGGTAGACAAAATAAAGATAAACTATTGCTCGGTTTAATGCACAAGTTTAAAATTCCTATTCATCGATTTGAAACAGGTCATAATTTTGTTGCGTCGTTAGAGCCGCTTTGTCGTGGTATGGTCAAGTCGATATTTATGGATTTGAAACATATGTATAATAAGTCACACGCCCATGGCCACACCCACCCACACACCACTTTCAAAAAGTTTGCAACTGGCATTTTAGGGAAAAAGAAATATGATGATTTTGTTATGTGTGCAGGTTACACAGACTATGAAAATGAGGATGCATATGACGTCTTATACCATTACGGGTTTGACGATAACTATAGTCGTTGGGTTGGATTTTCTGTTCCATGGAAAACACTCGTTGATAAAATAGTTGACTCTTTAGAATCAGGTCACCATATTATCAACAATACAGAAGTCACACGCATATTAAAACACGATAAATATTTTGAAGTCTCGACAAAGCACCCTCATCATCCCATCCACCATGTGCAGTCAAAAAAGAAATATTATTGCGAAAAAGTGGTTATAGCAACCGATATCGACGGCATAAAAGATTTAATTCATAACATATCATCAATACCCGAACTTTATTACCAAATTAAAGGCCAACCATTTCTTCGACTATATGCCAAGTTTTCGCGTGACTCAATACCCTTTCTTAAAGAAAAAATACAAGGTGTGACTATTATCCCCGGACCAATGCAGAAAGTCATTCCCATGGATCCAGACCACGGCGTGTATATGATAATATATTGCGACAACGCAGACGCCGAATTCTTCAAAAAGTATTTCAAAAATAATGAAAAAAATAGAACTACGTTGAATACCCTTCTCGAAAATGCGCTCGATTTAAAAGGGAAACTCCGTATTGAAAATATTAAAGACTTTTATTGGAAAAATGGCACACATTATTACACCCCCCTTACTAGCGAATTTGATACGCGACAAGAGTTTATTGAAAAGGCGCAACATCCTGATGCGAATGTTTTAGTTGTTGGTGAAGTAATAAGCTTGCACCAGGGGTGGGTAGAAGGTGCACTTGAAAGTGTTGAAAAGACATTGACCAAAAAATGGCTGGAGTCATAGAATAATTAAGCAAATCTTACTTTTTTAGTTTTTCTTTGATTTGTTTGTTGTTGTTGTTGTTGTTGTTGTTTTTCTTGCGGCTGCAGTTTTATTTTTAATTTAAGTGATTTCTTTTTATTTAGTTTCTCTCCTTTCTCTCCTTTCTCTCCTTTCTCTCCTTTCTCTCGCTTGGGAATATCTATGGCTACGTCTATTTCCGAAACCATAGACCCATCCTTTACTTTTTTGAATATGTCACCTTTGTTTTTTCTTGTTTTTTTATCAAATATTTTTTTCTTATCCATCGATACAAGACTAAGCAATTTATCGTATACAGATTCGTCCAACATTCCATTTGTTATATTTATTTCATCTTTCTCACCCTTCTCACCTTTCTCACGTGAATGATGTGGTGACCGATGTGAATGCGGAGATTGCATATGTTTATAGTTGAACACTTTATGTTTTGTCATCGGGTGACAATAGTATAGTCCAGAAGGAACAACTAAATCCTCCATAAGTTTTGCAATCCGTATATCATCTTTGCTTGTTTTGTTTGTGCTTCCCACATTTCCATATTGTGAATGTGGTGTATCCAGTGTATTTTTAAGGAGCATGTTGCTAATATTATAACCACAACTTGTTACACCTGATTCTGTTTTACAGAAAATAAGATCATCCTGATGTAACATCCTAGTATTGATATGTGTATGTGTGTCTTTTGTTTATATGTATATACCTATTATATACATATAAATAATATTAGATAAGATAACGATTATTACATAACTAATTATAATAACGCTTAATTTCAGGAACAACCTTGTGTTCACGTTTTCCTTTAATATATTCCATGATTTGTTTCACCTGATTTTGGTTTGAAATAATATCACCTAAACACTTCTCTAAAAATCCTAAAGTAATAGGCATCGTCTGTTTTGTTTCGCAAAATTTAAGTTTTCCATCCGTAATATTTACAATATTATTGTTCATATCGTGTTCATTTACATAGTCTATTATTTTATCCTCCATATCATTCTTACGTGTTCGCAAGTCTTTTACTTGTTCATTCAAAAGTTTCATTTCATTGTCTAATTCAACCCATTTTTGAATTGACTTTTCTAAATTTCCATTATTCGCGGCACCACCACCACCACCACCATTACCTATATTAGACGGCATATTGTTATATTATACTATAAAATAATATCTAAATTTGTTTTACATATTATTAAAAAATGGAGTTATACTATTTTGCCACTATTTTGCCACTATATTGGTCATTATTCACCTACGATGCTTGCGTGTGCGTTTTCCGTAGCTCTTTCCATAAGTTTGCTGGGCGGCTAACAATCCAAGAGGAACAAGTGCCTCTTTCAGTAAAGCGCCGAAAGATGCAAACATACCACCACTTTGAGTTTGTGCTTGCTGTTGTGATTGTGCTTGCTGCATAGCTGCGGCTTGGGCTTGTGCCTGACCTTGACTCATTCCTTGTGCCATCTGTTGCTCACGACTGCTTGACTCGGTGCCAAACGACTTGGGAAAGATTTTATTAGAAGACTTTTTGCTATGTTTGCGTCCGCGTCCGCGCCGTTTAGAACGACCACCACCACCTTGAACACTATGGGTAGTCGGTCCTGGACCTTTTAAAGCATACTCGTTTGCTGCTCCAGCATTTTGTGCAGGAGTTCCCCCCATATATTGGTTAGACGTTTGGGGTTTATAACTTGATGCCAAAGCTGCGATACTTCCTTGAGGAGCACTAGTAGTCCATGAACCATCTTTACTACCGGGATAAGTAGCAGAACCTAAAGGGTGACTGCCTCCTTTTTTGCAACGACGCCGATGACTTGTTCTTTTCATGTATTTTTTTGCCATTTTATTCTATTATACTATTTAGTTAGAAAAAATAAATTTTATTATTTGTAGCTTTTTATTAAGATAATAAATATGCCTAAAACTAAAAAGAAGCTAATTACAACCAACAATAATGACAGATAAATATATGGATAAATTTCTTCCAGGATTAAACTAACGATGGGTTTGAATAGATTCTTAAGCTCTTTTTTTACTTCATCTTTTTTAATAAAGTCTAAACAATAGTCGTATACTTTGTCTTTAAAATTATTATCCTTGGCACTATCCTTGGCACTATCCTTGGCGCAATCCTTGGCACTATCCTTGCTATCTTTCACAATAGTCATGATATGTTTGTATGAAGTAAAATATGAATAATGAACTATTATTTTATAAAGATATAAAAAATACCCATTTTTTGCGTGTTATTATAATCTATATTTTCTCTATATGCATTAAATGGATATTCACTCATCATCTAACGCAAATGTTTGCACAACATATACGAATTATGATTTTAACAAGGTTTCCTTGATGCACCCCGAATCATTACACGGAAGCAGTGGAACATTTTTTACTAAAATAGGTATAGGCAATGTAAACGAAGTTTTATATATACAAACTCCTAAATGTGTTACCAAACAAGGAGTAATTACAACCGCTGGTAAAAAGGCATATATTGACTTAATGTTTTCAAATGAAGACACATCTTTTATTGAATTTATGGAAAATTTAGAAAAATCGTGCATTGAAAAAATACATGAAAAGAAAAATTCATGGTTTACAAATGAAATAGACCAATCCGACATTGAAAACGCATTTACGTCAGCATTAAGACCATTTAAAGGTGGGAAGTATTATTCAATGCGTGCTAATATTGCACCATCAAAAAATCTTATGAAAGTGCCTACATGTTTTGTATTCGACGAAACTGAAAAACAGCTAACCATCGAGGATGTAAAACCAGAAAATGATATAATATCTGTTTTAGAAATACAAGGTATCAAATTTTCTCAAAGAAGTTTTCAGTTTGAAATCATAATACGTCAGGTTCTTATTATGGTAAATAAACCTGTATTTCAGTCATGTTTAATTAAGAAACATGTAGTTGTTGAATCGTTATCAGCGCCTATTCAAATAACCGAACAAGAAGATAGTAAAAATAAAGACAACAAAGATAACAAAGACAATAAGAATAGCAAAGATATGGAAGACTCTTTAGCAGTATTACATAATGCTGAACATGAATCCATAAAGACCACTAATACTAGTTTATATGAAAGTCATTTAGAAAAAGAGAATAGTGAAAGTCATAAAATGGATAAAAAGATAGCACCAGCACCCACATCAGCACCAGCACTAGAACTAGCACCTAAACCAGTATCAAATATATTGTCATCGCTGGCATCCTCTATGTTGAGCAAAGATGAGAACGAAGAGAGTGTAGACAAAAAAAATGAAAAATTGCAAACCCAAAAACAAAATATAAAAAATAAAGATTCACAAGAAATTAGAGAGATAACAGAAGTAGATTTAGAAATAAAAGATGACGAAAAGATTAAAATAAAAAAACCAAATGACATTTATTATGAAATATATAAAGCAGCAAAAGAGAAAGCAAGGGCTACAAGAAAGTTAGCATTTGATGCATATTTAGAAGTTAAAAAGATTAAGAATACTTATATGCTTGATGACTCAGATTCAGATACAGATTATAACTCTGACTCTGATTCAAGCTCAGATTCTGGTTCTGGTTCTGGATCTGGATCTGGATCTGGATCAGGATCAGGATCAGAAGCAGGTTCTTATTGTGGTTCTGATACAGAAAATGAATAATAAATCACAAACCATAAATCATAAATATTAATAACTCATAAATGTTAATATTTATACTATGATGTATTAAGGCATTTCATTCATATATGACGTATACTTTTTAGGTATTTAATTCTTATTTATTATTTCTTATTTATTATTTCTTATTTCTTATTTGACAATTAATTTTAAAATTATAAAAATATTTTATCATTTATTTTATATAATGATGCTCAAAGACTTACAGAAAACATTTAAGCCCCATCACGTTCTTTTACTTTTAGGAGGAATCGTTCTTATTTACGTGGTTTTGAACTATTCTTCAAATAAGAATTTCTCTCCTGAAAATTACTCTACGAAAAATAGACGCAGTTATGGTAACGCATCTTCCCCTCCTTCATCTTCATCGCCTCCTTCAGGTGCTAATGAAGGAACATTTTTTGTTGACTACTCGGCAGTAGGTGCTAGCGACTCTAACTTGTCAGGCATGCCCTCTAACTGCACTGGCAATAATACTAATAATCCTTCCGATCTTCTCCCCAAAGATGGTAACAGCTCATGGGGGCTTCAGCCTATGGGAAGCGGCGACTATTTAGGTGTAAACTTTTTGAATGCTGGTTACTTAACTGGTATTGATACTGTAGGAAGCAGTCTTCGTAATGCCAACTTGCAAGTCAGATCCGAGACGCCTAACCCTCAGATGATAGTAAGTCCATGGATGAATACTACTATTGAGCCCGATACCTTCCGTCAACCCCTTGAAATTGGTTGCGGTAGTCAATAAAACTTACAAAGACAAAGACAAAACTACCTAGGCTACATTAAGCATTAAGCTATGTATATATTAATAATTATATAGTCATTATATATAATTATCAAAATTATAAACTACTATTCTTACCATATTATGGAAATGAATGTAATAAGTTATATATTATCAATTGGCATTTTAATAATATTTATAAAATATTATTTTGATAATGACATGGCTGGACTGAATTGTATAACATCCAATGTAGATGGAAATAAATATTGCGTTCGTGAAAGGCTCAAACAAGAAATGGCAGCAGACTTATTAGCAATAGTTACAAAAAATATGAAAAAATTGGTAGAATATATGCAAAAAAAATATCCTACATATGAAAATGTGCAACGACTTATTAAAAATTTTAACCCCCAAACTATTATGGAAACACAAATTGATAGTGAGCATACTGCATATAGTGAAAATAAGGGTGAAAAAATTGCATTCTGTTTAAACACAACAAAAGATGGAAATACACTTATTGATAAAAATACGTTGACATTTGTTTCGATTCATGAACTGGCGCATACTATGTCAGAATCAATTGGACATAAAGAAGAGTTTTGGAAGAATTTCAAATTTCTACTTGAGAATGCAGTGCGTATTCATATTTATAGAGCGGTTGACTACTCAAAAAACCCCGTTTCTTATTGCAGTATGATGATAGATGAAAGTCCATTATATAAGGATTGAATGTCCCATATCCCATATCCCATATCCCATATCCTATAAAATAATATATTTATAGTATATATTTGTAATCGTAACCACCTATGCCAAAATATTCATTAATTAAAAGTAATTTTTTAGAAACCTATTGTAAAAATAAATACGCATTATGTGTTATTTTTTTTACATTCGGTGTCATAATGTTGTTATACTATATTTCATCTACAAAAAATCAGACAAAACTTATAGAAAACTATACGCAATCTGAACTTATAGAAATAACAAATAAAATGGACCAAGTAGATACAACAACGGAAGAACAAACGATGGACTTATCCGCCTTATTAAGCATGGACCTGTCGGGTGTTATAAAACGGCTTTTTGGTTCCAGATGTCTTGCTGGATGTATGAGCCCGAACAATACAAATAGAAAAGATTCAATGTGCAAAACAAGTGTTAAACCATATGGTACATTATTAGAATGTCCATGGAGATGTAACATGAATGAATATAATAAACAAAAGAAATATGATATTATATTTAACCAGGAAATGTCTACTAATGGTGTAAAAACATGTTCCGTTGACAATGAAGATATTGATTGTGGTGGATGCGTTCCACTGCGCGTTTTTAGTTAGTAAACAAAATCTACGAACAAAACATGGAAAATAATATTTCAAGTTCGTTATCTTTATATTTATTACATATATCTACTTTGGTTTTTTTAACATAGATTGAAAGGGTTCTTTCTGTATTTTTGTTATGATCGTTAACATAGTTACTTCTATATGGAGTAAATAATTCTTCTATTATTTTGTCATCTGTATATTTTATTTTTTTAAATACGATGTAGTAAACATTTAGAGGAGGTGCATTGGGTGTATTCTTATCGATACACTCATGTTTTTCAAATAGTGTAAGGTGATACTTATTCATATTTTCTAGCATTGGAAAATATGTATCGCATTCATATTCCTTATCTATATAGGTAATATAATAATTAGATATTGCAATATTGGTATTAGTATTAGTGCATACATTTAGGCTCAGCATTAGGTCACGATTTATAAACTCTTGATATACAGACGAACCCCCGATTATCCAAATATCATTAAATTTACACGACAAAAATTGGGTCGAGGTTTCATATTCTATTTTTTCTTTATTCTCTCCTTTCTCTCCTTTCTCTCCTTTCTCTCCTCGACCATAACAAAACTCCATCGCCTCATCTATAGATGTAATGAATTCAATATCTTTTTTATCCGCATCGTAGTGCTCCAATGCTAATAATCTTTGCACATTCTTACTAAGAACTATATTGAATCGATTAGGAAGAGGTTTGTATTTTTTTGGTAAAGACTCCCATGTATTTCGCCCCATGATTACTGCATTTTTTTTAATATTTGCCCCATAATCTCCCGATGTTTTTTTAGAGAAGTAACTCATATCCTCCGATATTCTCCACGGAATTTTATTATCAACTCCAATACCATTGTTTTTACACATTGCAACAATTAGTTTTACACCCATTTTTACCCTTATTTAGTATTATAAATACACGTATAAATATATTAAACATATTATGATACTTTTAATATATTAAATACATATCTCTTATATTATATCTTATATTATATATAATAGTTATAATGCGGGATAGAATAAAAAAAGATATATTTAAAGTAGCCTATATAAATAATAAAAGAGATGAAACAAACAATCAAATCCCAGAAAGAATACTTATTTTTTATGGAAAAACAAATCCACTCACAAAAAGAAATTGGGAAATCACTGAAGATGAATTAAATCAGCGGTTTACTGCATTTATAAGTATAGAAACAGACAAACTTAGTGAACTATTACAAAGCAAAGAACTAGCAAATGAATTGGAAAAATTAGAGAATGTTAATGCCGAAGAATTAGAACATCAAGATGAGGTAATACAAAATTTAATTCTTTTTCAAAAAATATTTAGTTATAGCGAAATAGAAAATATTAAAAAATTTAATATAGTTATAAGTTTTTCATTTGAGTGTTTATATGGCGACGACACGATTGAAACTATTAAAAAAAAGATTATTATAAATATTAAACTAGAAAATCCGATTTCATTCGATGAAGTATATCTTTTTTCAAAACAGGGTATTATGTATACACCGACACAACTATATAATAAATTATCTAACAATGACACGAAACTTGTTACCAAGAAATCCCTCATGGACTTCCTAACAAATTCACATAGAGATAATCTTAAACAAGAATGTGAACTTATTTTGCGCACCGACGTCGAAGAGCTGAAAGACACATATACATATGATGATATTATAGCACTTTTTTATAAGTATAAATCAGCAGATGTAGAAAAAGCAATTGGGGGTGTCGGGGGTGTCGGGGGTGTCGGCGCAGACATAGAGGCAGAAAGCAGCGGCAGCGGCAGTGAAGATGATGAAGAACTACTTTTACAAGAGTTACCAGTCATTGAAGACATTCCCATAGGGCAAAGATTTGTATATCATCGCGAAGATATAGTTTACAATGTGAACCCCTTTAATGTGAGAGAAATTGATCCATTTATCAAAGAACAAGGTAAAAATATAATTTCAACCACAAATAAAAAAATCTTACTCGACTATGAACCAATCGTATGCCAAACTATATTTTTATGTTTAGTGGGAGATGTTTTAGAGTATGTAAATGTAGCAGAAGCAAACAAAAGTGCAGATTCAACTCTTACACCAAACGATATGATTCAAGTGTATTATCCATATTTGGCCGAAAAAGAAATATTTACAATAAGTGATTTGCAAACACATACACAAGAACTACTATCATCCACCTCCGAGTTGCTACAAGATAAAAATTACAAAGATATGAGTGACAGCGTGAATCTATTTTATGAAGCGTATTACCAAAGAACGACAGATTTGCCATACATGACAAATGGTATTTTTTCACTCGATTTTGAAATAAAACCAGACAATATTATTAACGTTCCTATTGATATGTTATTTAAAATCATACATGCAAATGACGAAAAACCATTAATCAAATTAACAAAAGGAAGATTCGAAGAAAAAATGTATCGCCTTTACGCAAATCGTATCGCCGAAAATGGGAAAAGAATTCCTTATTTAAAGATAAGTATAATAAATAAAATAATAAAAGAAGCCACGACTGAAAAACGTCTGTCGATTATTATTCACTGCATTTATTCTATACAAAATGAAGAAGGAGAAGTAATAAAAGACTATATTATTCCAATACGTTGCGAGTTTGATACACGTGGAAGTATATTTATTTCATTTCAGGTGGAACAACCTGTTAGTGACATAGAGGCAGAAAGTATAATAAAAGAAAGTGTCAATCCAGTAATCGATGAGGTTGCCATATTTTTAAGTCAAAATGGATATACGATGAATTTATTCGAGGATTTATACCATAAAAATATAGTTATTCGTGAAATAAAATATAAATCTGTTTTAAATTTACCGCCAAAATTCAAGTTAGATATTGCAAAAAATATGGGCTGTATATCAAGTATATTCAATATCATAAACTATAATGAATCGCAGCGTGTTATTATGAGATACAAGCGTGTTTCAAATTATAATGAACTTGAAGGACGCGAAGCCTTTATTGTTGAACTATTTTTGAAATCCAGCTATCAGGAAGATGTGATACGCGGACTTATGGAGAATTTCAAAGTATCATATGAACAAGCACTAAAAGATGTAACCAATTTATTAGACAGAATGCAACTTTCCGACTTAAATAAAAAAATGCGAATAAAAATAAATACACATCCTGGGTTTTTAACGACGATAACACTTCTGCAAATAAGCACTACAGGTAATTTAAAAATTGAAGTTGAGAATATCGACAATATATATTATTTGGATCATGTTGAAAAAATGATTGACTCATTAATACGTATATTGCAAAATAAAAAGACGGACTCTATAACCAATATACCATACGAAGAAGTTGAAAAATTATGCCATACGTCGTTGGGTCTCGGAGGACTAAAAGGTAAAAAAGAAATAAAAGAAGTGAAAGAGTTTGTTGTTCATGGCGATAAATCTGTGCTTACTGATGTAGCAGTATCTGGTGAAAATGATGCAGATGAAATAATATTTGATTTTGATAATTTGCAACAAGCGCAAGAAGGAGATAACCCAATAAATGACGTTGATTTTGAAAGTTTATTATTTGGCAATTTGTCAGATGAAAGTGAAGACGAAAAACCGGAAGCGGAATCTGGAGCAGAAGTAGAAGAAGAAGAAGTCCCAGTGGCAGCAGAAACGAGTGAGTCAAAGGTGGAAGTAAAAGAAAAAACACCATCGCCTGTGTCTTCCGCAGAATCAGGAAGTCCTGGATTTAATATTGAAAATATACAAGGACTATCTGGTTCTGAAAGCGAAGGCAGCCAAGGGAGTAAAAGTGGAAAAGGCAGTGGCGAAGGTAGCGATACAGGTTTTGATATTGATATTATAGAAGGATTATCTGATAGTGAAAGTGGCAGTGATAGTGGTAGTGGTAGTGGCAGCGAAAGCGAACGTATTGGTGGTGGAAGTGACACTGAAGGTGAAAGCGAAGAAGAAGACCTTCCAGAAATTGAAGAAATTAAACCTATAGGAAGTGATATTTCTTCCTCATCGCCTGAAGAAGAACTAGCTCCTGCTGCTGCGGTTGCTGCACCCCTAAAAAAATTAAAATCATTAGGAAAAATAAGTATTGGGGAAAAAGCACCAACACCGGCACCAAAATCAAAACTTGGCGCACTGGCAATGGGAAAAGGACTAGCACCTATTCGCATGCCTTTTGCAGATCCTGGTTCAAGTTCGGGTTCAGATTCAGACGTGGAATCAGAATCTGGTTCAAAGTTTGGGTCGGAACGCGGACATGTTGGACAAGATATTACGGGTGCAAGTTTATCAAATCCAAATCCTTTTTTTAAACGACTAGAAGCATACGATCCTGTATTATTTAGTAAAAAGTCTGGTGTAAAAGAGTATTCGCGGTCATGTCCGTGGAATGTAAAACGTCAACCTGTAATTTTAACAAATGAAGAAAAAGAACATATTGATAAAAATCACCCCGGATCATATAACCGAGCAATGAAGTATGGCTCATCTAAAAGTAAGAATTTCTGGTATATATGTCCGCGATATTGGGATTTGCGACGAAATGTAAGTTTGACAAACGAAGAAGTAGAAAAATTAAAACAACGCGATGGAGATATTGTTATACCACCTGGCGCAAAAAGCGTTCCACCTGGAAAATACGTATTTGAATTTAAAGACAAATATCATATTGACCCATCTACTGGGGATTACAAGAATTTATCGCCAGGATTTATTGATAGCAAAGAAAGTGCCGGTAGTGAATATTGCATCCCATGTTGTTTCAGTTCTGAGAATTTTATAAAAGATAAACAAAATTTACAACGCCAAGCATGCGGTTGCCCAAGTATTACTGCACATAATTCCCAAAATCCAAACTCGTTTAATTTTGAATGTGAAGGGAAAGAAAAAGCATTTCTAGCCGGACCTGTCCCGCGTATGAGAGGTAATATTGGTAGTTTGAAGCCACTGCCTATGCAAGTATCAGAGCCAGATTTTAGACAAGCAGAAGAAGAAGAAGTCGAATTAGAGGCGCATGAGGATACCGAAGCAAAACTTCTCGAATCTATATCCGCACCAGGGTCCATACCCACGCCGCCTATTCCTTCTAGTAAAAAATTAACATCATTGCGGCGAAAAGAAGAACTTGAAAAAGCAACAAAACAAGGCGAAGATTTTTCCGTTATTAGTGAAGAAGAGGGAGAAAGCCAAGGGGAAGAGCTAACACCTATATCTACACAAGTTGTAAGCGAAAGTGACATATCAGATATAGAAAGCATTGCAAGTCGTGAACGCGAAAAAATACTTGAAAAGGAATTCGTAGTAATGGGTCCTGAAAGAAATACCGAGTTAACTGATGATTCATATGGTTACTTATTACCACAACTGCAGTTATTTTTCACATATAGTTTTAAAACATGCACTATCAACGATAGAAGCACTATGTTAAAACCAAATGTATCATGTTTGATACAGAAGGGTGTTCAACCTGGAGAAGTCAAAAATATAAAAACTTATAAATCCGTAAATAAGAAAGGGTATACTATTAAAAAGAGAGAGTTCATTTACTATAATAAAAATCAAAGTTTTATTGGTGCAGTTGCAGATATTTATAGAAAATATATTGAACTTATGGGTGTATCTGGACTAGGAACAGGAGCAGGAGCAAGGCCTATTAAAAAGATATCAATTTCTAAAATGAAACAAATTATACTTGATGCAATTGATATTGATTCATTTATGACATACCAAAATGGGTCACTTATCGATACATTTAGTTTGAAAAAATACCAAAACCCTGATGCTGATTTAGACAACGAAGGTATAGACGACTATGATTATGATGCAAAAAGTGACATAGAGTCATTTGTTAATGAACCCGGAATGAGCGATCTAACACCAAGGTCAAATGTTTCAGAATCAGTTGATCTAGGACTGGAAGGCGGTGGAGGAAGTGACGATGAAGGAGAACGTGGGGAAGAAAGCGAAGGGTTAGAGTTGACAAGTTTTTTTAATCCAGAGGCAGAGGCAGCGGCAGCGGCAGAGGCAGAAAATCCCAAACCAGCTTCATCTCCATCTCCAGAAATTCAAGATATTACAGGAATTGAATCTGCACCTACTTCTGAGCCACTAGAAGAAGAACGCGAGCAACCACAGGCACAAGCACCGACACCACGTCCATCTGAAGTATCCATGCGAACACAACTACAAACACAACCTTTACAAGACAATAATTGTATCGTTGATGATACACTATTTAAAGCCTTGATTAAAAGTTCCAAATTCAAGTATAGGGACTCTGCTATTTTTAAATCTATCAAAGATAAAAGCTACTATATCGACGACCCTCAGTATATATTTTTTAAAAAACTGGTATGTTCCTATGAGAATTTTATTCATTTTGTAAAAAGCAAGAAATCATATATTGATTATGAATATCTATGGGATATAATTAGTCGACCAAATCCGAAACTATTTGTTGACGGGTTGAATCTTGTTATTTTACAAATATCAAACCGCGATATCACAAATAATATAGAGTTGTTATGTCCTACAAATCATTATACAAATTCAAAAAACTGGTTTGATGATAATAAAAAAACGGCAATCTTAGTAAAACGCGAGGTTAAAAACAATATCTTTTTTGAACCGATCTACGAAATTCGCAATGTTAAGCCTCGGTTATTTAATAATTTATTTACTATGAAACCAATAGCAGGTGAACCAGCGACAACCAGACTATCCCAAATACCTGCAACTATTAGAAAGATTCTTACAAAGATTAAAAATGCATACGATAGTCAATGTAAACCATACAATAGTATTCCACGTGAAGGAACACCAAATGCATCTAAGAAATTCACCAAACTATACGAATTTGATAGGAACCTCACTTTAGAAGAATTAAAACCTCGTCTCGCGCAGGGAAATTTCAATATTTTAAACCAAATTCTAAACTTTGATGGTAAAGTCATTGGCGTATTTATCCAGGAACAAGATGGACAAGGACAAGGACAAGAAATGTCTGGCACTATTATGTGTGAGCCATCCGCAATTGACCGATCTATTGAACAAATCAACTACATAGACGACGAATCATTGTGGAAATCATATGATGAAACTATTATTTTTCTAAATCACGTATACGATAAAATAAAAATTCCATGCAGGCCTCGTTTCAAAGTAATTGATGATGGCAAACTCGCTGGGGTTATAACAGAAACAGACCAATTTATATCCATCAAAATAACGGATCAAGAAAGTGTGCAAACTGAAGGCATATTTGATATTCCTGTCATTAACTCAAGTGACTATAATATTGCCGACTCTGAAATAAATGCCCACTTAAAGGAAGACCCCATACGTGAGAAATATGTCAAGTATATTTATTTAGAAAATAATTTCTATAATGTTTTCCGTAACGTAGTAAGAATACTCATAAACAAATACGAAAACAATGAAATCAAGGAAAGTTTACTAGCCCTCATCAAACAAAATGATACCGAAATGCCATATGCATTAAAGCTTACAAATCTACAAGCCGAAATCAAACGTCTTATCTCAAAATATATAACATTTGACAGCATGCATTACACAGATGCAGTTTTGGAAAGTATAGGTGAAGTCACTACAAGTTGTTTGACAAGTTTAAATAAAAACCCCGATAAATGTAGCGAAACAAAATACTGCATAAAAGAAACAGATGACGAGGGGCGATGTAAAATGGTGATTCCAAAACAAAATTTATTAAACCCGATGCATAATAATGAAGTCATGTATATTGCACGCCTTGCTGACGAACTTATTCGATACAATCGTATTCGCGTTTTTATGTTTGATAGAAAAATATTCCCATTTATGAATGTCGGATACAATCTCAGACAAGATGAAATTATTCTATCGCAAACTATGCTTATTAGTGGATATTTCAATAACTTGAAACCTATGATTGAGAATAAATATGCAAACTTCAATACATATGATACTGCGGATCCAATACTAACAGAATTATATGAAAGCATATATGATAGTCACCAAGAAGAGCGACAAATATGCGATACAGAAATAAAACCACTTACAACCGAATATAAAAAATATTTTAACCCACCTTTATTGAATATAAAAATGCTGAAATTTATACCATCTGCTCCTGGGTGCACATTTGAAATATTATTATTTATTTTGAAAAGCGAATCTATACGAACGGGTAATAAAAAATTAGAAAATATAACGATTAATAGGATTAAACTTGTAATTCTGCAATTTTATATTGAATGTATTGAAAATTCGAACAATGAAGTAACTATCAAAAACAATATTGCCGATATTTTTGGCTATTATGGCATGAAAGATATAGGCGAAGAATATAAGGAAAAAATTAAATCAAACGATGATGAGGATTTTGTTGAATCGATTCCATTTTTAGAGTCATATTGGTTGACGCGTTTGGATATATGGATAGTTGCAAATTATTATAAGTTGCCTATTATTTTATTATACTATCCCAATATGACATTAATTGAAACCCAGCAATCATTTAGCACATTGTCGACTTATTTTTATGATACACCAGAAGTTGTTCAGTTACAAGAGGCAGATGCTGAACGTCATCGTGATTCGAGTTCGGAAGCGGAAGAAGAAGAAGAAGAAGAAGAAGAAGAAGAAGAAGGACTTTTGGGTATGGGTATGAGTGCACTAAGTAGTAAACTTCCTAAAAAATATACACAAGAATACTATTTTATAGTTGTCCCAAGAATTAAAAACGAAGGCGTTGAAGTTCCCACATATAGTATCATAAGCAAAGATGATAAATATTTACTGCCTTTATCTGCAATACGCCCAGATGTTCAGAATAAGATTATAGAAGAAATGTCAAAACACTATGTTTCATCATCTGATATATTAAGCGGAACAGGAAGAGGACTTGTCACGGATGACCTCGATAATGTATTTGAACGAGAATTGAAAAAGGGTGAATTTACAGAAAATAAAGAATATATCGTATCATTTGTTAAAAACTTTAACTTATATACATTGTTAAGAGAAAGAGAACGTGCCATATCTGTTTTTTCTGCAGAGTCACTATCACAAACACCGCCACCAGAGTTGGATGTAGGTCTAGGTCTAGGTCTAGGTGAAATCCAGGACGAAAAACCTGAACAATTTCCTATTGGAGAGCAACTACTTTTACCGAAAAAACTATCTACGGCAAAACCTAAGACACATGTTATGCCTCTTTCATCACTAAGGATGGAAAAAGAAGTTGCAACAAAGATATCTTCACTCATGCCTGCAGCCGGACCTGAAAGTAAAAAAACTAAACCCAAGTTAATTACCAAACCACTAAATATGTTCAAAGATTCTGTAGAAATTGGACCAGTTGCATCACTACTATCATTAGCACAAGCCTCCAAAACTAAAAAACCAAGACAAAAAGGTCTTGCAGTTCCGAAGCTTAATCTCAATCCCATTGAAGAAGATACGCCATCTCAACCCCTACTACTGCCAACATTACAAGTGAAAAGCACAAGCACAAGCAAAAGCAGTCTTGCAAAATTAAAACCTATTTCTGTTAGTTCCTCAGCTGCGGCGGCACCCGCACCTCCAGCACCTCCAGCACCACCAGCACCACTAGAACAACCAGGTGAAGAACTTGAGGAACTTGAGGAATAAAATACGAAATAAAAATAGTAAAAATAGTAAAAAAATAAATATAATTATAATTTTCTAATTGATTATAATTATATAAGCATATATGTGTTCACACGTATATTACATATTACTTAAAACCCCGCATCATAGCTCATCATTACATTACCCAGATTCTCCTTCTTGATATTTGAAATAGTTGCATTCATTGACAGGTTATGAATCGAGCATACATCATCTGGGTTCTCCATTTCAAATGCCGCATCAATCTCGTCATTTGCATCCATAACATTGTATTTCGACTCACCACTAAATTTCATCATCTTATTCATATCCAGCAATACCTGAAAACTGCTTGTGCCAAAGTATCCCTCCTGCCCGCACATCACATTAGCAGATACACCGCGCATCTCATCCAGTTCGGCATGTCTCGCCGCTTTCAAAAACATCTCCGGTGTTTCCTCAAACGATGCTTTCGCAATTGGTCCAATATCATCATTGTTAATTCCATGTCGAAAGATCGAAACCATATTCGCACTTGCTGTCATTCTATCTGCCAACATACTCAAGTGGTGGTAGTTAATATATGTATTGTCAAACTCCAAAACTTCAGAAAGCTCCGTAAATATAGCTACACGGGCTGCTTCAATTCCCAAAACATTATAAATTTCCTGAATATCATTACTAATAGTTCTTGTTACGTCGATATAGTCCAGTGCCAATGCAGCAAGCAGATTTGTTCCTGTAGTATCAAGAACCCACGTCTCTTTCTTTGTATACACGCCATCTACTTTTATAACCGAGTCTGTAATCTTTCGCAGCAATACATTTGATAAACCCTTTACACCCCGCAATACGATATTATTCAACATATTATCTTGGAAGTTCTTCAGTATATAAATCTGGTCAGATTGGTCCAGTGAAAGCGGGTTGTTATTTTTCTTCTTTGAATTTGTAATAATATTATTCAAACGAATCCTAAAAACCAAATTGTCTGCATTGTAGTCCGCATACATACATGTTACTTCACTTCCATACATGTTCTTTAGTGCAAAGTGCACATCATCCATCGTGATTTTTCTGTCAAGCATTTCTTCTTTGTTCATTGTCATGCGGATAATCCATTTTGATTTTTCATTTGGTGCTTGTTGTTGTTGTTGTTGTGCTTCTGTAGCAGCAGCAGCAGCGGCCGGGACGACGCTTGCTTTAGTCAATGACACACTCGGTGACGAGGATGATGCAGCAGCAACTAAATCTTCTACAAGTTCACTACCTTCGCGACCCTCACCACCTGCAGCCGCCGATGACGATGATGTCATACACTCATCCACCATTTTCTCAAACTCAAAATATTGCGTCATTACTTCCTTGTCTTGTTCAATCAGTGTATTCATGTCATCGGGGTCAAAACAAATCTCAACCATTTCAACTACTTCACCCAAAATAGTAATTTCAACACTGGGAATTTTATCGCGAACTATATCTTTATCGGTTTCTTCGTCTTTCTTCATATAAATTGTGAGCGACGGATTCTTCGTATTTTCAGACAATGACAGGATTTCTTCAATACGCGGCACACCACGCGTGACATTCGACTTCGATGCAACACCAGCACTATGAAATGTATTGAGTGTCAATTGTGTAGTAGGTTCTCCAATACTTTGTGCGGCAATCATACCAACCATCTCACCTGGTGCAACGATTGCACGTTTATACATTAGCACGATGGTGTCCAGTAGTATAGTAAGTGCCTTCTTATTAAAACGTTTCACTACAAGCAACTCTTTTGGCGACAAATAGTAGTAATACATCGCCTTGAATAATTCGGTTGGTGGCGCATAGTGCAAACTTACTAACTCTTTATACTTGTCTTCAATCATATCATACACATCGATCGGCGTAATATCCACCATCGAGTTCTTGGTGATATTCTGCATTCCTTGCACATTATTGATAATATGTGTAAAACAAACGGGCATATGCACACCCTTATTATCACGCATTTTAAATACGTTCTTCACGATATCGTCGCGGTATTGAATCATAATATCTGTATAATATTTTGTCTTGGTTTCCAATTCCTTCACATGTTTTTTCATACGCGTAACCGCGGTTTTTGTAAACACCGACATCAGCACACCATCTTTGTCTTCTTGCGTCGAAACATAGTAGTGCGCATATATTTCTTCAAGTGACATCGCAACTATTGGAATCACCTGGTTTTCAACTTTTATCGTGTCTATTCCATCATCGCCATATGAAAATTGAACGACTCTTTCTTTGTTGTTTCTTACTGTCATATCATACCCGATTTTCAAATCCTCCAAACCTTTGATTAAGCGGCGCTGGATATACCCTGTAGTGGACGTGTCGCGCACTTGTAAACCATTTGCCAATCCAAAGTTAAATGTTCCGGGAATAGTCAAGTCATACATTTTAGGATAAAGTGCAGGGTCTACCTTTTCAATTGAAATAATTTTATCAAGAATTGCATCATTTTTGTAAATAGTATTATCAAGTTTATCTGACCATACAATATTTTTCATTTTATTATTCTTTATTTTATGTAATATTTCAATTTTTTCCGAAAACATTTTTCCATTATTAGAACGAATTGACAACCTATAGGATGGTTTTATGTTTAATGTTCCAATGTTATTCTTTTTATTTTGTGTTTTAAATATTCTAGCATAAACTCCAATACGCGAACATAAGAATGCAATATCCTCGGTAAGTCTATTTGATGCAGATGATGACTCAATCGAATTTTTAGATATATATCCATCTCCTGAAATATAACCACTCAAAATACCTTTTGCAAAATCAATATTTGAAATGTATGCTTCATCCGGTATATGTTTATTTTCCGAACCATGACCAACCATTTTTGTAATAAGGCTTGACATAACCGACGAGTTACCACATATAGTTCTAGTTGTCCCGCCAATTTTATTAGTTCTTGTGCTTTCCAAGAACTTTATGTTAAATTTAGAAAACCAGTTTTTAACAAATTCAATAATTTCATCATCCAGATTAGTAATATATATGCTATTATCATTTATATTTCCTTCTGATATAAATAACCCAATAAACACACCATTTTCATAGTTTAATTCAAATGTATCTTTAACATGTGAGTGTTGTCTTGTTCCATGAAATGGATAAACACAATCTTTTTTAATTTCTGTAATGTTTGAACGCGAAACTGCTCGTTGTAATTTAGCTTTGCTATCAAATGGAAGTGTAAATGTATTATTATTATTTTCATTCCACCAGTTTGTCTGAATTTTTTTCTTATCTTCCATTGCAACTTCCATCAGTGATACCGCGGTATGAAGCTCACTTCCATAAACATATTCTGTCTTTGATAAATATTTTTCTATTTTAATTTCATTTAATTCAATATTACTATCATTGTATTGTTTCGCAACGGGAACATAGTCGCCAATTTTAACATCGCCTGTATATTCTTCTCTAAACTGACCAAGTGTATTATTCCATATAAGAAGCGACTTATTTTCTGTTACAATAACACTTCTTCCGCCATGTGTTTTAATCTTGTATAATACATCGCCTGGGTCGTGTCGCGTTACTGCGCTAATAGTTTCCCATGAGATATTTCCATCGTAGTCCATCGTTATTATCTTTGCAGGATTAGACAATTCAAGATATTCCATATTTTTTTCTTCCTTATACTGAATTCTTTCGCGAGTTTCCATTTTAGTATCAATCCATTCACCAATTTTAACATATTTTGGAATATCATTTTCAATTACAACGATAGGCGTCTCCCAGGTTACTGACTTAACAGCCGTATCAATGAGACCAATACGACCAGCCATAGCGTGAAAGAACAACTCCTCAGGGCGGAGACCACTAATAAACGAGCTCTCTACAAATCCGCGTGCATCTGGCGAGTCATCGTATTTTGTAAAATGCGGCAGCGTCCTGCTGTCAAATCCATATGGAATACGTTTGCCATCAATTGCCTGTTGTCCCAAGCACGACGTCATTTGCGAAATATTGATTTCGGTTCCTTTAGAACCAGCGGTTACCATCGTAACGAATCGATTATCTTTGCTCAAAGACTCAAGCCCAATTTTACCAGCATCATTAATCGCCTTATTCAAAATATTCGACACCTGATTCTCAAATTCAATGTCGTTTGTCTTACCCGTTTTGTTATCAAATACACCGATATGCAGTTGATCAATCAGGCTCTTGACATCTGTTTTTTTTGATGTAATGACATCTGCAATTTTGTTGTTTGTTTCGGCATTTGCAATCAAGTCACTGATTCCAACACTATATGCAGCGACTTTCATATACTCCGTAATAATATTCTGCAAATCATCAATAAATTTGGCCGATGTCATATTGTTGAAATCGTTGCATGTCCGGTGAATCAACCCATTTGTGCCTGAACCAAGCACTCCCTTGTCCAGTTGTCCGCGCGTATATTTTCCATCACGTATTTCGAGCACATGGTTTGACGTATTGTAGTCATCTACATCTTTGAACTGCTTTGTCTTGTATTTCAGTGTAATCGGTGGCATGATTTGCGAAAGAATTTCAAAGTTTGAAATCACGCCATCTGCAGTATTTGTAAACAGGCTTTCGTTGATTGTTTGCAAAGCCATTAGTAAATTCATCGCCGCGCGGTTATCGAATTTCACTCCCACGCGTGTAAACTGATACGACCCAAGCAGCGAATCCTGAAAGATACCAATAATCGACTGGTTGTTTGCAGGACTAATAATCTGGAATGGAACTGCTGCCAAATTCTTCAATTCTGCCTCGGATTCCTCATCTTGCGGCATGTGTAAATTCATTTCATCTCCCGATGAATCCCCCATGTTTCCAAGGGGGGCGGACTGTATCTTAAGCAAGTTCAGGATGGCTAATCCGTCATAACTCACCAACACCCGTTCAGTCTCTGAATGCCTCCCATAGTCTACCAAACGACTTTAGAGAGTAACACTGCGGATTGCCCAATTCTTTGACATTATTACCATTGGGTTCGGCTATTAACCGAGTTCCCCCATTGTGTTTCCACTATGGGGTGGTAGTCAAAGACTCTAAGGGGTTTCCCGCATCAAGGTGTTTTGCCGTATAGGTCATATATTATTTGACCCATCCGACTAGGAGGTAGCACGCTTTTAACGCCTCCTGTTTTCGACAGAGATTTTATCGAAATCCGCATTATAAGGTTTGGTATCACCGACATTCATTCGAAATGTATCACCCTGATACATAATCTTCGCAATATGACACATCATACTCATTCTGTGTAGTGTAGGCTGACGATTAAACAACACACCATCACCATCCATAATATGCCGATGAACGATGTCACCATTCTCAATCCGGATATTCTCGCGGTCGGCATATCGCAATGAAATATTCTCGCCATTTCGCTTTTCCAATATTTTCGCACCCGGGTATTCATCAGGGCCATTGCGCACAAGTTTCAGCAGGAAGTTCTTGTTCATGTCATTTACCGAAACTGGCTTCGTAATATTCTTTGCAATCTTCAAAGGAATTCCCAGCTCGCGAATAGACAAGTTGGGATCGGGTGTAATAACGGAACGCGCCGAAAAGTCAACACGTTTTCCCATCAAGTTGCCTCTGACGCGCCCACCCTTTCCATTCAATCTGTCCATAATCGATTTCAGCGGACGCCCGGAACGTTGCGCAACTTGCCCTACACCCGGAATATTATTATTGATTTGTGTCGCAACATAATACTGCAAAACATCGTGCCATCCATCGATGACTTTTTGTGCGGCTTTTTCATTTATTTTTTCCTGCAACGTTTTATTGTGTTTGATAATATTTACCAAAATGTGACTGATATCGTCCTCGCTTCGTTGTTGACCATCCATTTTAATCGAAGGGCGAACTGCTGGTGGCGGAACTGCCAACACCTGGCAAACCATCCAATCGGGGCGAGAGAATTGCGGACTAAAGCCCATAAATGACACATCTTCATCGGAAATGCGCCGAAATATTTTCAAAACGACTTCGGGTGTCAAATGCATCGTAATATTTTTCTTCACACCACTAGCACCACCACCACCTCCCTCACCACCTCCGCCAGTTTCTTCAGTCTCATTGCTTTCCCATTCTGCGACAATAGTTGCTATATCTTGTTTCTTGATTCTCTTTGGTTGCAAACAGCCACATCCATCGTGTGTGTCGTCGCCACATCGCTTAATCTTGCCGCAATATTGAAATACACTACCCCATCTTTGTTCTGATTTCATATCCATAAATCGACGATTTGAATCCTTGTCAATAAGAAGTTTGCTGCATTTGATGCAAACACAACTCAATATTTTTCGAATCGTAGTCAAATACTGAATATAGAATACGGGACGCGCCAACTCAATGTGTCCAAAGTATCCCGGCGTCTGCATATAGTCTAAACCATCCGTTGGACAAATAAGACCAGGTTCAAGAACACCCATACGTGCATCAAATGGTCCTCCGACAACCGGTCTATTATTGTCATATGTATTTCTATCAGTAATATGCGCGACCGACGATTTTCTTATCTCATCGGGCGACATGATACTAAATTGGATTCCAATGATTGGTGAAACATTTTGAATTGCTACTTTTGATTGACCCTTTTGTGAGAACATTCTTTCCTTCTTATATTAATAGAATAATATTTAGATTGTTTATCAATTTTCTTAATTAGAAATTATAATAAATACATAATTCAATAAATCAATATTTAAACGAATTACTAAAAATGCATACATATTATTGCATTTTTAGTTGAAAATAATAATTTTTTATAACTTATATAACTTATATAACTTATATAACTTGTATAACTTGTATAACTTATACTATTTGCACTTTAATGGTATAGTTTTTATTTATGTATTATTATATTTTATTTACCCGCGAATTTTATACTTTTTAAATTGAAGGATATAAAAAGAATGTTATAGAATATATTAAATTCAGCAGACAGCTATCGTAGCAAGTTTATATACTTAAAGAACAAAAACAACAACTATGCCATCAAATATCAACGTATTCGCAAAGACAAATGCGTCTAAAAAAGAAACTGACAAACGTAAATATAAAAAATCAAATGATTCTGATGGAGGAAATGACAATGACAATGATAACGACGATGGCAAAAGTTGCAATAGTCATAGCGACACAGATTCGAGTGTCAATGCGAATACTCGCAAAAAAGGTTCAAAGAATAAAGCTACCAAAAACAAAGTAAATGACAATTACAATGATAATGACGACGAGCAGAAATTTGATATACAAGACTATAGAAAAATGCTTGCTGATATGTTTCCATCAAAATATATGTCTAAACGTGTAGAAAATATTGAAAATACTAGAGAACGCGCGGTTGAATCCATTTGTAAAGACTTGAATATTGAAACAACTACTACCTCGACGCGCGAAAAAGAAAAGAATGAATCTAAACCATCAAAAAATTCTGAAAATAAAAAAGGTAAAGGAGCGGCATCAACGGAAAAAAATACAAAAAACAAAACCAGTGACAAAACCGGCGACAAAGGTGAAAAAAATAAATACAATACTAGAAGTAAGTCCAAGAAACATGAATCGCCGCCAATGCCTCCCGCAGATGGTGAAGATACAGAATCGGATAATAAAACATGGCGCACAGATGAATCAGGATCTGGATCTGTGTCATCCACATCTACAAGCACCAATTGTTCCGATGATAGTGGCGACGAACAATACGAGCCAGGCTTCAATGAATTTGCAAAAGATCAACTAAAAAATGGAAAGTTCAATATAGTAATTAACTTGGTGGATGATAAGAGGCGGCATACTGATTCCGACTCTGAAAATGATTCCGAATATGATGAAGAGGATGATTCTGAATATGATGATGAGGATGAGGACTACGACAGCGACGATGAAAGTGACTCTGAGAATGACCGCGACTCTGATTTGGACTATGAACCAAGTGAAACAAGTGAAGAAGTAGGTGTATATGACCCGAAGCATAAACACGGACATCATGGTGGTCATGGCAAAAATAAAAGCAAAAGCAGTCGCGAATGCGAACGCACAGAAAAAAGTAAGAAGAGAAATGAAAGCGGTGGTAGTGGTGGTAGCGGTGGTAGTGGTGAATCTCTTGAGACTATACTGCAAATCAAGCAACAAATGGAGGACATTCTTAAGGTAAGTAAAAATGATAGTATTGCACGTGAGACATTGCAAAGCATGATTCGCAAAGAGAAGGAATTCAAGGAGCGCGAAGAGCAAAAGTTGCGCAGTCATAAGAAGAAACATGTGAAAAATTTCAAGAAACTACTTTGCCAGAAGAACTCGACCAACGACCTCAAGTATTTCAAGCAACATTTGTCAATGGATGAGCAAACCGCCGTTTTGAGCGAGTTGCAGTGCCTGAACAAGCTGACGATTACAGACAAACCATACCGCCTGGCACTTTTGCAGTCGAATATTCCGCAAGAATTCAAAGCAATTGCATTGAAGAAAATCACAAATCTGCGTCGCATGGAGCCTGGGGCCGGTGAATATTATAAAATCAAGAACTGGGTCGACACCTTTATGCAGATTCCGTTTGGTAAAATTTCGAATTTGCCGCTTACGATTTCCGATGGAATTGAGAAATGCCACGAATTCATGGAAGATGCAAAGTCAAAACTGGATGGCGCAGTATATGGTCTGAACGACGCAAAAATGCAAATCATGCAAATGCTTGGTCAATGGATTTCAAATCCGTCAGCAATGGGCACCGCGATTGCAATTAATGGTCCCATGGGGACGGGCAAGTGTCACACATTTGATACACCTATCTTAATGCACGATGGTTCAATTAAGATGGTGCAAGACATAGTTGTGGGCGATAAAGTTATGGGAGATGATTCAAAGTCTAGAAATGTTTTATCACTAGGTAGAGGCGAAGACGAGTTATACGATATCGTCCATTCAAATGGAGAAAAGTATGGTGTAAATTCAGAGCATATCATGTGTTTGAAACAATCGGGAATGAATATTATAAAAAATGTAAAGACGAAATCAGGAGAAACTAAATACAAAGTGATATACTTTGACAAAAATGATTACAAACAACACAGCAAAAGATTCAGCGACCAAACAGAAGCGGAAAGATACTTACATGATATGAAACTTGAGCACGATTATATTGAAATCCCTGTAAAATCATTGCTAACGTTACCCAAGTATATTCGTGTAAACTTGAAGGGATATAAGAGAGGTGTCGAGTTTTCGAGCAAAAACGTGCCATTCGACCCCTACATCATTGGTGCGTCACTGGAAGAAAAATTACCATCCAACAATAAACACATCCCCGACATTTATAAAATAAATGATAGGCAAACACGTCTGGAACTTCTTGCCGGAATTATTGATACCGATGGTTCTTATTGCGATAACTCAAAAGGATATGATATTATTCAGAAGAATAAAGTTTTAGCAGACGATATATTGTTTGTAGCTAGGTCTCTAGGGTTTTCGGCGAATATGAGTCAATGTGAAAAATCTTGCATGTATAAGGGCGAAAAAAGAACCGGAACATATTATAGAATGCATTTGTCAGGCGATAACTTGTCTTCTATTCCCGTAAAATGCCCGCGAAAAATGGCCAAAAATGAACGCATGATTAATAAGGATAGCATGGTTATGGGTATTACGATAGAGCCTCGTGGATGGGGAAAATATTATGGATTTGAATTGGACAAAAATCACAAATACTTACTTGGCGATTTTACGATAACGCACAACACGAGTCTTGTGAAAGAAGGAATTAGCAAGATTTTGAACCGCGAGTTTGCATTCATTCCCCTCGGTGGTGCAACGGATAGTAGTTATTTGGAGGGACATTCATACACATATGAGGGCAGCACATGGGGTAAAATTGTAGATATTCTGATACGCTCCAAGTCGATGAATCCAGTGATTTACTTTGATGAGCTGGACAAAATTAGCGAGACACCAAAGGGTGAAGAAATTATTGGAATCTTGACGCACTTGACAGACACGTCACAAAATTCGCAATTCCACGACAAATATTTCGCCGAGATTGACTTTGATTTGAGCAAATGTTTGTTTATATTTAGCTACAATGATCCACTGAAAGTGAACCCGATTTTGATGGACAGAATGTATAAAATCAAAACGTCGAGTTACTCCGTAAAAGAGAAAATTGTGATTGCGAACCAGTATTTGATTCCGAAGATTCGTTATGAGGTGAACTTCAAAGAAGGCGATATCATTATCCCTGATGCTACACTTAATTATATTATTGAAAATTATACGGACAAGGAATGCGGTGTAAGGAATCTGAAGCGATGCATTGAAATTATTTATAAGAAGCTAAACTTGTATCGTCTTGTCAAACCAGGGACAACGCTATTTGATAAGGAGAATACATTGGTAGTTGAATTCCCGTTTCATGTTACGACCGATGTGGTAAACAATCTCATCAAAAAGGATGATAATGGAATGAACAAAAGTGTAATTAATATGTATTTGTAAAGATGGCGAATTGATTAATAGGTAGTAGATCGCAATAGATCGCAATAGATCGCAATAGATCGCAATAGATCGCAATAGATAACAAATGATAAACTATATTATTTTTTATCATTTATTTTTTATCATAGTATACTTATTCAAAACTCGTTAAAATATGCTTTGTTATTTTTGGGAGGACTATTATTTCCTGCACGCATCATCAGGTAGTTATATTGTTGTTGAGACATCGCAGCACACCCCATGCTATTAGAATATGTCCCGGGGCAAGACTCAGGATTAAATTTAGTATCGGCAAAGAAAAATAATTCACCTTCGGGAAGAGGTATAGGGGGGCCGGTATTATATTTATAACTATCCAGTTTATTTTCATTTCCCATACCCTTAGAATATCTTAATGCATTTTTAACCCACTTGCTAAGATTCCAGCTGTCGCTCTTTGTTTCAACAATATCGGCATAACCGACAGGTTGTCTAACTTCAAAAGATTCCTTATTTTTATTATTTTTATTATCGGCTAGAATGTTTGTAACTGGCATAACTATCTTGGGAATAGGTCCCATAGTCTCAAAAGCTTGTTTTACGGGATTATTTTTAGGTTGGGTAGGAGTCATTCCTTCGATTAGTCCATACATGTTATTATTTGACCCCGAAAACATCATAAATAATATAACGACTAAAATTATAACGCATAACATAGTTAATGAACAACTTTTCATTTTCATTTTATTTTGTTTATTTCTTATACATAAAACTTAGATAAAAATATTAATAAATAGATAATATTTTCATCATTAATTCCTAAATAAATAGAATATATTACTTATTTATATTTTACTATGAAGTTTTCTTCATTACTGATACAGTAAAAACAATAACTACTATAACCATAATTAAAACAACAACATATGCCAAAGTTAAACCAATAGCAACAAATATAAATAGCGGACCTAAAACCCATCCAATAATTGGTATAGCCGAAAATATAATGTATAGTAACCACGCGGCTAACATTGCTGCCAATGCCGCTGCCAAAAATACAAGAGCCGCAAGAATAAGAATAAAAAAGAAAGAAGATAACATATCATATGCAGTAAAAAATATATACAATATACTTACAAGTATACCTTGACTTTGGTTAAATGAATTTTGAACTAATAATGATAATTTTGTAATTAGTGTCAATGCGTTAAGAGAACGATTTCCCAATAACCCAAGACCGCTTCCAAATGCATTTCTTAAATATAAAATAGCACCCATTAAGCTATTCATGGTTCCAATGATAAGTGAAACACTTGCAGATATTAATATTGAAGCTGCTTCGATTGGTGCTAAAGCCACTTCGACAACATCTTTTAATAAAACTCCAAAACAATGAAAAAAGTTATTTGTAGCATATTCATGCTTACTCATATTTTTTGGGTTAATAATCATTCCAGCAAATGGAATATAAAGTGGATTACATCTATTTTGCTGCCAGTTATTTTTGATTACATCTGAGTGATTTTTTAAATATGAGTAGGTGAAATACATACATACGCCTATAATAGTAAATATTGCAATAACAAGAGATCCACCATATCTATCTAAATACGTTGTCTTTTCATATAATTTATTTACTGCACTAGTCAATGGATTGTTCATTATATAACTAATAACTTCATCATAAGAAAAAATATTAGTAGTATTTCCTTCATCTTTTTTTAGTTCTTGAGTTGTTTGTGGTGTCTCGGCCATGATTATAATAGTTTTAGTTTTATATAAAATATTATATACAGGATACTGATATTAATGTATATAATAAATGAATAAATTTGTATTAAAATATAGACTATATTTATTTTCTGTATAGTAGTCTTTTTATTCTAGAGTTACTTATTTAACATTGACAAACATATTTACTAATCTTCCTGGCACTGCGTTCCACGTTGATTCAGTAGTATATGCAGCACCTTGCATGAGTGAGAACGTCGTAAAGAATACACCTCCAAGTTTATTCATAATATCCTTTACTTTATTTACCATAACACCCATAAGCATTGATATATTACCAAATATGTTAAACATTCCCATAATGTTATTACCTGTAAGACCTCTCATACGTGCAAACATACCCATTGAGTTGTTATTGCTCTGGTTCAATGAGCCCAAGTTTGCAGAAGCCAGTGTGTTAGAATAGTTAGAAGGTGTAAGCATTGGCGCCATAAAATTCGATTGCATATTTTGTATACAATATCCGAAATTTTTCATAGTATCATAACCAAACATACTTGCCAATGGCATTATCATTGGACTGCATCTATATAATGCCCAGTTGTCCTGAACATTTTTCTTACCGATTGCTAAAATATTTGCGACATATAACCCAATAAATACCGATACGATAAATATTGATAACAATAAATCGGATAACTTCATATTACACTATAATAATATTATTTTGTTGGATGTTTTTTTGGATATTTTGATTGATATATTATTATAGTATATTTTATTTACGACTAATACAAATTTGATATTTGTGTATCGATTTACTATGCATGTCTACTTTTTCGTGCAATACTTTTTTTATACCTTAATCTTCGTTTATGATGTCTTGTTCTTGCACCACCTTGCATACCTCTAGCATTAGCAGGAGCATTAGCAGGAGCATTAGCAGGAGCATTAGCAGGAACAGGAGCATTAGCAGGATTAGTAGTAACCTGATTTGATCCTACTTTATATCCGGGTGGGGGAAGAGATACATTTTTTGCATTTTCATTTGCTTGTCCCGTATGTTGAATCATTGCTGCAATATTTGCATTTGCTGCAGGAGATGCTCCAGCGTATTGATGTGCTTGCATTCCTCCTACTTTTGCCCTACTATGACGACGACGAAGACGACGATCGCATCCTCTCATTACTTTACGAATCGTTTTATTTTTACGCGCTCTTTTTCGAATAGTTCGTTTTGCCATTTTTATTTTATATATAGTATATATTTACTTAAATATTTTTATTTTTTATTTATTTGTGGAAATATTGCGCAAATATAATATTGCGCAAATATAATATAAATAATATATATTAAATATAATATACAAATGAACCCTCAAGAACGTTTACAACTAGATAAACTTATTCGTGCGAATGATGTCGCGGATAATACAAACGAGATCCGCGAACTAAAGCATAGTCAGCCTCTTAAAGATGATATTCTTACATTAATTAAACTAAAACACGAGTATCAAAGACTTGCTAAAAGTAATCCTCAACAATTCGATACGATATGTGTTTCAAGGTGTTCGTTTCTTTTTAACAACTACACAGATATCTTTAATAAAGTCAAAAAGGATGAAATTGATTTGAATATTCTTTTTCAGCTTTTACATGTTCTTAAACTGATTGAAGATGGAAAGCTTGACCAACATAGTGGTTCATTCGAAGTCGGTAAGTTACTGAAAAGTATTTATATTGATAGTGCACTTAAGAAAGCAGACCATTCCGATAAAAATAGAGACAAACATTCAAAAACAACACATGCACCCGTTCTACCTCCCAAGAAGATTTCATGGGCTGAATTTAAGAAGTCTCATATTGCAAATTCCAATGCCAGTAATGCCAGCAATGCCAGCAATGCCAGCAATGCCAGTAATGCCAGTAATAATCAATAAAATAAATTGAAGTTATATTCAGAGTATTATTTATAATATACAAACAACATAAATAATACCCACTTACGTATATTAGCACCCACCCTATCCGGTTATTTTACATCACATATTTATCATTATAAACATGAGTATTCTTAAAAAATCAAAGCAGGGTTTTCCAGGCGCAATCCTTGTTCTTGTTGAGTCTCCTGCAAAGTGCGGTAAAATAGAATCATACCTTGGTCCTGGATATAAATGCGTCGCAACATTTGGACATTTCCGTTCTCTGGATGGTCTCACGTCTATTGACACCAAAAAAGACTTTGCGTTGCGTTTTACTCCAATGGATGAAAAAACAAAACAGATTCAGCGTATTCGTGTAGAAATAGCGACATGCACAGGAGGCGTTATTATTGCAACAGACGATGATCGCGAAGGCGAGGCAATTGGATGGCATGTTTGCGACACATTTAAACTTCCGGTAGATACAACGCCACGTATCGTGTTTCACGAAATAACAAAGCAAGCCATCGATAAGGCAATACAAAATCCAGGAGTATTAAACATGGATTTGGTCCAAGCGCAATTTGCTCGCCAAGCTCTTGATTTACTTGTGGGCTATAATATTTCGCCTATGTTATGGAAACATATTGCATCGAGTGTTCAGAATAGTTTATCTGCAGGCCGGTGTCAGTCACCAGCACTTCGTCTTGTCTATGATAATCAGCGCGAAATCGAAGCATCTCCTGGTAAAATGGTATACAATATAGTCGGTTATTTTACAAAACTAAACTTGCAGTTTACACTTACACGCCAATTTGATGCGAAACAAGTTGCCGAAGAGTTTTTAGAAGAAAGTGCAAATCATGAGCATGAATTTAATTTATTATCGCCGAAAAAAGTGTCGAAAACTCCACCGACTCCTTTTACGACTAGTCTTTTACAACAGAAAGCCAGTAGTGAAATGCATTATTCGCCGTCCGAAACGATGTCAATTTGCCAGAAACTATATGAGGGCTCATATATAACCTATATGAGGACGGATTCCAAGACATATAGCGCGGAGTTTGTAGATAAAATGAAGAAACATATTATTTCGACATGGGATGAAAAGTACGTGCATCCGGATATTAACCGACTTGTTATTGGTATGGGATCGGGGACAACAGCTTCTGTGCCAAAGGTATCGAAGAAAGCGACCGCGGCATTGACGGCACCCCCACCCGTAAAAGCACAAGAAGCACATGAGGCTATTCGTCCTACAAAAATTGAAGTGGCATCTATTCCAGATTCATTTACTGCGCGTGAACAAAAATTATATAAACTAATATGGACCAATGCGATGGAAAGCTGTATGTCAAATGCTATATGTTCCTCTTTAACTGCGACAATTACTGCACCCACAACTGAGACAAGTAAAAACGAGTATCGCTTTACAGCAGAACTTGTAGAATTTCCCGGCTGGAAAATAGTGGAGGGTTATGAAAAAGAAAATCCGCATTATCAGTATTTGCAAAATATTAAAAAGAAAAGTATTTTGCATTATAACAAAATAAAAGCCACATCGACCATGATTGAATTGAAGTCGCACTATACGGAAGCTGGTCTTATTAAACTACTTGAAGAACGCGGTATTGGCAGACCATCGACGTTTTCGTCGCTTATTGATAAAATACAAAAACGTGGTTATGTTATGAAAGATGATGTTAAAGGTAAAAAGATGAAATGCGTTGACTTTGAATTATTACCGGACGAATTACAGGAATTACAAACGGAACGTGAATTTGGTGGTGAAAAAAATAAACTAGTATTGCAACCTCTTGGAAAAATCGTGATTGATTTCCTCGTTACACACTTTAATAGTTTATTTGAGTATGATTTCACGAAACGCATGGAGGATGATTTAGACAAAGTTGCAAAGGGTGAACTAAGTTATAAAGATATTTGCACATATTGTATGAGCCAGGTTACGGAGTTGACACGCGAACTAAAGGATAAAAATATTCAAAAAGATAGCGTAATTATTGACGATGTTCATACATATGTGGTTACAAGTAAAGGACCAGCAATCAAATGTATAACACAGGATGAAAGTGGAAAAAAGGTTACTTCTTATAAAAGCGTAAAAAAGGATATTGATATTGCGCGTCTAAAAAGGGGCGAATATACACTGGAAGAAATTATAAATGAAAAAGGAACGATTGAAACTGGTGGAATACATTTAGGTATATATGATGGTAAAGATATAGTTATTAAGAAGGGGAAATATGGTTTATATTTTGTATGGGGTGAAAATAAAAAATCGTTATCTGGGATATTCCCAAAAAGTAAAAATCCTGACTCTATAAAATATCATGAAATAGTAAAAATTATTGAGACGTCGCTTGTTTGTGCGGATGCGGATGCAGATGCGGATGCGGATGCAGATACAAACCGGGATGAAAATACGAACACCACTACAAAAGTTAAAGAAATGATTGCACCTAAGGGAATGGTTCGTTTTATAACAAAAGACTTGAGTATTCGAAATGGAAGATTTGGTGACTATATATTTTATAAAACTAGTGAAATGAAAAATCCGTCATTTTTAAAAATTAAGGGATTTAAAGAAGATTATAAAACTTGTTCATTGGATATATTAATCGAGTGGATTGAAAATACACATAGTATTAAAATTTAGTAGAATAGTATCTTGTCAAGAAATCATAATACTATAATAATTTTTTATATTTTAATATATATATTTTAATATATATATATAATATCATATAGTAAATTATATTTCATATAACTTCGTAGAACTATATAACTTTAACCTATAAATATAAAATGGCATTTTTAAAAAAAATATTTAATAAAGTTTCGGGTATGAAAGACGATACCGAACAACAAGAATTAATGAAAAAAATAAATGATATATATGAGTCTATTGCCAAGGGAGTAGAAGAGTTAAATGCCAAGGTAAATAGTGTAAAAGAGCTTAAACAAAAACTTAAAAATTTACCTCCTCCTCCTCCTGAACCAACTAAGCCAGCATCATCGTCATCGTCATCTGATGCTTCAAAAGATGGAGAAAAAAAAACGGATGAAAAATCTGATAATATTATACCCCCACCTCCTCCTCCACCGCCGATGGCAGCTCCTCCCAGACCTGCTACATCATCAAGTGACTCTGACAGCGATAGTGATAGCGGTGAAAAACCTAATATTCCTCCTCCTCCTCCCCCTCCTGCTGCATTTGGTGCACCCCTCCCAGCAAAAACAGAGTCATCCTCGTCGCCATTACCAATGCCTGGTGCTGGTGATGCTACCCCCGGTGACTTTGGAAGTCCTGATTTTGGTGGCGGTAAAAAACGTAAGTCACGTGCACGAGCAAAGCGAACTATTTCCAAAAATAATAACAACGCTGGTGGTGAACATAAAAAACGCCAAAGAACACGTAAAAATAAAAATTCGTCTGTATCTACAAGTGCAAATGCCTCTGCCTCCGAAGCAGCTGTATAATATAAATAATATAAATAATATAAATAAATAAATAATGATATGAAATTTACCATATGTATTCATATCATTTTGTCGTGTCGTGTCGTGTCGCGTCTTACATCCGATATTGTGCAGGAACACGCAACCTCAAGTCACGTGCCATTTCGTCCCGATACAAATCAAATTCAAGTGTAAAATTAAAATCACAATTGCTAAAATCAACTAGTCTTCCATCATGATAACGAAAACGAATTTTTATTTTGGAAAGACGTTCGAGAGGTGGAAAAAACTGCGACATATTTTGCAACATACTATTTCGTGAATCAAAATACTGCGAAACAGGAATACCTAGAATTGAAATCTTTGCAAATGCGTTGTTCACTCTTCCACCATAACTATTATCCGATGATGCATTTATTCTACGTGGATAAGGCATTAACTCATCCATGTCATTATATTTAAATAAATCCATATAAAATGCGGTTTCTCCAAATATACTAACTACATTTGGTGCGACGATATAGTAACCTGTTCCGGGTGCTACTACCTGAAGCCAGGTATACTCGGGATCTGTCGCTTTTTTATATTCATAATTTAAACTTTGGGTTGTAGAAGCGGGAATATCGTAGTCTTCTCTATTAAATCCTAAATAATAAGGAAGTCCCCATTTTGTGCTCATACATGTTGACAATTCGTTGGGTGGCAATACTTTGCAATTTTCGTATGTGTTGCCGGTTACCGAATAGTTTTCCGTTGTACTAAATAAAAGCGTAAATGACTCACTCTTGTTTCCAAACCATATTTTTTGATTTACTTCGTGATATATTACGACAAACTCGTTATATACTGAACTAACTGCTTGGTTCATTTTATTTGTCAACTCATTTGCAAGTTGAAATGGTGAATAAAATCCCTCATCTATAGTTATAGTATATGGACCACCACTAACTAAACGAAATGTCATTTTAGTGTTTTGATTTGTATTTGTAAACACATTGTTAACAGAAGGAAAATTAGACTCAATTAAACGTATAGACTGCACATTTGTAAGTTGTTGGGGTAGGGTTATTTCAAAAAAAGACGAATTTGGCCAGGCACATACATCTCGGTCTTCAGAATGTATAGTTACAAGCTTTCTTTCTAATACATATGTCTGTTGTCTTTCAATTAGTGGATGTTCTGTATAAACATTCCTGTTCTGTATACCACTCATTTGCTTTGATTTGTTTATATACTTACTTATAATTTACGTATAATATATTTTATTTTATAATACTTTATAATACTTTATAATATTTTATAACACTTTATATTATAAAATACTAAATTAAAATAATAAAAAATAACTATATAATCTATAGTATTTATTATATGAATTCTTTAACGGGTCTAGATAATATTGATGTAAGGTTTAAGAGTATATTTTATATTTTCAATATTTCACTTCTTTTAGCATTTGTAGGTGTATTTATAAAAATAGCATTTAGTTCACTTCAAATTGGTAGTGAACAAGGTCCGGGATTTGCTACTGCGGTTGGTTATACTATATCATTCATTTCATTGTTCTCACTTTTAATTGCAGTAATATCCTATTATTTAAAGACAAGTGGTAAATGTTTTAGTTTGTATCCGTCATTTTTTCAGATTATTGCACTTTTGATTATATTCTTTGTAATTATACGCCAGTCAATATCGTATTCAACTATGATAAATAACAATAAAGTTGATCCAGAATATTATAAGTTTTCTGGATATTCAAGTGTTTTAATTATTTTTCAGATTATTTTAGTATTTAATTATTTGCGTGGAAATATGGGATGCATGACATCTGTTAGCAATCCTATTGCTGATCCATCTATCGGAACACTATATTTAAGTGTTGCGCTGTTTATATTAAATGGTTTGTGTGTCGGTATTATGGAGGTCATTCTTCGACTATTTTCTACTTGTTTTTAAATCTCTGTTCCTTTTTCCTTCTCCTTCTCCTTCATGCAATATAACACATCCCTTATTGCATCTTTGATATGTTTCACCTTATACATAGACTCTAGCCTTGAAGTGTCTAAGAAATTATTAGAACGTTCGCTTTCTAATATTTTACGTTGATCCTCTATGTCAAAATTATCCCATGTAAAATCTGCATCTACTATTTCTCTATACATTTCTAAAATTTCATTATGGCTTATTAGCCCCGGATTTGTCAAATTAATAGTTCCAATAGTCCCTTTTTCACACATGTCAATCATAATCGGCAACAAATTAGGCAAAACAGACATTGAATTATGTATCGAACATATTTTTTGATACTTCGTAATCTTGGTTATAAAATTGCGCGGATGTATCTCATCCGTTATCGGCATGCGTATCCGCACGTTCAGAACATTGTCAAATGCCTTCATCAACATATCCGTATATCCTTTTACTATCGAATACGAAGAACCGAAAAAATTTGGTTTTGAATCGGTTGTAAATCCGTTTAACTCTTCACCAAAAGGGTGTTCGTCATCATATGTGAAAATACACCCTGTTCCTAAATATGCATAATGAATATTATACTTCTTGGATATCAATGCAATCATTACAGGCGAAAAAAGATTATCGCGAACATTTTCTTTTATTTTGCCAGGTTGTTCAAGATAGTCAATCGTTGTATACTCTTTGTCGCCTATTTTGCCATGTGTTCTTCCAATCGTAGAAATAATATTTGTAGGTTGAATCGCAACTATCTCTTCTTCGAGACTTTCGCTATTCTCTGCTCTTGTATTTCCAATAATAACATTATGGCCTTTTTGTATAAGCAAACTATACACTTTTTCTCCTATCCATCCGTTCTTGCCGTATAGTAATACTTTCATTGTCTTTCGTATTTCCTATACTTACACTTTTATTTTTATTTTTATGTTGTTTTCATTAAAGTTTCTATTCTAACTGGATAAGTTCATCAATTCCTTTATCAAACTTTTCTTGAATATCCCATCCAAGTTTTTTTATTTTTTCATTACTTATATAATATCTTTTATCATTAAAAGGTCTATCTTCAATATATTCTATGTAGTCACTGCACATACATGTGTCTACTTTTTTTATTTTTTGGATTAACATATTTGCAATATTATATACAGAATATTCTTCATTATCGTCTGATCCAATGTTATATATTTCACCAATAACACCTTTCTCCATTATAATGTCAAAGGCATTTACCACATCTTTTACATGAATAAATGCCCTCATATTTGAACCATTGCCTTGAATAGTTACCTTCTTATTTTCCTTTAAAAGTTTTATAAATCGTGGTATTATTTTTTCGGGATACTGGTTAGGTCCATATACATTGTTACCTCGCGTAATGATAATAGGTAGATTAAATGAGTGGTAATAAGACTGCGCAATTAATTCAGCGCTTGCTTTTGTAGCAGCATAAGGATTTGTTGGACACAATATACTTTCCTCCGTTTTTTTATATTCGCCTTTTTCAATCATTGACTCGCCATATACTTCATCCGTTGAAACATGTATAAACTTTTTGAGTTTCCCATATTTTCTTACGGCTTCAAGTAGGTTATGTGTCCCGACTATGTTATCTTTTGTATATTGTAATGCATCCTCAAATGAATTTTGCACATGACTTTGTGCTGCAAAATGAATAACATATTCGATACAATAGTCATTTATAATATGATTGACTAAGTCGTAAGAACATAGATTACCCTTAATTAACTTGTATCTATTTTTATACAATTCTGATTCTCGTATCTCTTTATCAATGTTGAATTCAGATGCACAATAATACATGGCATCTAAATTAATAATGTATGTGTCTTGATATTTTTTTAAAATGTAGTTAATAAAATTTGACCCGATAAATCCACAACCACCTGTTATTAGTATATTTTTCATGTGCGAAATATAATAATAGAAATATATTAATAATTATTTTTAAACCTATTTATATTTATGTGTTTATGTGTTTATGTGTTTATGTGTTTATGTGTTGTGTTACAAATATTTTTATATTTTATATTTTATATCATATAACACATAATGGATTTAAGTAAATATGAAGAAAAAATATTTTCCCAAAACGGAGAAGATGGTATTACATTGAAACTTGTAGAGTTAATTTATGGTGATAATGGTGATTATGGTGATAATTTTTATGTTGAGTTTGGTGTCGAAGATGGAACAGAGTGTAATACAAGAATACTTAGAGAAAAATATAAATGGAAAGGTTTGCAAATGGACGGAAGTAACGAAAATTATAAAATAAATTTAAAAAGAGAATTTATAACTAAGGAAAATATAATAGACTTATTTAAAAAAAATAATGTTCCAAATACTATAAATCTGTTATCTGTAGATATTGATTTTAATGATTTTTATTGTTTAAAGGAAATATTAAAAAATTATCAATGTGATATAATTATTTGTGAATATAATGGATCCCATTTAGAAAATGAAGATAAAATAGTTATTTATGATAAAAATGGGAAATGGGATAAAACAAATTATTTTGGAGCATCCCTGCTATCTTTAGATAAACTGGCAAAAAAATATAATTATTCTTTGATTTATTGTAATAAAAATGGCGTAAATAGTTTTTTTGTTCACAATGATATTATAGTAGATAAAAAATTAAATTTTATAAATATGGGCAATGTAGAAAAATTATATAAACCAGCAAGGTATGGAAATGGACCAAATGGTGGGCATATGCACGACCACCATAATAGAACATATCTTTCATTTGAAGAAGCGATCGATATATAATTTTATACTGAAAAAAACTTATATGTAATCCCGTATGTTTCATCGTCTTCCCATAGTCCCGATATTTTAAGTATGATATTCATCACTTTCTTTTTTTCGATAGAGTCAGTAAATAATCTTATAACACCACCATCAAGAAGTTCCGATAAATTATATGACGGCTTTTTTAATGAATTATATTTTTTCAAAATTGTTTTTTCTATTTTTTTAATGCTATTTATAGCTTCTATATTTTTATCTGTATTATAATACAGGATATTTTTGTTATATTGTCTGTCAATATTATCAATATATAAATTTATAAGAACATGAATTCCATTAAAAACTATGTTAGGGGTAGAATATAATATTCTAATATACCGACTTTCGTTAATAATATTATTTTGTATAGGTTCATTAAAATAAATGTATTCTTTGGTAATATTTTCTGGATGAATAGTTACAAGTTTCATGTGTATATTTAAATATTAAATATTAAATATATTATTGCTCAATATTTACACTAGTATAATACTTACTATATATTTAAGTATTTCATAGCAAAATCTATAATATTAGATAGAAATATAATTTAAATCCATTCATTTAATTATAATAATACTGCACTATCAAAACTAATCCAACTATTACAACTATGAAATTTCTTGAAACACACTTTGATGACTATATTGCATCAAATCATAGCGAATCACTTCATCCAAAAATAGAAAAAATATTTAAAAATTCATTGCCTGAAAAGGTAGAAAATTTAAAAAATATAATTTTATATGGTCCCAAAGGTGTTGGTAAATATACCCAAGCTTTGAAGTGTATTAAAAAATATAGCAATAGTGATTTAAAATACGAGAAACGTCTAACTATTAATTCAAACAAGGAGAATTTTATTATAAAAATAAGTGATATTCACTTTGAAGTTGATATGTCTTTGTTGGGTTGTAATTCTAAAGTATTATGGAATGATATTTATAACCAGATTACAGATGTTGTTTCAATGCGAGCAGATACGACAGGAATTATTTTGTGCAAATATTTTCACAAAATACATAGTGAATTATTGGATATTTTTTATAGTTATATGCAACGTCAGTCATTTAATAAGATAAAGCTATTTTTTATAGTTATTACAGAGCATATTAGTTTTATACCGGATAATATTTTAAATAATTCTCAAATTATTTCTATTCCAAGGCCGTCGTTGGGATATTATAATAAATGTGTAAACTCGATGCATCCAAATAAAAATGCTCATATGTATGCTAGCGCAACTGCGATTTCTGTTATAGAACCTATACATAGTCATCATAACAATATTGACAGCGACAATGACAACGATAATAGTGGCGATGACCATCATTATACTAAAAAATTAAAATACAACTCTGTTGCATCTGCCTCTGTCCATGCATCTGTATCTGTATCAGATAGTTATAAAAATTTGACATCTTTATCAAATATTAAAAATGTAATAGTAGAAACAAATGAATTATCAAATCCGCATGAATGTATATGTAATAATATTATAGAATCTATAAAAAACCCAGATATTATTAACTTTTTAAAGTTTCGTGATATATTATATGAAATATTGATATATGATTTGGACATAAACGAGTGTATATGGTATATATTATCATGTTTAATACAGACAGAAGTGTTAAATAAAGATAATATTACAGATGTTTTATTAAAAACATTTATTTTTTTCCAATATTATAATAATAATTATAGACCAATTTACCATTTAGAAAATTACATGTATAGTCTAATAACAACCATAAATGGATATAAAACATGCACTTGATGTATTAAATTTAAAATCAAATTATACACTTGAAGAGTTGAAAAAAAGTTACAGGTTACATGCAATGAAGCATCATCCTGACAAGAATAACAATAGTGAGGAATCATGTGAAAAATTCAAGGAAATAAATAGTGCGTATTTGTGTTTGTATGATTTATATATTTCTCTCAGTTCTCACCCTTCTCATGCTTCTCATATGGATTCAGGCAATGAAGAGTCTACGGGAGAAGAAAGTTATATGGCAATTTTTAGAATATTTACGCAGTCTTTAATGCAAAAAATGTATACAAATATTTCGCAAGAGAATGCAAAAGTAACAATAGATATGATTATAAAAATAATAGTAGATGATTGTCACGAGTTGTCATTAAAAATGTTCGAAGATATGGATAAAGAAACTGCGTATACGATATACGAAATCATACACAAGTATCATGTAGTATTTCATATAAGCAACGAAAAACTTCTTTTATTCGAAAAAATCATAAGAAAGAAGATGGAGTCGGATAATCTTGTCATTATTTCTGTATCCCTAGACGACTTATTTGGTGAAAATAATATATACGTATTAGAGCATGATGATAAAAAATATTATATTCCACTTTGGCATACAGAGTTGTATTATAAGATAGGTGAAAAACATAATACACCTATTGATTTAATAGTTCGTTGTATGCCTTCGACTCCTTCACATATTTATATTGACACAAACAACGATATTTATATAGATTTACGTATGAAAGTTACAGAATTACTCGAAAAGAAACAGATATCGTTTCAAATTGGTAGTAAACATTTTTCAATTCCAGCGGGCCTATTGTATGTAAAAGATAACCAAACATATGTATTAAAAGAGCAAGGAATACCTATTATACATTCAAAAAATATGTATGACATAAGTGAAAAATCGTCTATTTTTGTTAATATTGACTTACTATGAATAAATATAACTAATTTATATTCATAGTATATACATAGATATGAAGAATACAAGAAGAAATAAATATACGAGAAAACGACATACGCGTAGAAAAAAATACGCACATATAGTGAATCAGAATGATGAAGGATATATTTCACCCGTACATAAAGATATTACTGCAACTATAGATTCCAATGCTATACGACATAATATAGATTATTTGCGTAAAATGTCAAAAACGGATGTGATGCCTGTATTAAAAGCAAATGCATATGGTCATGGAATCGTTCCCATCTCAAAAATAGTTCGAAATCATAATGTAAAAATGATTGGTGTTGCTACTCTTGGTGAGGCACTTATGTTGCGTAAACATGGCGATAAAGGACATATAGTTGCTTGGTTATATGACATATATGGAAAAGAATTAAAAGATGCAATTCGAAATAATATCGATATTGCCATTATCGATCAAAAACATATACCTGTTATTAGTAAACTTGCTGCGCAGTATGGTAAAAAGGTTCGCATACATATATTTGTGGATACAGGTATTGACAGAGCCGCAGTTCCTTATAGTGAAGCGATTCACGCTGCACTTGAACTTTCAACAAACCCGCATATAAAATTAGTCGGATTAATGAGTCATTTTATACAATCTGAAATAAAAAATGATGCCACGACGCATAAACAATTAAAACTATTTAGAGAACTTAGAGATATATTATTACACAAACATAAAATAAACTTTGAGTATATTCATATTGCAAATTCGGGTGGGTGTTTAAATTATGATGTGTCTGATTTTACTCTTGCGCGTCCAGGATTGGCAATATACGGGCTAGACCCAAGTGGAAAGTATAATAAAAAATTACATCCTGCTATGACTATAACATCGCGCATTATACAGATAAAAAATATATCAAAAGGTGCCGATGTTGGATATGATAATAAGTATACTGCTAAGAAGAATATGTTAACTTGTGTTGCACCGATAGGATATGCTGATATTATTCCACGTTCGTCATCGGGGAAACTATACGTATATATCAATGGCACAAAACGTAAAGTTCTTGGAAATATTAGTATGGACCAGATAGTAATAGAAGCAAAACCTATAGATAAAGTTGGCGATGAAGTATTATTATTTGGTTCGCCACATAAGGGCGAAAAACAAACTGCATACGATGTTTCAGATATGTCTGATACTATACCTGACGAATTAGTTATAAGAACAAATGCAACGAATCGCGTTGGTAGACAATACATAAACTATTCTTAAAATACTATAAAATACTATAAAATACTATAAAATACTATAAAATAAATTAGTTATTATTTATAATTAATTTATTTACTTCTCTCCTTTCTCTCGTTTATCTACTAGTCACTCTTCTTATAAACTATTATCAAGTTGTTATCTGTTTTATTTGTATATAAAGGAATATTTAAAAACTTAAACAAACAATTCCGATACTTTACTTCCCATTTTTTTATAATATTTTCATATAATTCTTTTCTACTTGTCCATATGTCTTCAATAATATAATACCCCCCAATTTTTAATTTATGTATACTATTTTCGAAAAAGCAAACATTTGCATTGAAATCATGCAAACCATCTTCAATAATAATATCAAACTTGTCTTTCAATAATTCTTCACTATCCCACATATTTTTTATAACATCCGGATTGGTCTGGTCGCAATAAAAAGTGTGTATTCTTTCTGTATTGAATAATATTTTTTTATCTATATCTGCTCCAAATATTTGCGAGTTTTTAAAGAATTCTGCCCATCCATATAGCGATGCGCCTGGTCTTCCATATACGCCCATATTTGACTCTATAGTTATATCATTTGTCCCAAGTCCAAGTTCAAATATTCGCAACTCATTATCTGCAATATCTCTAAATATACTATAATAAAAAGTTGTATAATTGTGCCCCATGTCTGCCGTATATATATTACTTTTATCACTTTTATTTCTACCCATAATTTCACATAATGGTGTTGGTTTATTTACATTAAAAAATAATGACATTTTATATAGTTCTACAATATTTTATTTTCTCACATTTCTCTCCTTTCTCTCGTTTCTCTCCTTTCTCTCCTTTCTCTCCTTTCTCACATCCCCCAAAATTCCCCTCCCATTCTACCCAAAAAGTCAACCTATCCTTTTTCAGGGATAAAAATAAAAACAATAATATTCATCTTTTATACTTCCGCAACCTTTTTCAAAACATCCCCCAAAAACATCCATCCAAGAATTCGCCAAAACAGCTTCCCCATCTTTTGGACCATCTTTCTGCGATTTTTATGCGAATATACAAACCACTGCATAATGCTCTTACCACCTAAATATAAAATAATAAAATATACAGCATAAAGGTAAGGTCCGCGGAATGGCGCAAGCGGACGCCGAATAAGTGATGATGTAATGTTTTTTCAAAAGTATTTTGAGATTTTGAAAAATGGACATTTATAAATGTCCATTTTTGATTTTTCAGTTTTAGATTTGAAAAAAAGATTGAAAACCTCACTCAGACCATAATGCTCTCATTTGCTTTTTTTAGTTGAAAAATTTGTTACCATAACTTTTTAAGAAATTTGGTAAAATGACTTAAAAAAAAATGTCTATATACTTTAGGAAACAAATGGAAACAAAAAAGAAGCTCAAAAAGTCGCCAATTTTTTCATGTAAAAAATGTGACTATTCTACAAGCAAAAAGTGTAATTTTGATAAACACGTCTCTACTAGAAAACATGACCTTATGGTCTCAATGGAAACAATGGAAACAAAAAAGGAGCAAAAAGTAGCACATCATAACGTGTGTGACAAATGTAAAAAAAAATATAATACTCGCTCGGGATTGTGGAAGCATATTAAAATATGTGACTATGTATCTGACTCACACGATTTATCGTCTGAAGATTGCGAAAATATGGAATTAAATATAAAAATGGTCAATAAAGATGAACTTGTTCTTAAACTTATTAAAGACAATAGTGAGATGATGAAGATAATCAAAGGTCAACAAGAGCAGATAAATAGTATAATACCAAAAGTAGGTAATATAACAAACAACACAACAAATAACACAATGAATAACACAACAAATAATTTCAACTTAAATGTTTTCCTAAATGAGAAGTGCAAAGATGCGCTAAATATATCCGACTTTATTGACTCGCTAAAAATCACACTAGACGATTTACTTTTTTCAAAAAAGAATGGGATTTCGCGTGGTATAACAGATGTTATGATAAAAGGACTCAAAGAATTGGATATATATAAACGCCCAATTCATTGCACAGATATTAAACGCGATACTATGTATATTAAAGATGAAGATAAGTGGTATAAAGATGATAACCATGACAAAATGAAAAATACTATAGTAAAAATTGCAGATAAAGAGCGAACGGCTTTACAACTATGGGCAAATGATAATCCGGATTGGGTCGAAACAGAGAAAAAACAAATCGAATACCTAACTATGGTTCGTTCGATATGTGAACCTATTGAAAACTATAATAACTACGAGCGTAAAATAATAAAACATATTGAGAAGGAAATAATAGTAGATAAAAATAGTTAGTCAGTATTTTGAGACTATATATATTTAAAAATAATCACATGTATATATATCTAGTATACACGTGATTATGAAAATAAGAACGAGAATAAGAACGAGAATAAGAACGAGAACAAAAACAATAAAAAGAACAAGATATATACATAAATACACTCGTAAAAATAAAAGCTCACGTTTTTCTTTAAAGGGTGGAACACTCATAGGACAGGGTAATTACGGATGCGTATTTCGCCCTGATATACTTACAAAAAATAATAGTATAGTTTCAAAAATAGTATTAAGAAATAATATATTTAATGAGTTTCGTCATGAATATAAAATTCTAAAAAAAATGAAAACTATCGACCCTGGTGGTAAATTCCATTCACTTCTTAGTAACGCATTTGAATTGACAAAAAACAATCTTCCCAGTGATTTTGATAAATGTTCTTTATCAAAGCCGGACTACAAAGTTGATGATTTTTTTGTATTTAATATACAATATTGTGGAGATACAAATCTTGAATCTTATTTGACAAGTAATTTTAGTGCCGGTATAGACAATGCCAAACTTGCAATCCTTTTTACACTGGTTACAAATATTATAGTAGGGATCTACAAAATGATAAAATCAAATTTAGTTCATAAGACGCTTCAAGCTGATAGTATTTACTTTATTGAACCTGTATCTTTGTCGAATCCATTTTCCTTAAAAATAATCGACTTTGGGGAAGGAGAATTAAGAAAGTATAAAAATCACGAAGATTCTAATCACGATTATATCACTTTTTTTAAAAATGTTATTGAAATACTTGGCAATCTTCAAGGTGATAAAAGTGGCGCAGATGCTGGTAATACCCTAGTATTACTATTACAAGGATTTAAAATGTTGCTACAAAATGTCACAAAATTATCTGTACCTAAATCAGTATCTAGCTATAGAACTATTATAACCCAGTATAGCGACATGCTAGGTAATGTATTTGGTGAAAAATATAAAAAATATGCTTTGGAAAAGTATAAGGTAACATAATGCATGTCTGTGTATGTCTGTGTATGTCTGTGTATGTCTGTGTATGTGTGTGCGCATCACTGAAAAAAAGATATGTTACCTGTAACATGGTGTTAGTATTATATGATACGATGTGAAATAATCTTATTTTATCATATTTTCTTACCTGTATTGTCGTTTTGCCTTTCGAATAGTATACTTACTCATAGTGTTGCTGTATTATGGTGTTGTCGTTGTGCTGGTTTTAGTTGTTTCACTTCTTGACAACCTTCTTCACAATCTTCTTGACTCCAGCGGAAGCACCTGACTCGCCATCGGCCGCAGGTTCGGAAGCAGCAGCAGGAGCGGGTGTGGGTGTAGGTGCCGGTGCAGGAGCAGCACATGATGCCACCTTTGCAGGAGCAGGGCTCTCCTCCTCTTCTTCTTCTTGCTCTCCATCGGAATCCTGAACTTCATTGGATGCACGAGGAATGTCGTCATCGCTGATAGTGTCAATCTCCTGAGTCTCGACGATCTTCTTGTCATCCAGCGACAGGTTGATGTGGCACTTGCCGCGCAGGGTTGTCTTCGGCTTTACAACTGCCTGGAACAGCTTCCAGGTAACACCGAACTTGCCGCCTGCAAACCAGACACCACCGCATTGCAGCACGACTGCGACATGCGAACCCTTGGCAATCAGATCAATAGGTGTAACGTGCTCGTTGCTGGCATCGGGGAAGATTTTGCGAGTAGAAGGGTCAAAGAGCTCGACATTCCATACACCCTCCCAGATGGGAATCTTGACATTGAGAGTGGGGTTCTTGTTGTGGTCGGGCTCGCCATTCTCACCCTTGGCGAACTTCAACATAGGAGTCCATTGAAAGTCGATGTGCTGCTGGGTCAATGTCGTCTTGCCGAACCAGTCCTTCTGGTTTACAAGTGCATCGGCCTTGACCCTTTCTTCAAACTTGACAAGATTTGCACGGAATCTGGTAATTGCTGGTGTGTTGTATTCCTCACCGGGGAACTGGAGCGACATGCTGTATGACTTCTCGCTGGTCTTCTTGTCTTCAAATGTCGAAACACCCCACGTCATCATGAGAGGAGTTGATACATATGTTGCGCTGTTGGTGGTAGAATTGAGAATACCGACGCTCTTGCCGCCGGAACTATTTGCTTTGGGCTTGGAATATTTGAGATCCTTTATAGGGTTGAAAGTTTCACCGACCAGAATCTCCTTGGGACCGGAGGATTTGGTATAGGAGGCGGAGGCGGTAGAAGCTGACATTATTGTTGGCTGGGTTGTTGGTTTGCTGTTTTGACTACTTGCGTGTTCATGCTATCCACATTTATCTTTCTAAGCTGAATCAATTTTCTGGCGGCGAAAATAACACATATAATTCAAAAATAGAAAATCCACAGAAAATCCACAGAAAATAAATAGTAAAAATAAAATATTCACAAAATTGTATGTAATAAAATCACAAATATACTCAAAAAAATCTTACTTTAATAGGTATGTGTCATATTTTATAAAACTACTATACTACTATACTACTATACTACTATATTATATGCGCATATAGTATAATAATACATATTTATCTCTAGTATATCGTAACTATACCGCATAACAAGAGATATAATAAATTCATTTGTATAATATATTAAAAAAATGTTTATAATATATAGAAGAGTATCATATTAAAGAATAATAAGTAACTACTATAAATTATAAACTACTATTACAAATATGGCAGCATTATCGTCACCAAATATTGTAATGATGAATATTAATAGTATAGATAGCAATGAAAATACCATTGAAAATACCACGATTCATACAAATATAAGTTTTAGTGTAAATGTAGTAAATCTAAATATTGGAATATTAACGGATAGTAATACTATATTACATGATAGTCATGAGAGTCATGATAGTCATGATAGTCATGAGAACCATATTAGTCCACTATCGGAAAATGTCACCATTCAACCAAAAGTAAAACGAAGACTGCCTCCTTCAATAGTAGTAATATCGTCCGACGATGAACAAGAAGAAAATAACGTTGCAAATAATACAAAAGTAAACCTTCGAAACAAACGCAATAACGCTATAGATAAAAAATTAAAATTAAAGACTGGTTCAAATTCTTCTTTAAAAAAATTAAAAAATGCAAATAATATAGATGATGAACGTGAATGTTTAACAAAAAACATAGTAGCTCCTCCTCCTCCTCCTCCCGCAAAAAAGAAGTTGACGATTTATACATACGAGCAACTTAAAACGGAAAAATATAAGATGGATGAACTTCGCAAACTTTGTATGCAGTATAAGGTGTCGCGTGCCGGAAATAAGGAAGATATTACAAAACGTTTATATGATTATTGCAAGAGTTCAATAGTTCCTCTAAAAATACAAAAAGTTGTAAGAGGGTTTCTTCATCGCAAGTTGATAAGGTTGCATGGACCTGCATTCAAAAAACGCAATATATGCACTAATGAGACCGACTTTTTTACCATGGATGAAATGCATGAAATTCCATATGAACAATTCTATAGTTATAAAGACATTGATGGATTTATTTATGGATTTAATATATTGTCACTACATAATCTGATTGTAAAGGAAGGTGAAAATACGAAGAATCCGTATAATAGAAATAGTATCACTAATAATATAAAACAAGATATCCGTCAAATTGTGAAATTATCAGCATTGTTAAAAATGCCAATTGATATCATAATAAAACAAGAAATAATGGATCCGCGAAAACGTATGGAAATGAAAATACTTGAATTATTCCAGACTATAAACTCATATGGCAACTATGCAAACTCGGAATGGTTTACGGATTTGTCACGACTGGAACATATACGTTTTGCTCGTGAGTTGCACGATATATGGACCTATCGCGCCCAACTTAGTAATCTTAAAAAATATGAAATATGTCCCCCTCATGGCAGCCCATTTTTGGGGACACCATATTTTACAAATACTGCTACAAATATGACACTGGTTACCTTTGGGATAGATGTTCTTATTCGATTTAATGTGCAAATAATAGAAAATCTTGTGAAATCTGCTATAGATACTGATAACAAAACTTTGGGTTCATTTTATGTATTGACAGCTCTTACACTAGTTAGCCAACCTGCTAGAGAAGCGATGCCTTGGTTGTATGAAGCGGGTGTATATGGTGGACAAGACGGAGCATGAGAAAGGAGAGAAAGGAGAGAAAGGAGAGAAATGCAGTAAAATAACTACGCATACTATAATAGTATAAACATCCCATTCGGTATCAATATTTTCCTAAAGTATTTTGATTTCCTTAAGAATATACGTTTCGTATTTTTGAACGCATGAACAAAATACTTTATGACCATAATATGCGTCGTTTTATTGCATGTTCAAAATAAAATATAATATATAATGTCTAAAAATACTTAAAAAGACCTCACCTAGTAATGTATACAAGACCACAATGGCAAAGAAAGCATCTTCCTCCTCCGCTGATTCAGCACCCACTCCTCTTCCCGCCGCGCTCATCGTTGGCGCTTCTGCTCCCGCTCCCGTATCTACTCCTAGGGCCAAGACCCCTAAGGCGCCCAAGACTGATGCCCCTGTTGCTCCCGCCGCCACCGCCTCCGCTGTCGCTACCCCTGCACCCGCCGGTGATGCCCACACTGATGGCCCTGCTCTTGAGACTTCTCTCAGTTCCCTCTTTTCCGAGTTTGGCACCAAGCTTCACACTCTTAGTTCCGGTCTTTCTTCTCTCCGCAGTGACTTCCGCACCCTTGAGCGCAATGTTGCTCGTGAGATGCGTGCTGCACAGAAGGCTTCCAAGCGTAAGCGCAAGACCGGCAACCGCGCCCCTTCCGGTTTCGTCAAGCCCACTCTCATTTCTAAGGAGCTCGCTGAGTTTCTTGGAAGGCCAGTCGGCACAGAGCTTGCTCGCACAGAGGTGACTCGTGAGATCAATGCCTACATTCGCGCTCACAACCTTCAGGATAAGGAGAATGGTCGCAAGATCAACCCCGACACTAAGTTGAAGTCTTTGCTCCAGGTTAAGAAGGGCGATGAGCTGACCTACTTCAACTTGCAGCAGTACATGTCTCGCCACTTTGCAAAGGCTACTCCTGCTGTTCCTGTTGCTGTTGCATCTTCTTAAAAGGGTAACCAAACAACCCCCCAATAAATAAATAACAAAAACAACTAAAAACTTGTAAACAAAAACAACTAAAAACTTGTAAACAAAAACAACTAAAAACTTGTAAACAAAAACAACTAAAAATGACATGTATACACATATGTCATTTTTACACCTAATAAAATTAAAATTAAAATTACTATTACTAATAATCACCGGATACGATATCACCATAGGTTTCAGCACCATGGTAAATTGCTTCACCAGATTCGATAATTCCACCAACTATGTTATGGTTGCGGAAATCACCAATTGCATTTCCAGCATCCAAAATAGCAGAACTGCCATTTCCTACTGCACCACCAAGGTGACTAGTTACTTCTAACCCTTCATGAACAACGTGTTCGACACTATGCAAAATATGACCAAATTTCATTTTATATAGTAATACTATATTTTATATTTATAGTATTGCGTAATTCTCTAAATAGTTATGAGTCTAATTTACTTTTTACACATAAATACAAATTGATCTATTTTTTTTAATTTATATTTTTTTACAAATGCATTCAAGTTAAATTTATTTCTTTGAGTGATAGGTTTATCTATTTTAATAATATTAGGTTGTCTATATAATAATATAAAATATCTATGTGGTGCTGAATCTAATGGAGGATTTGGTGATTTATATTTACAAATAGTTTCATTCGTATTGACTACTAAATTATGTAACATATATTTTTCGGTTGGATTATCGGGATAATGAGCATCTGGGTCAACTATAAGTAACGTTAATAAATTATCTTTTTTATTTTCTTGTTCTTGTTCTTGTTCTTGTTCTGGTTTTTTCATGTAAATTTTAGGTTTTCTATTTATTTGTAATGTTGTGTATATTTTATTTTCTTGTAACAAAATATCATTTACTTTTACTTTCATTTAAGTATAAATATATTTTATAAAAATTTAAAAAATATATTGGTGAATCTTATTTTTCAATAAATATAAAGTTCTCTTTTTTCATAACGTCAATCAGTAGTTTTTTGTTGATCGGTCCGTTTAATATTTTAATATGGTCATATAGTTCTAGATTTTTGGTCTCGACTATGTCAAATAGTTTCATGTTTTTATTTATCTCATCAATGTATTGTGTTGAATGAATTTTTTCGTTTATAATCCATTCATAGAAGTCAATAGTATCCCCTTCACCTGCCCCCGCATCGCGGTATTTCTTAAATACTTGAAAGGCATTAAATATATTCATATTATGTAGCATTTCTTGTGGTTCGCAGCATATATTATTTTCTACCAATGAGTCATGACTATAGTCACAACCATATAAAATACATATTTTTTTAAATATATCCATGCTTATATTCAATGTTTTTAAAATATGGTTCAAGTCATAGATGACGACATTAGATAATGTTAAACTAAGATACCTTAAAACGCGTCCACATCCATAAACAAACATATCGGTATCCTCGCTCAGACATGCATACACTAGATTATTTGTAACAAGTTTTGCACATAATATATCTGCTTCTCCAGGTGCTTCAAAATATGTCATCCCGTATGCTTGAAGCAGAGTTTTGACATTTTGGATATCATCGTATTTAATACTGATAAACTTCTTCTTCAGTTGTTCCATAGTCTGTGAAATGTCGTTAATTTCATTTTGTTTTTGTTTTTGTGCATATTCGGTGGTCTCTACAAGCGCACCCGAATCCGCATTCGCATCTGCAACCGCATCTTGGTCTGTGTCTGTTGTCGTCTTCATGCTTTCAATAAGTAATTTTAGTCGATAGTATTCTTCACGTGCATCTATTTTATTTTTTTTTCTTGTTGCTATTGTCTCATTCTTTTCAGCTGGTGGTTTTCCATCGAAAATAAATATTGGCGTTATGTTGTTAGTGCGAAATATGGATATCATTAGATATAAATTTTCAAGTAATACATTTTCGCTAATGTATTTGTAAAGATAGATGCTTATGTCTACTGCTATTTTTTTGCCCGAAAGCTCAGACAATGGTATTGATTTTATAGATGATTTGCATTTTGCTTGAAGAAACTTGTTGAGTGCTCGAATTCCCATGATGACAATGATGAGGTTACAACAAATATCTTAGTTTCTAAATTGGTAATATACTTACTGCTTTATTTATTTACTAACTATAATATATGTTATTCATGCATCAATTTTTTATATATTAAATTGATACGAATATATAATACAGACATACAGACATACACTGAACGAAAATGCCAGTAACCACGCGCCAACTATCAAAAAAACAAGAACAGAAGACACAGACAGAGATACCACCACAACCTACCTGTCAACCAAAAAAGAATCATGCAAATATAGACTTCCAAGATGCCTCAAAAGAATGGCGCAAAAATAAAATAAAACATGAAAATTGCTGTTTTACTTATGTTCGCTCTCAGACTCACGCTCATGATCACAAATAGCCACCTACTATAGTCATACGCATAGTTCTCAACATTTCGTTGTTTTTTTTGCCTTCTTGTTTGTCTGCATTCCCACTATCCATCGTTTCAAGACGAATTTCCAAATCGACTATTATATTTAAAAGTTCGCTACTTTTATAATTTTTGTAAATAAATTTCACAAAATTATTAATACCACTTTTAGTTTTATCGAATTGAAATATATTTGTATTGTTATCGATACACCATAGTATGAAGTTATTAAAATTAGAAAGTATAATTGAAACTATTATATAATATGCAAATGCATTTGTTTCCTCCTTGTATAATTTTTTTGCAACTATATAATTTGAATCTGTGCAGTTTGATATAATGTCGTAATCTAATCCCATATAGTTTAATATTTTTATATTTTGAAATAGCGAAAATAATGACTCATGATGCAAGTAGTTATAAAACTGCTTTACAAATTTTTTACGATTTCGCGCAGTTGTTGCAGTTATGGTATTTGCTCCCGCACCCCCTTCATTGCTTTCACTTTCTTTCAGCTTAAGATTATCTATAAAATTTTTCCTCGTCGTCCTGGACGAAAATTTTGATCGAGAATTTATATCAAAATATGTTTCAAAAACTATATTCATAATTCTGGCCCATACTTCGCAATATGATTCGTATATTTTTACATCTTTTTGAATAGTAAACATTTTATGCAATAAAATATTCGCTCCTGTGATATCCATTTGGGAAAAATCAAGTCCATAATTGTGCATTGTTTCATGAACAAATACTTTGAACCATTCTTCCTTTCGATATACAATAACACGTCCGCTTGGTTGACACAAATCTGAAACACCTCCATTTATGTGTATCGGTTTCAATACACCACCCTTATTATGCGTATGCACATGATGGTATAAATCTTCGTATTCTTCGTAGTCATCATGTGCTGTCTCTGTCGCCGATCCCATCCCCATCCCCATATCGCTACTAAACAATGGATGGCTTCGTTTAAATGGAGTAAGATAAATAAAACACTCTAACTGGGGTCCGCATTCTTTGGCAGCATATTTTGATACCATTTTTAACCATAAATATATTTTCAATACCGCATTTTTGAAATATGATGCACTCTTTTTTCTAATATTATTTATCTCATATGTGCTGTCTTCAAAAATGATAAAGTTTACTTTTGCAGTCCTCGTTTCATCAATTCGAAATGAATATGTCAACACATATGTAGATTTTTCTTTTATGTATGTTATAATACTACTCGGAATATATGGAATATTTTCTAATACGGATACTATTTTTTTCTCTAATGATTTGTCACTAGTCGTGCGAATATTTTCAAGTTTGTGTTTGAAAATACTATCAAAATAACTATGACCATTGCCATTCTTGAACAAACTAAATTCACTATCAATCATATCATAAAAAGATAACAATACATCGTTTATTTCATATTGTCGCCGATTCTTTGCATTACCTGTAAGCTGTTTTTTATTCATTTGTATTAATTTTTTATAGTTACCATCGCATTTGAATAAGTGAAGAAGATTGTGATCTGATGCACTTAATGTATAATTCATGGTTTTTGATGATTTAGATGGATATATACTATATTTTTATATTAAAAATATGGTATTTTACATTATATTTAATGGCATAGTCCATTATATTTCACGCCATCTCATAGTCATTTACACCCCCTCGCTTTGTTCTTAGTTTAGAACGAACACGCATCAAGTGCACAGATACAGACGGCTCCTTTGTATGATGATAATTTATCAACTTGGCATTGTTGGTTAAAATCAAAATATTTGCAAGGTCGTCGTTTTGAGTAAACTTGGCATATGTCGCATCTTCTAAAACTTTGGCATGTCTTCCATTGAAAAAGTCCGGATCAATCACCACTTCTTCCGGTCTAAGCATCACTTTCTTGCCATCTATTTTTGTCGTGCCCAATTTTCTTCCCGCATATGTCGCCAGCTCAACATCATGTGCTATTCGCGACAATATTGATGATGGTTCATAATAATTGCTCTTTTTATTTGCATCCATCGTAAACAATAAATAAAACTCCGGATGTTTCTTCAAGAATTTATTTGCCTGATAGTAATGCTCTACAGATAACCACCTGTGTCCATCCAACGTAAACGGCGCATTCCACTCATTCGATATCTTTCTGCGCCAACTATTGCTTCCACGATTATCATATCCACCTCCGCCAAGTTCCATAAACCCAGGTCTGTCACTCTGCGCTACATAGTCACCTTGTGCTCTTCCTGGCATTTCATCTCCTGCACTCTTATGGTGCACAAGTTGGATATTTTCACTAAAGTGTGGATTTGAAGCCGCTGCGGATAATGCATCCACACTTTCATCCACCATTCGCCCCTCTACCTTTTTCGCAATACCCAGCTCCTGGATAAACAACTTAAATTGCGGAATATGACTATATGAACCATTAAAGAATTTACCTTGCAAACAACGTGTAACAATTTGCAGTTTTACACTATATGGTATCTCAGGGAATGTCAACATTGCATTCCCATAATATGTAATCAGTTCATAATGTTCCATTGAATGCGAGACCATAATATAGTAATCAGGATTGAATTCATAGTCTTCTGATGCTGATAATTTTTTGCCTCCCATGTCAGCGCTTGCTGCAGCCCCCATACCCATAGCCATACCCATTCCTGACCCTGCTCCCGACCCCTCCGCCTTGCTAACTTCCGCAACATTTTTACGGATTTCCTCTATTAAACTTTTCGACAAATCATTGCCACAATTTATGACATTGATTTCCTGGAATGATTTTCGTTGACTTTGGTTAAAGTCGTTATAAGAAAGATTAATAAATTTTATATTCAAAATCACTTCCAGAGCAGCAATTGCCCATGCATCCACCCAGTATTCACTTGTCATTTCACCCTTTTGCATTACATCGCGTAGCTGCTGAATCGTTTTTACACCTTTCATAAATTTAACCTCTTTTTTGTTTTCTTTTACTACTTCCAACTCTTGCATAACGCGCTTATTACTTTCGATTAATTTTTCGGATTCAGCTTTTAGTTCTAGTTTTTCTTGCTTACTTTGACTATTCTGAAACCGCTCCTTGATTTCTTTATTTCTTGTAGCAATATCCTGATTTTCTTTTACTAATTTTTTCTCCAAACGTGAATAATCGTCATACAATGTTTTATATTCAGTGAACTGCTGCTCAGTAAGTGCATAGGATAAAAGACGCCTTAATTTTATAACACTCATCGTAGTATCCGGGTCAATCGTTTTATACGCCTGGCAAATAATCATAAAGAAACAATCACCTCCGCCTGAATTTTGAATCACTTTGAAATTATTATTTTGATAATATGTCTCCATCCATGATTCATCTTTGGTATGTCGATACCTCTTTCTTTCCGCCTCAAATTGGTCAAGTGTTTGAACAGGAATACTTGCATGTTTTAAAGGCAAGTCGGGGATCTTTGATCCTTCTAATATAGATGCACGAATTGCTCGCTGAAGGTCCGACTCTTCGGCATCCACACCTGCTGCGAACTCTTCTGCTTCATCATCTACACCACCAACACCCAATTCTTTGCTTAATAATGCACTTTTTTTAAGCGCATCTTTCCTTTCTTTTTCGGATGCGGATAAAGACAATGGCGCAAGCGAAAGTTTTGATTTTATCTTTGGTGCCTGAGCCATTGCCATTCCCTCTGTTTCCGCTCTACCGGCAATATATACGGCTTTCCTCACCAAACTTTCTTTTACAAATGAATACAAAAGAGCGGGTTCTGTTTTTTCGAGATTAATATCATTTTCTTCATCCAAAAGCGACGGAATCGTTTCTTGCATTGCTTCTATAACACCGATTTGAGACAATACTTTGTCGTCTTTAATCAAATAAAGTGGAAAGTATACTATACCTTTTTCAATAAATGTGTTTTTTATTTGCCCAATACTAACTATCGTATGAATACCTAAAACTTCTGCTTCATATAGTGGGGCTTTATATTGTGTATCTTTTGTATCTGTTTGGTCTAATGCTTTTACTTCTGGATAATTTATACTAGGATCGAGTCTTGATCGAACCATTTTCTTTTCTTAACGGATTTTAATACGTGTATGTGTTATGTCAATACTATATTATACTTATTATATAATATTAAATATATTTATTTATATTTAATATACATAAGATTCAAATAGTCTTTCAATATAATAAAGATTTTCTAAATGTTCAATCACAAAATAACATGTGTAATTATGGGAGGGCTGGGTAACCAATTATTCCAAGTTTTTACTATAATGGCTTTATCGCTGAAACTGAAACGCTCTTTTATTTTTCCTAATAAAAAGTTAGGGGGTGATAAACGTCAAGATATATATTGGGATACACTTTTCGCGGAATTGAAAAAAGATACATTTGATTTTTCTATAAGTAAGTTAAATTTGCCAATGTATAAAGAAACATCGTTTCAATATAATGATGAAATGCAGAGGCACCCTATGATAACAAATCCATTGAATGGTATTGTTCTATTTGGTTACTTTCAGAGTTATAAATATTTTGAGAAAGAAAGTAGCCAAATTATAAAATATATGAAACTACAAGAAAAGAAACGAAACATGAAAAAGTTACTGACTACGATATGTGGAAATAATGGAAATAATGGAAATAAACGTGTAATATCTTTGCATTTTCGCCTCGGTGATTATAAATCCCTGACAAATCATTATACTGCACTTGGTGTTGATTACTACGAGAATAGTATATTGTATATATTAAATACGCCTGCACCGGCACTACTAGACAGCATAGTGTTATACTTTTGCGAAGACAATGACTTAGCAGAAGTAGAAGTAAAGATAGAATATTTGCGTAAGAGGTTTCCTTCCATGGTCTTTCATAGAGCACCCAACAATATAGAAGATTGGCAGTCAATGCTACTTATGAGTTGTTGTAATCATAATATTATTGCAAATAGCACATTTAGTTGGTGGTCAGCTTATCTGAACACAAATCCGAATAAAATAGTTTGCTATCCCGAAAAATGGTTTGGTCCTGCATTGCCTACTCATAATACAAGTGATTTATGTCCTCCATCATGGACTAAAATACTATGAGCGAATCAAGTAACCTAGTAACCGAGTAACCGAGTAACCGAGTAACCGAGTAACCGAGTAACCGAGTAACCGAGCGAATAGATAGCATCAATACGGATTCATATACTGCATATTGATAGCTTGTATATTCTTTACCAAATGCGGTTTATCCAAATCTTTCATAATATACTCATAATTTGTTGTTTTTTGTTCTATATCACTATAGTCCTCGCGCTGAATTGCAATAATAGGTGCAAGTAAATACCATATATCTCTTTTTTGAAGTTGAATCCAATATTTGTCAATTGCATACATGATGTGATTTGTTGGATTCTTCATAAGTTTTTCAATACCCGTTTTTATATTTTCCATTAGTGTGTCATAGTATGCATTTTTTACGATATAACCCGTCGTGGTTTGACAATGCGAAACGCGAATACATGTATCGTCTATTTTTTTATATGGTGGGACATTATTTCCTGCTATAAGCACTATATTGCAACTATCATTTTGACTAGAGTGTAGTTTAAAAAAATTGTTCATGCAGTTTACCGCCTTTTCTTTATCCAAAAATAAAAGGTCGTCTTCACATATCATTACATATGGCCAATTATTTTTTTTGGCGATTTGTAAACATTTTAAATGACTCATGCTACAACCGACGCGACCATTTTGTAACTTGATTGCGTTAAAACGAATACCACGAATTCCTATACTTTTCATTTCTTGTTCAATATGTTCTCTCCTATCTTTTCTACTTTCAAGATTGATATATAAACAATATTTTATATCACTCACAGATGAAGGGAATTGTGATATATTATCTGTATTAGATGTCATATCGTTGAGTTTGGTATTTGGTATCTGTAATTTGTAATTTGTAATTTGTAATTTGTTTTAATATATTTATACTTTATTAGTTATGCTTTATATATTTTCTATGGAAATATTACAAATGATGCAAAATATTTGTCACTTTTAATTGTTTCTATATACTCAAGCATCTTTTTGCATTTATATACTACATGATGATTCATCTCATTTGTTTCAAATGCAACTATACTTTTTATAAGTTCGGGTTTACATAATTTTGTTGTATTATTTAGTGTTTTTGTTTTTTTTGTTAACATTCCTGCTCCACTATGTTTGCTTTTTAATATTTCATAATAATTCCCATAATGTGTTAACATTTTCATATTATAGTTTAACGTATAATCCAATTCAAGTGATGCCGCGTTATCAGTCGTATACTTACATTTCACACTACTTGGTGTTATACCATATGTATTCGCATATGTATCAGCGCCCAATTTATACTCGTCATCATAACTATCCTGATATGGCATATCCACAAATTCATTGCTATTGCTAATTTCGTCATCGTAACTACAAAAACTATTCGACTTTTTCATATGAAATATTGGCGATGTATTATCTGCTAAGTTTTCCGCTGAGTTTTCAGAATCCGTGCTATATAAACTCGGATTTTCAATCTTATTTTTATTCTTTATATCAAGCCATATGTTGTTTATTCGGTTCCATTCTTTCATGTTTTTATCTTTTTTGTTTTCTGTTTGTTCAGGCATTGTTTCAAGTGCTGGTATAGGTGTTGCTATTATACTAAACATAATAATAATAATAATAACAAATATCTTTATTATTATGTTTAAATGTATATATTTAACTCGATTTTGTAATAAATTGTTACTTTACTTTACTTTACTTTAACTCTGTGATAATATCCATATGTTTAAAAATAGTCTTATTTGTTATACTAGGATACTCCTTCATCTTCGGTTTTAGTATACTAATAAATTCAATATCTTTTACTATATTTTCTGTTCCATCGTCTGTGCCAAACTTTATCTCACTTGCCGTATTTGTTACAATAATATACAAATTTTCATTCAATTCCTCTACTTCGTTTGTCTTATCAGGTTTTGTAATATATTTAATAATAAGCTTCTGCAAATTCTTAATAATTTCCAATATCTCACTTTTATCAATAACTTTATTTTTCATTAAATTCACAATAAACAAACTCATAGCACGACGATTATCATTTGTTTTTGTGTATTCGCAAAACTTGTCATAATTCTTTTTAGGATCAGCATATTCAATATTGTCAAACAAATTCATAAAAACTTTATAATTATCTTCAAATATTTTTTTAAACATTTCGTATTCTTCCATCAAAATTTTAAATAGTTTTGCATATAGTTCAGAGTAGAAACTATTTGAACTTGCAATGCTAAAGATAGAATGACCAATCTTCATCATATTTTCCTCAGTAGTTTCATGCTCTATTAACTTTGATATTTCCATCTTTATTTCATTCGCCATTTTATCAAACGTCGCTTCTGACATCTTGTTCAAATATCCACGAATATTTTCCATATTTTTTTGTATACCTTCGCTAATATGCTTTGTTGTTGTTTGAAACTGACGAATAGTTTCCCAATCTTCATCTGTAATCTCAGATGCCCTATTTTTATTCTTTTTAAACCCGTTCATCCCCATATTTGAATTTGCCCCAGCACTGATTGCTGACCCCAACCCCATTCCTAACCCCGCAACCCGACTTTCTTTCTTAAGAAAAATAGGTGTTTTAATATATGTTGGTGCACCAACCTGCTCTGATAGTTTTGAAATAATATCTAACGTTTCTTGCGTTAAGTTACATATGAATCCTGCATTTGTTATTTCTTCATAGTCATTCATATCATATTGTATCATTTTTTTAATACGGCTGTGATATAGTCCTATACTTATATATTATAACATATTTATATCGATTTTGATATAATTATTATTTTATTTATGGTTCATAGTTATTTGTTATTCAATATAAATATTTTAAACTATAAATACTTAAATGTATAAAAATATATATTATATTACATTATAGCACACTATGTCCGAAAAGTATACTCCTCAACGCAATAATAAAAATTATAGGTATAATAATAGCAATAGTAATAGCAATAGCAATAGCAATAGCAATAGTAGCAGTAGCATTAGCAGTAGCAGTAACCCTAACCAGATTCAGGGTGGTAGTAAATATAATGCACCGAATGGTCCCGATGGTGGCATAGGTGGTGGTGGTGGTGGTGGAAATGGCAGTAACTATGCATATCGTTCCAATTATACAGGTTATAATAATGGTCGTTATAGGAATGATTCATCTTTACCAAATGAATCCAGATTTGAAGGTAGATCAAATAATAGAATGAATCGCGGAGATCGCGGAGAACGCGGAGAACGTGATCGTGGTAATAGAGTTAATTTTAACTATCAAAATGATAAAAATGGCGGGGGCGGAAATGGTGGCGGTGGATTAAATATTAATAGAAATTATAATAATTCTGGAGTGCCTCCTCTATCTGAGACTCCTGAACATGCACCAGATATCGAATCTGTTCCCACACCAGTAGATACTACTCAAAATTCAGTAGTTGAAAATAGTCCTCCTGAACTCGATACATCTGCACCCCCTAAGGAATTTGATAAGTGGGAAGACCTCGAGGGTATTCTCAATGAAGATATTGTGCGGGGTGTTTATTCCTATGGATTTGATACTCCAAGTTTGATTCAGCGTAAGGCGCTTTTGACTATGTTTGATAGAAGGGACATTATTGCACAGGCGCAATCCGGAACTGGTAAAACGGGTGTTTTTACTATTGGTGTTTTGCAAAACATAAACCCGGAACTCAATAAAACCCAGGGACTTATTATGGCACCTACCCGAGAACTTGCAAAACAAATTCATGAAGTCATTACAAGTATTGGTTCGGTAAATAAAAGTATCAAATATCATCTACTTATTGGTGGAACTTCAACAGACGATGATGCATTTGAGCTGAAAAATAACACACCGCACATTATCGTTGGTTGCCCAGGGCGTGTTTATGATATGATGAGGCGCAATAATATAGTTGCAAAAGATATATCTATTCTTATTCTGGACGAGGCGGATGAAATGTTGTCAATTGGATTCAAAGAACAAGTTTATAATATTTTTCAATACCTTAACAACAATGTGCAAGTGGGATTGTTTAGCGCAACATTGCCTGTAGAATTACAAGCACTTACAGATAAATTTATGCGCAACCCCGTGCGCATTTTGGTGAAGTCGGAGTTGCTAACACTCGAAGGTATCAAACAATATTATGTCGCCCTTAATGACGACTCGCAAAAATATGCAACACTTAAGGATATTTTTAATATTATTTCAATGTCGCAGTGTATTATTTATTGTAACAGCATTAAGCGTGTAATGGATTTGACAGAGGCGATGCAGAATGATGGATTTCCTGTATGCTGTATCCATAGTAACATGGAAAAATCGAAGCGTGATGAGGCGTATAGTGAGTTTAAGGCGGGAAAACATCGTGTCCTTATTTCTTCTGATGTTACTTCACGTGGCATTGACGTGCAACAGGTTAGAACAGTACTAAACTTTGACTTGCCTAAATGTATATTCAAATACTTGCATCGTATTGGGCGCTCAGGACGATGGGGGCGTAAAGGAACAGCGATTAACTTTGTTACTAGGTGGGATATGAAAACAATGAAAGAGGTTGAGCGCCACTACCATACTATCGTTGACGAGTTGCCTTCAAATATTGCGATTGATTAAGATGATTTATGGGGGGTGTATATATTAGCACATAATCATTTATATAAATACTATACACTAACTGGAATAGTATTTATATATTTTATGGAATTAAAAGTGTGTCAATGCCACCATTGAATTTATCAATAAATTTTGAATAGTTTAATTGTTCCATGCAATATTTTTTAATATCGAATGTGCTTTCCTCCTTATAATCGGGGTATGCATTGCATACATTATCATAAAGATATTTCCCATACATTTCGTTATTTTCATAGAATATAACAGGTCTACATTTTGTTATAGTTTCTAACCCTTTTGAGAATATAAAATTTTCGGACCCTTGTGCGTCACAATGAATATAACCAATATTATCTAGTTTCATATTGTCTATAGTTGTCAAATTAATATCTTCACCACTTGACCCTAGTCCAATTCCACCAAAGTTACAATTTAAATGAATTTCTTCGTTGTATCGTTTTGATACCACACCGCCACCTCCATCTAAATCAATGTTATTCATTTTGCCTTTTCCTTCAAAACAAAATACACCTAGATTATTAGGTATAATTTTATTTTGTAGATTATTTTGATTTATGTTTTTAACCAATAAGTTATACATATTTAGCTGTGGTTCATACACATGAATTTTATTTTCTTTATTTAAAAAATAAGAATAAATGATAGATGATGTTCCACAATGTCCTCCTACTTCTAAAATATTACTATTGGGATTTATATACTGACGTAACTTTGTTAAAGTGTCAATATCCCAATACTTCCCTTTTTTAAATTCACTACCAATGTAGAAATCATTTTTATATAATGTTACTATACCATATTTTGTATTATAGCTTTCCATTTGTATATTATATGTGTAATAATAAAATAAATTCGTATATTTATCTTATTATTTATATTTTTAGATATAAATACAAATACTATGTTCGACATTAATAAAATTTTAACAGATATGAAAGATGCGCAAATAAAAAAGTTGGAAGAAATAAATGATAAAATAACACAAGAACAACTTAAAATTGACCCAAGTGGGAAATCAAATACAAACTCTTTTACTATGCAGTTAACAAATGAAGTGAGCAAATATTTGAAAACATTCCCTGGCGATAAACCAGAAGCAGAACTAAAATCAGAAACAAATGGAGAGACAGAGAAGGGAGAGAAAGGAGAGAAAGACTCAAAAAAAGAAAAATCAAAATACAATAATAAAAAAAATACACACCCTCCACTTGAAACATCATTTAAACTCCCCATCTGTTATTTAGAAGATAAAGATAAACATGAAATAAACTCCAATATTTTAAATGATTTAGAACTACTTGAAGCAAAAAGCGATGATGGTATTCCCATGTATGAAACGATTTTTAAACCTGAGTCTATTTTTAGTAAACGATACGTCGCACTATGGAGTCGCTACTACACTACAAATGTAGACTTTTTAAAAGATTCGCAAAAATTTTATCAATCTTATGTAAATCAATATGGGTGCAAATTGAGCGAACCTTTGCGAATGATTTTAGACGATAAGTCGGGCGGGTCTGGCGGCAACAACAACTACATTTATAAGCCATACAAGACTGGCGATGGCGCCGGCGCCGGTTCCGGAGTAATTATTTTCCCGCATGATGCGTACAACACTATTGATAAACTATGGATTGACATTGCTGGCGACAAAAATTTCAAACAGCGTTTTAGTTATATTGACTTACCTATGATGGATAATCTAAATAAGTCGCCGGTAGTTATGCAGCTTATGAGCATTTATAATCTGACATCGCCTGTAATTTCGCTCCTTTCGCCTGTGATTTTATTATTTATTCCGTTTTTTCTGTTGAAGATTCAAAAATCGCAAGTCTCATTGTCAACCTATGTCACATCCTTGAAAACAATCCTTTCTAGTCACCCGATAGGTAAGGTATTTTCGCTTCTTGATTTTTCAAGTATGCCATGGGATAAACGTATATATGTTCTCATGTCCGTATTCTTCTACTTTATTCAAGTTTACCAGAATGTTATGTCGTGCTATCGTTTTTATAAAAATATGATTCTTATTCACAAAAATATATTTATATTGAATGATTATTTTCGGTATACGATCCGGAATATGAAACACGTGATTCAAATGTCGCATAATCTTATAACCTATCGCGAATTTACAAATGAGTTGAAGGCAAAAGTGCAACACCTTGAGAAACTATGTGGTGTATTTAGTAAAATCAAACCATTTGCAGTTAACTTTAAGAAATTCACCGAAATAGGAAAACTTATGAAACTAAACTATGAAATATTTGTTGACCATGATATAAAATCTTGCGTTGACTATAGTTTCGGTTTTAATGGATTTTATGAAAATGTTGACCATATCAAACAAATGATTGATAGTTCCCGAATCAATCCATGTGTCTTTATTGGCGATGGCGATGATGTGGAAGATGATGTGGATAAGGAAGATGAGGTGGATAAGGAAGATGATGTGGATAAGGAAGATGAGGTGGATAAGGAAGATGAGGTGGATAAGGAAGATAAGGTGGATAAGGAAGATGAGGTGGATAAGGAAGATAAGGATACCAATGTTGATGGTGTGGATGAGTTGCCAGAAGGAGAGAAAGGAGAGAAAGGAGAGAAAAATAAAAAATCCAAAAAGAATATATCATCCATATCAAACATCTCTAAAACATCTACTAAGTCTATAAAAAGCACTACAAGTAGTAAACATTCTTCTTCTTCTACCACAACCAAAAAACACACATCTTTTAAGCAGTTATACTATCCACCCCATGAAACACCCATTAAGAACGATGTTGTAATAAATAAAAAAATCATAATCACGGGACCCAATGCAGCAGGCAAAACTACGATTATTAAATCAACACTCATGAATATTATTCTATCCCAACAAATAGGCTATGGATTTTATGATAGTGCAAATATTAAACCTTACGACTATTTGCATAGTTATTTGAATATTCCAGATACATCCGGACGTGATAGTTTATTCCAAGCCGAGTCAAGACGTTGCAAAGAGATTTTAGATAGTTTAGAAAAAGAAAACGATAAACATCATTTTTGTATTTTTGATGAGTTGTATTCGGGAACAAACCCTTATGAAGCGGTCGCAAGTGCATACGGATATATTGACTACTTGTCAACTATGAAGAATGTCGACCTTATGCTTACAACACACTATATTTCACTATGCACCAACCTGAAAACAAATAAGAATATTAAAAATTATAAGATGAAAGTGAATCTAGAAGAAGACTATAATATGAAATATTTATATAAATTAGAAAGGGGCATATCTAAAATAAAAGGAGGAGTCAAAGTATTATACGATTTAGAATATCCGCAAGCAATTATAGACAATACAAAACAACTTCTCATGTCAATGTAATTGATTAGTTTAATTAAGAAAGCGTTAAATATTTTATTTTTATTTATGTATAAAAATAAAAGATGTCGCTATTCCATTCACAAACTATTTTCAATATTCTTATTACTTTACTTATATGTTCGGCAATGTTTATCTTCTTCAGGTTTAAACTGCGAATTTTAGAGGTTTCACAAAGAGAACAGGCAAAAGTATTGCAGTCTTTAGTAATGAATATGAGAAACGGAGGACAGCAGCGAAATATGGTAAGCAGTGAAATGATGCAGCAGATGCAGATGCAACAGACCGGGGCAGGCGACCAAGGTAATAACCACCATCGTGCAAATGATTTGATTAATGTATCAGATGATGAGGATGACGATGATGATGACGATGTGAGCGAATCTTCATCAGATTCTGGAGATGATGATGCTGATTCATCATCTGAATCCGGTGATGACGAGAACCACGAGAATACTACAAAAAAAATAATATTTAACAACAGCGGAACTTTAGACACACACGCACACAATATTGAACATTTAACCGGTGATGATATTAAAGTGATTGAATTGACAGAGCCTTTATATTCTGTGACTAGCGCATCCAAAGTTTCGAATCATCATGACACGAATGATGTAAGTGACGATGAAGACAATGACAACGATGACGACGACGACAATGACAACGATGACGACGACGACGACGGCGACAATGACAATGAGGATACGGGTGATGATACTGGGGATACAGGCGACGATAACGTAGCAAGCGCAGGTGCTCATTCTTCAGAGGTTAAGCCTTCAGTCCACGAAACACTTACACAACAATATCAGCAACAACATCAACTACAACATTTAGAAACTTCTGCTATCGATACTACCGAAATTAAGACTATTTTTAAGGCCGATAAGCAGCAACAGCAACAACAACACACAGATTACAACTCAATGAATGCCCAAACACTTAAGCAACATTTGAAGACCAAATTGTCAGCAGATGGGCTGCATTATAATGAGACTGCTATTAATAAACTCAATAAGAAAGAACTTATCAAACATTTGACCCAAGGGTAAATAAGCAACCTAATCTAATCTAATCTTAATCTTAATAATATTTAGCAAAGTATTCTATTCCATTTTAATTTATTATATATATTATAATAAAGTATATAATAAAGTATATATAGTAGTTACTCATTTTTATAGTATAAAACACACACAAACAAACACAAAATGTCTTGGGGAACTTGCTACTCTGGATCAAGTAATATTCACTTTAATTTTCCACCTATTATGGCCGATGGTAGGAACTATGCTACCTGGCAACCTGGTGCAGTTATAAATGAAAAGATTCGCGAGAATAATGATATCAAATCAAACTGGGATTATAGAACCTTTTTGCAAAATAACGCAGTCAAGATAATGCAGTCGAATTCTGTATCTGCATGCAACAACTGCGGAGCATGTCCACCTGTTTATATTGGGAACCAAAATCCGGTTTCACAATCAAATGTGCCGTTTGTTTTTCCATCCGCTTTAGACAATAGCCAGCCTTTTGGCTATGAAACGAGCGACCTGAAAAATATGTATCTTTCGCGCAATGAATTGCAGAGCCGGATGAGCGCGCCGCATATTTCTCAGTCGCAAATTTTAATGCAAGGATTAGCGCGTTCTAATTAAGGGGTGGGGGTGGAGTGGTGCTAGCTAGAGTTTTAATCCTATGTTATCTTATTCTTGAAAAATAAGATAACATAATATATAGTAATAGTATATAGTATATAGTATATAGTATTTTATAAAAATAAAAATGGCAACAAAACGTAGAGGTGTGAAACATACGCGACGTCGTCATCGTCATCGTCATAGTCATCATGCAAAAACAAATAAAAGATTAAGTAAAAGATATAGGAGTAGAAAAGGATATAATAAACGTATTACAAGACAGCACACTCGACGTAGTGACAATACAGATATAATAAATACTCAAAGTGGAGGAAGTCTTACGATATGGTCAGCAGCAAAAACTGCTGCTGGTAAAGCTTTGGAATTAAAATTAATATCAAGATATCTTTTGAAAAACATAAATAAAACAATAAATTTATATATTCAAGAACTAGGAGTTACTCCTGACGAGTTTTACAGACGTATTAATGACAATGGTTATCGTATAACCCTACCACTAAATGTTCAAAATGCATTGAACTTACAATATGATGTTACTCATATGTCTCCTACTGCTGCACATGATTTGCCCCATGAAATGTTAGTAAGATATAATGAACTATTCACCAAATATAAAGATAAAGATAATGATGTTTCATTAGTTACAACTGAAGCTGTAGAATTAGAGGATGATGAAAATGGGGATGAAATTGGGGGTGAAATTGCGACACATGTGACTGGTAGAAATATTAACCATGAATTAAACATATTAACAGGTATTAGTTCTGGTGATGTTAGTATAAAAGCAAAAAAAATAGAATCTAGTCAGAATCCTATGAGTGCTAGTATAGATAGTGGAGATGCTGTTACCTTTTTAGGTCATATTTTTAATCCTAGTGGCGTTCCTTTTATTATGATAGTAGTATTCTACACACAAATTGATTATGATTTACCACAACTACCAGAGGCTGAGATAATAAAGTTATTAGAACAGGGTGTAACTACAACTGGTGAACCTAGATCTTGTAATACTATATTTGTTCGTAAAATTGTAAAAATAAATATGACACATGCAAGTGACCGACTATGTGGTAGATTAACCCCAGGTGATAAAATAAAAATACTTACAGACTTATCAAACGCATCAGCCATGGTAAAAAATGGTAGTGAAAAAATACGTGGTGAAGGAAATAAAATTTGCGAAGAAGTAGATGGAATATTAAAAAAGGCAGGGGCATTCTTAAGAGTATCTACCAAAGATAATAGAGAGTATTCTAAAAATAGAATTCAAGCTAGACTATTAGTAAATTTAAGCGATTTAGCTGGGTATTGTGAAGTAGATGATAATCCCACATTAAGCCCAATCGGAGCAATGGGTAGTTCTCCAACTATATCAACTGCTAAAAATGCTCATGTAGGTTTTGGTGATGCGGTGAGACAATCAGATAGAAGAACCCAATCAACATCTTTTTTGAATCATTTTAACCCGAAAAGTTTTGAAGGTAAATCATCAAAAGAAATTGGAATAATGGTTGCGAATGCTATGTCAAAGGACCCTAATTATATTAAAAATTTACAACGTATTTACCATGCACCACAAGGTGCAAGTGCAAGAGGAAGTGCAAGTGGAAGAGGAAGTGCAAGAGGAGCAATTGCAAGTGGAAGAGGAAGTGCAAGAGGAGCAAGTGTAAGTGCAAGAGGAAGAGGAAGTGCAAGTGCAAGAGGAGCAAGTGTAAGTGCAAGTGTAAGTGCAAGAGGAAGTACAAGAGGAGCAAGTGCAAGTGGAAGTGGAAGTGGAAGAGGAAGAGGAAGTGGAAGAGGAAGTGGAAGAGGAAGTGGAAGTGCAAAATCACGATTAAGCATAGTTCCTGAGATTGGTACTGGTTTTGCTCAAACACCTGCATCCGCTGCTCCTATAGATGACTAATTAAATATATTAAAAATATTTGCGCTTTTATAGCCAATCCTATATTATCTTATTTTTCAAAGTAAAATAACATAATATCTAGTAATAATATATAGTAATTTTTAAACAAATAACAATTAAAATGGCAACAAGGCGTAGAGGTGTAAAACATAGCCATAACAAGACTAGAACTACTATTAAGGCATTATTGCGTAAAACTACGTATAAAAACAAAAAAAGTAAACACCATAAAACTAAAAAAATATATCAATGTGGAGGAGGACCAACGGCACAAAAGGCACAAAAGGCACGAGCAAAAGGATCATCCGGGATTAAAGCTGAACCAAAAACAATTAGATATTTAATTAAACAAGGGGTTGTGCCCCCTGAAACACTAGAAAGATATATTAAGTTTCAAAAAGAAAATCCTACTGCTGAGTTTGATATTCCTATAGAAGTATCCGGTCTTTCATATAATATTAGCGTAAAGTCGGTTAAACGAAAAACGCCAGGACAAAATTCATTTACTATAATGTGTGGAGATGCACGTAGATTTATTAATGGAATTGGTTTATGTCATGTTCCTTATCATATGGTAATTGCTATACGACAACCTCATCGCAGTAAGCCAGGTAAACAAGAATTAGTTGGAACTGAAATTGATTTGCGCAGTGCTAAAAAAGTTTTATTTGGACCTATAAGTGATGCTGAAATAAAAAAAATAGTAGATGCATCTAATACGTTAACTGACGCTTATTATAAAGACTCAAGTACTGGTAAAGTGGAGATTGACAAATTTAATGGGTATTTAAAACAAATAGGTTCAAAAATGCAACTAGCCCCTAAAAAAGAAAATCTTGAGAAAGGTCGTGCATCTCGCGTTCAAGTAACATTTCCTTTTACCCTCGGTCCTGGAGGAGTTTTTGCAGAACATAGCACAAATGTAGAGTTGAGTTCCCAAGATGGTTCTCCGCCAGATATGAGTGATGGAAATGCAGCTATGTCTACAGGGTCTAGGGGGCAAAAACTAACAAGCAGTTCAAGAGCAACTTCAAGAAGTAGAGGCGCAAGTTATAAAAGTAAAGGCGCAAGTTACAGAAGTGGAGTAAGCAAGCAACCAACACCACCAACTAGTTATTATAGAAGCTTTACACCAAGAGTTCGAGGAACATCTCAACTATCAATGATTCCGGGAGGACGAGAACAACAAATAGTATCACAAGCACCACATCAGCTATCTGCTCTACCAGAAGAAGAAGAAGAATAAGTAATATATGAATAATTACAAATAAAAATAACTTATTCTAGTTTGCTTATTGTTACATATAATATCTTACATATTCTATATAAAGCATGAAACCAAAAACTTTAAAACATTACGCATCAAAATATTTACCACATATTTTATCTAGACGTGATACATTATTTGAAAAAAAACAACTCGACAAATCTCGCAAACTTTATAAGCAGAAAAAGTATTATACACGAAAAGCCGTTGCATCATATCCCGGAAAAGTGTCAAAGCATATTCTTCATGCAAGGAAAATATATGGCGTAGAAGATATTCTTCCTTCATCCCAACTTGCCAAGAAGACCGGATGCAGTATTTCCGCACTTCGTCAAATCGAGAAGAAAGGTCAGGGTGCATATTTTTCATCGGGTAGTAGACCGAACCAGACTGCACATTCATGGGGACGAGCACGTCTTGCAAGTGCAATAACTGGTGGAAAAAGCGCCGCAGTTGATTTTAGTATTCTTGACAAGGGTTGCAATCATAAAACAAGTCGCGCATATAAAATGGCGCAACGTTCCGTCAAAGTAAACGGCCATGGAACTAGACGTGTTCCCAAGTCTTCATTTGTAAAATCGTGACCCAATACATTCATTCCGCAAAATACATAATAAAAACATATTATGTATTTTTATACACCATGGAAAAAACAAAAAACATTATAAGCTTCGATGTCGGGATGAAAAATTTAGCATATTGTATTTTTCAAGTAAACGAAACTACATGCAAAGTAAAAATATTAAAATGGGATGTTATCAATCTTTGCACACCTATAGTGAGAAAGTGTAACACTTTATGTTGCGCGCAAGATGCGAAATATTGTAAGATGTTTAGGATTAATACACAAGACGAGGGTGAGGATGGTGGTGAGAGTGAAGACGAAGAAGAGGGACAAGACATATATGAAACAGGAGAGAAAGGAGAGAAAGGAGAGAAAGACGAAATAAAAGAAAATCAGGAACCCGAATACGAAATAGAATATTTTTGTAACAAACATGCAAAGTTATCAAAATATAAAGTTCCATCACCTGAATTAAATATTAAGAAAATAAGAAAAATGAAATTAGTAGATATCAAAGAACTAATCGTGAAGTATAACTTTGCTGTATCCCCCGTGGAACAATTAGCTTCTTTGTCTATCGTTCTAGATGAGAAAGGAGAGAAAGGAGAGAAACCTGTAAATCAAATAGTAAATATAAAGACAAAAAAATCAAACTCAAATACAAAAGATGACCTAATAAATATGATAAAACAAGAGTTACACAACAACTATCTAGAACATATTGAAAATGTCAAAGCAATGGATGTTGATTTAATAACTATCGGTAAAAATATGATGCAAGAGCTTGACAAGGTTCTAGAATTGGGAGGGCTGGGTATTGAAATGGACATCGCCATTATTGAAAACCAAATTAGCACGATTGCAAGCCGGATGAAAACATTGCAAGGAATGATTGCGCAATATTTTATAATGAAACATACACCACATATTGAATTCATCTCGGCAGCAAATAAGCTTAAAATGTTTATGACAAAAAAGAAAACAACATACACAGAACGAAAAGCCGAAAGTGTTGAAATAACTGCCGAACTTTTAGAAACAAAAGAAGAGTTTGGCGATTTTAAAGGGTATCTTAATAAAAATAAAAAGAAAGATGATCTTGCAGATTGCTTTTTACAAGGAATATATTATCTTACTATCAAAAATATGATAAAAGTGGTATGATTAATATAGTTTTGCAAAATATATATTTATAATGCGCACAAACTTAAAATTAAAATTATAGATTATTATTATTGATAATACAACATTATGGAAGAAATCATTGACCTTGGAAATTTATCTGATTTAGATAATAGCTTTAGTAATAAAAGTAGCCGCGGAGGTGGAGGCGGTGGCGGGGGTAGCGGTGCCAAATCTGTAAACTTTGGCGGAGGCCTTGAGTTGCTAATGAATGATAAACTGAAAAGTGGTAATAAAGGCGGCGGCGGCGGTGGTGGCAGCGGAGGGGATAATATTGATTTAGATGACTTGAATGAGCTTGAAGATGAACTGAATGATTTGTCGGATGCAATTGGAGGTGGAGGCGGAGGTGGTGGTGTTAAAAAAATATCAAAGAATTTCAAGTCTGATTTTTTTGGAAGCAGTAGTGCAAGTGCAAATGCGGGTAGTGGTGGTGGCGGTGGAGGTGGCGGTATAAAACTCAGCAGTTACAATGATGATAATGCAAGTGATGGCGGATATTCTGAGCCAAGATATAATAATATTAGCGGCAGCAATGTTGGTGCATCTACTGCAAATACAGACAATGATAATAAAACTTGGGATGGGTTTGGTAAATTTAGCAATATTCCTTTAAATCCTGATGCAAATGTGGATGCAACACCACAAATGTCGAAAGAAGAATTATTACGTGAAAAATTCAAAATGTTACAAAAATTAGAAGAACTTGAAACGAAAGGGGTTCGTCTAAGTAAGAAATACAGCATGGAGTCGTCACTGCTTGAAATGAAGGGTGAATATGAGACACATGTCGAAGAACGCGAGAAGAAGAATAGCATCAAGTTTCAGCAGAAACTGCTTATGACTGCAATTACTGGTATAGAATTTTTGAATAATAAGTTCGACCCTTTTGATTTGAAGTTGGATGGATGGTCAGAGCAAATAAACGAAAATGTTGATGACTATGATGAGATTTTTGGGGAATTGCACGAGAAGTATAAGTCCAAGGCTAAAATGGCACCTGAATTGAAACTTCTTTTCCAGTTGGGTGGAAGCGCAATCATGCTTCATATGACAAACACGATGTTTAAATCCGCCATGCCTGGAATGGACGATATTATGCGCCAGAATCCCGAACTTATGAAACAATTCACGCAAGCGGCGGTGAACACTATGTCGCAATCATCACCTAATTTTGGGAACTTTATGGGAGACATGATGGGTGGCGGTGGCGGTGGCGGTGGAGGAGGAGGCATGGCAGCACCCCCACCAATGTCGAGCAACTTTAATAATCAGCGTCCACCACCTGCACCTGTTGCTACTAAGGGACCGAACTCTGTTCCACCCCCAAGAAGAGAAGGCGATATCTCGAATCGTCCTGATCTAAATTTTGGTAGAGGGGGTATGAATGAAGGCGTTAATTTGACAGATAATTTTGTAAATGCATTTTCAAATAAGTCGATGCGTGGTGCACCTCCCCCCAATCCACAAAACCCGCGTCCTGAAATGAGGGGTCCAAGCGATATTAGTAATATTCTTTCTGGACTTAAAACCAAAAGTATAAATATCCCAGGCGGTGGCGGTGGCAGCGGTGGTAATGACATGTCGTCGTTGTTTGGCGGTGGTGGAGGCGGCAACGCTGAAGAAAAAGGGAGCACGATTAGTATTTCCGAGTTGAAAGACTTGCAAAATGATAATATGCCAAGCAGAACCAAACGCAAACCTAAATCTGAAAAGAATACTATCAGTTTAGATATTTAATACAACAAAATATAATAAAGATATCAAAATATATTTTTATTATATATATTTCTATACACAATACATAAGGTATGATATCTATCGTATGTATTATAAGTAACGAAACCAATGAAACCAATGAAACCAATGAAACCAATGAAACACAACTAGAATCATTATCAAGATGTGTTCAATCCGTAATAAATCAAACATTTAAGGATTGGGAATTAAAAATCGTATTTTATAATACACCCGCACCCACACCTACATTCGAAGACAAACGAATAGAAGTAAAAAACTACGGAGAAGATTTTAAAACATATATTCAAACTTTGTTACATGTAGTAAATGACAACGCAATTTATAACTATATTGGAATACTAGATGTAACCGATATATGGGAACCAAATAAACTAGAACTTCAAGCCACAAAATTAAAAGAATTTCCAAAAATAGATGTAATCGGGACCAAAAGTAAATATGATTATGGCCTAGAACCAGAAATACCCGAAATACCTATTAATGGGCTATACAATTATAATATTTTTAAAGTGAACCCCTTTATAAATAGTAGTGTTGTTTTTAAAAGAGATGTTTTGCGACACTTACATTTATGCGAAGAAAAAGATCCCATCGATAAATTATTTATATTGAACCGACTATGGCTTCAATTAACAATATACGAAGCAGTATTGTATAACATAAACCAAGTCACGTTAGTGCACAAAACACCATACCAAGTCAATCACTATAATACATGCTATGAAAGCGAATATTTTAAAAAAGTAGTCAACGATTTTAAGAAGAACTATATAAGAATACGATTCTTCAGCGACTTTTGCACATCGGAGTCATGCAAACAAACATATGAACGAATCTGTCTTTATCAAAAAATAGACTATTATGGGAAAACAAAAAAAATATATATTACAACTACTGAAACATATACACATGCATTTTTATTAAATTGCCCTATCCCGCCAAATATTCAAGTAGAAAAAGAATGCGTTGTTGGTTTTGCACATGAACCACCAGATAATTCATATTTGAGATTATATAGTAATAACTTTATTGAATATGCGGTAATTAATATAGGAAAATATTTTATCGGCTCGGTGGGTAAATTGCCTTCACCGCCGTTTATCGGACATCACGGATTTCTGTTTCATGAAACTCCTACCCCAGCGGCAATACAAAACAAAACAAAAGTAATGTCAATCATGGTTTCACACAAGTCATATACATCAGGACACAAATATCGTCACGCACTTGTAAATTATATATTGAAACATAGATTGCCGATTGACATATGGGGTAACGGCACAAAAATGTATAAGCAGCGTTTCCCTGAAAGTAATAACATATATGGCGACTTCAAATCTATGGCAGAAATGTGTAAAAATTATATGTTTACGATTGCCATTGAAAATACATCTCATGACCACTACTTCACTGAAAAAATAGTAAACCCCCTTATTTATAACACGATACCCCTTTACTGGGGATGTAAAAATATAGAAAAGTATTTCCCTAATTTTTCTTTGAAACTAACAGGCAATATAAATATGGATATTATTACGATAGGACGGGTTTTAAAAAATCCGGATTATTTTGTAACAAAGCATAAAGCGAATATAACAGAAGTATTGGATAAAGTCAATCTTATTAAGAATGTTGAAAGATTATTGTGTTGACATAGTGGCAAAATATTGGTGAAATAAGATTAAATATCCAAATAATTATAAGTCATAAAATATACATAAATACATATTTAATAATAATTATAGACTACTTGACAATCAAATCAAATCAAATCAAATCAAATATGAATGATATTTTAAAATATAACTTTAAGACGATTTGCTTTAAAGAAAAAATGCACTTAAAACGTGACAAAAATAATAACATTTATTTATTGCAGTTCTACGCAGAGAATAACCAAGTGAATTTGTATAATATGATAAATTTAGACATATATAACTTGATGTTCACATTGAATAAAGACAATTTTGAGAAAATAGAAATGTATAACATATCGTCATCGCCGACATCCCAAGATAAAAACATAAATGAAGTAAATGTTCTTTTTATTTTTAAACCATTTGCTGCTGATTTAGGAATAAAACCCAAATATATGTATGTAAGGGTAACAGAAGTTTGTGAATCGAATAAAAAGACATACACTTGTGTAGACATTGACTACCCAAATCCAGAAGAATTAAAAAAATATGATAAAGTTGTAAATACGATATCATCCATGGTAGTAAATTTTGAATCGTATAATAAAATTAACATTAGTTACATTTTTAAACTGGAGTTAAGTCACTCGTTGCCTATTTATATGGAAAATATGATGGGACTTATCATGAAAAAAGTGTTTCTCAATTTAAAACAATTTATTGAGTTAATACACTAACACTAACAATAACAAATAATAACAAATAATAACAAATAATAACAAATAATAATTTGACAAATAACAAGTTTAAATAATATTTAATACTATATATTAAATATTATCTTAACAAGAATCCTAATCATAATCCTTTACATTTCCTGGATATTATTTAACTATCTATGTTTGCAACACTAAAAAGTATCAAAGATAAATGCCCTTTTTTTTACAGAACTGATGCAAAGAAAAATGATGATATTATAAATGTGGATCATGTCGACAACACCACCGACAACGCAGACACACATGAATTGCAATGCCTGCTTGAAAGATGTGATTCTGTTTCTGAACCTGTTTCATGGACCCCTAACTATTCGAAAAATATATTAGAGAAAATCGGTTCATTTTTCACAAAAATAAAACCCGCACTAGTGTCCGCGATGTCGAAATCATATTTTATAACCTCTTGTATCGGAATATATGTAAAGTATTATGTGTTATATAAATGTTCCAAAAAAACAACCGAGAATTATAATAATATCATAATACGCCTTGCTAGGGAACTGGCTGATAAAAATATATTTTTCACAAAAATATTCCAGGGAATTTCAAATAATGCGAACAATAAACTAATGAATAAAGAGCTGTTTAACTATTTTATTAGTTATACGGATAACGTTAAATATGACGAGAACGAAATAGATTATCGAGGTCTATTTAATCTGATAAGTATTGCAAAACGTAATGGAGATGAACTTGTTATTCATGGTAAAAGTTCTTCTAGTTCGCCCAACAATGGCTGCGAACCTATTAAATCCGGTGTCATTGCTATCGTATATGAAGCTACGCTCAATGGGAAACTAGTGATTATCAAATATAGGCGCAAAAATATCGTTGATAAGTTTGACAAGTCGATGAAAGAACTTGAACTACTGGTTCATATAACAAAGAAAATGCCGTATTTATGTAATATAAATATTTGTGATATTTTTGAGGAAAATCGTGAAATAATGACATACCAACTTGATTTCGTGAATGAAATTGATAATATACAAGTTTTTTATAATAAATTCAAGGATGTCAAAGATATTTGTATTCCGCGTGTTTACTCATATTTTACAGAAGCAAACCCAAATGCTATCATAATGGATTATATTGAAGGGATACGGCTTGAAAATGTAGAGGCAGATGATAGAGATAAATATTCAAAAATATTGTCAAGGTTTAATATTAAATCTGTGTTTTATGATTCGTTATATCACGCGGACTTACATTCTGGAAATATTATTTTTATGAAAGAACCCCAACCACAAGGTTCAAACACAGACTACATGCTAAAAATAGGAATAATCGACTATGGAATTATTGGAAAACTTACAAGAGAAGAACAGAATATATTTTTTAACTTTTTTAAAATTTTGGTATCAAGGAACTATGAGAAGCTTGCAAAGTATATTGTTGAGTATCTATCTGAGCCATTAGATAAAGGAGAGAAAGGAGAGAAAGGAGAGAAAGGTGAGAAACACGATAAATTAAATAAAAATAGAGAACACCTTGCATCTACAAACAAAAAACTTATAAAAGATGTATACGATGTCTGCTATAATACATTGAGTATAAAACAAATATTTTTCGGAGGAGAAGAAATATATGAAGTGAACAAGATATTAAAAACACAAAATCTTACATTTTCTAAATTCTTTTGTAGGATTGAATTAGCTATTGCAATATCAGAAAATGTTTGCAATTCATTATGCAAGGATAAATCATATATTGAGCAACTAATGTCTGCTTTTAAGGATTTATTTAGTGGAAGCTACGATAGCATTTTTGATGATGAGGGTGAGGGTGAAGGTGAGGGTGATGGCGAGGGCGAGGGCGAGAATGAGGACGAAGAGTATGGTAACTATATAGATTAACAAATATATAAAACAATAAATATAAAGGTTATATATATTGTTTTATACTACTACAAAAAATGATAAATAGCGAACAAATTATAGATATAACAAAACGTATCGAGACATTAAAAACTGGCGACCTATTATTATGCGACAATCTTGAACAAAAAGGACTCGGATTATTTGGCTGGCTTATAAAATATGGTTCGCAAAGTGACTTCTCACATATTGGCATGATAGTTGTTGACCCTGATTTCACATATTTAGAAAAACCATTAAAGGGTGTATATGTATGGCAATCCGGCACAGCCCAGATACCCGATGCTGAAGATGGTAAGAGAAAAATAGGGGTGCAACTTACGCCTATTATAGATTTTATAACCACGTATAAGGGGAAAATATATTTAAGAAAGTTGCACGTGCATTTTGCAGAAGATAGTATCGAAAACAATACAACGATGATTAATATTAATATAATAGACTTGAATGGCGGAGGTTCAAAGACAAACGAAAATAGACTCCTACCTACTATTGTAACTACAACTGCAAACACAAGCCGGTTTATAAATACATTTTCATATACTATGGGCTATATTTACTCAGGTTTTAGTATATTGAAATATTTATTATATAAAAGTAATACGCCCGCAGCATCAAAGCATGAGCACCCACACCCAGATAAACACCACTATCATACAGGAAATCCATTTACACATGAAAAAATGAAAGAAATACATGATAGCGTTTTTAACAAACCATATGATATCGTGGTGCGCGACTGGATTGAAGCATACTGCAAGAAAGATCCAGACCCACAAAAAATATCGCGGTTTTGGTGTAGTGCTCTTGCGGCATTTATATACACAAAAGTTGGACTATTGGATGAAAAAACAGACTGGAGTATAATACGCCCAAGTTTCTTTTCCAGCGAGAATCCTGACCTGAATCGTAGTATTTTGATTGGCGCGGAGTTGTCCAATGAAGAACTAATATGGTGCAGCGTTTGATTAGCATTGGCAACTAGATACATACATAATGTGTGGTTATGTATGTATTTTTATACTTGAATTAGGTAGACATCTTAATCTTAATGCTTATGACGCCTTGTTTTATGCTTTTTGTTATGACTATGCTGCTTCTTTGTAAATCGTGTTGTAGGCATGGATGCGGATGTTGACTTTTTTATCTTTCTAGATGTAGGTTTATTATTTTTAAGTGTATGACGTTTATTGGTATTGTGGTTACCTCCAGCCATACTACTAATTATTAAATCACAATATGGATAAGCTGTTGCTTTACCAAAACTATATGAATCACTATCATAATTTAACACTGGACGGGTAGGAGTTATACTTTTAGCATTTGCTACAACTTCATCTATAATTTTTTGCGCGTTAAAAAATGGTTTTTCACTAGTATAAATACTACCCCTTGCAAAAAAACTTATATAGTCTGTATCTTTAAAATTAAAAAGATTATTTTTTTCATCTGTACCACTATTAAAAAAATTTACATATACTTTATCCTTTCTAAATTCAGAAGGAGGTATAAGGTAATATTTATTTTCAGGTGCCACAAATTTATATTTAGAAGGGTTATCAAATATTATTTCCGTTCTATAATTTGGATTATCTGATAAAACATCATAGTGATAATCAAGTAAGTTTAAATATTTAATTTCTTTTAAAGAACTACCTATACTTGAAGTAGTAAGAGCGGTTTTAATATATTCATTTGTATCCGTTATGAGTTTGCATAAATCAGATTCTTTAAATATATAAGGATACAAACCATAAAATACAAATGAAAAATCATAAGTCTTAAATTTAGAGTTTGTTAAATCAACATATCCACCTCTTGCATATAAGTAATAGTCTGTATAGTCTGTTCCTGTAGCTCCTGATTTTTTAAATATTTTATTAAATACCTCTTCATTCATATTACCTTTACATGAAGTTGCAACTATACTGGGGTCACCATTCGGAAATTTAAGTTTTGCTTCTTCATTTATTTCATCTATAAGATTTTTAATAATACATATCTCGCAATTTTTATCTAATGATTTATGGTCGGCAGTTCCACCTATAGTATTCATACAATAGAAAGTATATTTATCACTTTTATCACTTTTTTTCTTTTCTGTTTTTAATTCTTTTCCTAATAATATTCTAAAATTTTTACTTGTAGGAGTTTTATCATTAGCTGATTCAAATATCATTACTGAATGTAAACCACCTGGAAGTCTAACCATGTTTTGGTTTTTCAAAATTTGAAATCTTTTACATATCATATGACCACATGCACAATTAGGCACTGAAGGATCGGCAGAAAGTAGTTCATTTGATTTAGTAATATATGGGGGTTCTCCAGATACAACTTTAGGGGGCAGAGGCGTAGGTGTAGACTTTCCAGGAGAACCCGGCCCAACAGGCAATGTTTGTTTTTTAGGCATTGGTGTTTGGGGTTCAACTGCAATAGGTGTTGTCCCTGCGTCTCCAATACGAGGGTAAAAAATCGAAAAATCTATATTTGTAAGATTATAATTCTCAGTATCGTCATTTGTAGCCCGCGCCGTTGCTAAATTATTATATGTTGTCGAAATAATAGTCTTTTGCTCTTTTATATAATTACATGTAAAAAAGATAGGTATCATATTCCCATCTGGATACCCGAAACGCTTTATGTCCTGAGGAAATCGTTGTAACATATTTACATTAAAATCGCCCGTAAACACAATATCATAATTTTGATATTCATATAACTCTTTATTACTGGAAGGAATTGAACGAATACTATAAACGATTGCATTCATAAAGTTATACAACTCGCTTTGACGCTTGAATATAAAAGATTTACCGAATGCAAAATGCACATTAAAAAATATAGTAGTTGTTGATTTTACTATATAACACATTACGCGTTTTAAATCAGGAGTATTAACTTCGATATCATATGAGTAAAATTGGTCTGATATATATTTACTCATTGCAGGACTTCCATCCTTGTTCTGATCAAAGTCAAATATAACAATGTCACTTTCAGGTGGTGTTAACGTTGGCGGGACAGCTGATTTCCTTACCACTAAACAAAATTCGCTTTCACCTTTATCCAATCCTTTATGCAATATTTCAAAACTATCATTAAACCCGGGAACTTTTGCAACAACATCCAATAATATTTTCGTGCATTCTTGTAAAAATACATAGTTAGTGTTTTTATTATAGTCATTTTCCATAATACTACGAATAGCGGTAAGAATATTTTGCATTCTTTTTTCATAAATTGTATCTTTTTCTGTACATATTTCGGGGTTCGCTGCATCAGAACAATAAAATTTACTTAAATAGAATCTACCTGTGTGTATCATCTTATAAGCAATATTCCATGTTATAAAACTAGTATTAGTTGAGTCGTATTCGTTATTTGTCGTATTAGAACCATTACATATTACATCGATAGTATTGTCAGTAATTACATATATATATTTAACAGGTGCGTGGTCAGAATAAATATTATCGGACGAAGTAGTCCACTTTGTTATATCTGTATCAGTTGAAAAATCAGTGTTTGTATCATTAGTAGCGACAATACCATTCACACAAATTTGTAAATTATTACTACTTTTACCACCAGAATTCTTACCAATCATATTATTTTTTAGTGGTGGAGGTGGGTTAATGAAGTCAGGTTTATTCACATACTTATCTGCTTCACACTTTGGTAAATCAGTATTGTCGGCCATAAAGGAATTGATAATATTTATGTCTGTGTATTCATCGGGAATAACCAGCGGTTTTGCCGAACCAATTTTTGATTTTCCATCATCTAATACTTTTTTAAACTCATTAAGCAAATTAAGGTTAGGAGTAGTATCAAAATCTGTAACTCGGATAAAATTTATATGAAATTTTTTACTATTATTTACAATTTTATCTTTTGATTTATCATCAAATAAGTAAGTATTAAATTCACCTATTTTTGGATTATATTTTTTATTATATTCACTCCGTGTAAGTAAACTTTGGGCATATATGGCATAAGGTTTTAGTCCTTTTTGATGTATATCACTATAACCATCCCATCCGTCATTATAATCAAGTTTTGCTTTATCACTAGCAAGAAGACTATCGTCATTTTTTGCACGTGTATATTCATTTTTCATAATATCAGGATTCATAAATAAAAAATAATGCGATTTATCAAAAAAATCTTTATCCAGAAGTCCAAAAAATTTTGTAGTAAAATCATCCTTTGTATATTTATTATTCGCAGTTACTATCCATACATAGTTACGACTATTAATAACTCTTTTCATATTTGCAATAATTTCATTTCTATATTGAACATCATTTGCATCCGTAGATAACTTATCAAGTGTCCGGTCTTTAAATAATGTATCATCCATATCAAATGCAAAAATGTATTTTGTTGTAGCGGCAGCAGCAGCAGCAGCATCAGCCTTTGCCTTAGCAGCAGCAAGAGCTTTGGCGTCATCAATAACTTTTTGTTTAGCGGCAGCATCATTAATAGCTTTTTGTGCAGCATTAGCAGCAGCAGCATCATTAATAGCTTTTTGTGCAGCATTAGCAGCAGCATCACCAGAAGGAGGAGGACCACCATCACCATCATCATCATCATCATCGCCATCACCAGGAGGAGGACCACCATCACCAGAAGGAAGAGGAAGAGGAGGAGAAGTTTTAGGCACAATAGGCATCAGCTCAATCGGTTCAATAGTAGGCGCAGAAGGCTGTCCAAAATTTCTTCTAACTTCATCTTTAGATATATCAAACTTAGTAGCAGGTTGAACTGCTGCAAGTTGTGCATTTTTTACTGCGGTTTTATCTGCTAATATTTGTTCTTTTATTTTACTTTTTATAAGTTCAACATGGTTGGATATTGCTGGCGTAGTTATATCAAAAACACCACCAATTGCAACACTATTTGATGGATTTACGTTATTAGGAAATAAAGGAAAACTTGGGTTAGGATTTCTTGCAGGTTCCATTTTATACATTATCTTGCTGTCATCACATATTTTAAAATTTCGAGGACAAACTATCAATTCGGATATGGATGATCCTGATCCAGAGCGTTGTTCTAGTGGATAAAAATCACCAAGTAATTTTTTATTAAATTTATTTTTATCATCAATAAAACCTGCCAACCTAAACGTT